GATTGTGATTTAGAAGAAGGTGTGGTCGCGAAGACCACACTAAAAAGGTTATTACGCTGGAAATCTATATTAGCTGCCTGGTTTTGGAATTCTTGTAATGTAAACATTATTGAATACCACCCATATATAAATTACCACGGTTAAGAGTAAGGATTTCACGGAAAGTAATTTCCAAAACAAACGTGTTAGGTAAGTTAGGAGCTACTGCCAATCCATTGAAATTACCATCAGGAGTTTTATCAAATCTTATACTTTGGATTTGACATGGCCCAAATATATCGGCACGTCCATCAAATGAACTCGTAGTACCAAAGTTTCGAATAAACCATACTGTAGGGTTACTTACAACAATAACCTTAGAAAGGAATGAAGTAATCTGTTCACCTACTAATTGACCATCAAATGACTCTATAGCTTCTTTTTTAAAGAAGGTCGATTTATACCAAGAATCTATTTTCTCTTTAAGGTCTTCGGCAAATGCAGAGTTACCTGTTTCACCGTAAGAGAAGTAATTAAAGACTTCATAGATTTTGATAATTTGAATAAGGTCTTGTACGTTACGTGGGGTCATTTCCCACGTAAACACCTTAGTTCGGTTATCTGGACCAGCATACATACTACGCGCAGTAGTATAAATTTGTTCACCATTATCAGCCATTACGCCTTGAGTAATACTTTCTATCGCACCAAATACAGATGTAGAGGCAACGTTACTCAAAATACCAGTAGCTGAATTACCACCTTTAGTAATAAGTGATTCGCCAACATCATTAAAGCGATGGCTAACAGAATCAGTGTCCGACTTAGAACGTGGTAATAATAAGTTTGCGACCGGAGTGCTATTAAACTTATCTGTTGTGTATGACCCACTAATAAAGTTTTTTAATGGATTGAAGTTACCACTACCTAATCCTCTTTGGAACTGTTCTCTTAATGACCTCATATCTGGAGTTGTTCTAGCCGAATAATCATAGGCTGTAAATAACAGCCCATTTTTATAAAGGTCAGAAACTCTAAAATCGCCAGTAGAATCATTACCAGAAGAACGTTCTGCAGGATATTGAGCACTTATGGTCTTTTGGATAGGAGCGATTTTAGATTGCCCGGCAGATATTTTTTCACCAGTATTCCAACCGCTCACTACGTCTGTTAATTCTTTTACCTGCATATGAATTCCTTAGTTCACATTTACAGAACGATGCATGCCAGGGTCTGCTATAGATGTTTGGGCTGGCATGTTATACATCGTCTTATTATTTTTCTGAACGTTAACTTGTTGAATAAGGTTCCCAAGCTTACCATCACCTGCGTTATTTTTCTGGGCTTCTTTAGCCTTTTGAGCTTCCATAACCCTTTTAACTTGGATGGTTTCTTCTTTTTGTTCAGGTGGTTGTGCCTGGACAGGGACCTTATCAAATTTCTTAGCGCTCAAATCTATTTTCTTGGCTAATGCCTGAAGAGCAGAATCTTGCTTAATAGCAGGGTCTTTAAGAAGAGTATCAACACGATCTTTTTCTTTCTTAAAGTTCTCTTTATCTCTTTCGTCTGGCGTCATAATTTCTTCAGCTCTATTAACCAAGCGGCGGGCAGCAGCTTCGGTCTCATTACGCTTTTTAATTATTTCAAGACGTTGGGATTCAGGTAAATCACGGAAAGAAGAATCAACTTCACCTGCTTTAATTTCTTGAGCAGTTTCTTTTGTTACTGTTCCGTATCGTTGAGCTTCTTTAAGCCCGGCATCTTTACCTTTGAATCGGCCATTAAATTCTACTTTGGCTTTATATGCTTCAGCATCTTTTCTATCTTGATATTTAGCAAGAGTAGTTTGGTCTTCTTCACTTAACGCCGCACCAGAATTCTGTTGATACGTCATTAATGCACCACCTTCGATATTATCGGCGGTTTCATCAAAACCAAGAGAACGTAATAACGATGCAGTTAATTTACCGATACCGAGCATTAAAATATCAGCCATATTCAAGGTTAGTTTAACCATACCTTTGACAATAGCTTCGGCTAATTTAAACCAGTTTCCTTCATCAAACATTTTAGACACGTTTTTGGTCATTATTAAAAGGTCTGATATCAGAGGACCCCATTCTTCGAATTTCTTATCAAATTCATCCCATGACTTATTAAATTCTTTCATGAAGTACTGGAAATAAACTTGAATCATATCGATACCAACAACTAAGGCCAAAAGCATTCCGGCAAATTTAGCAGCCTGGGCTACAGCCGTAATAGTGTATTTGAAAAGCATTCCGGCAATTCGGTCCGTAACGCTTACAATAGCACCAAATCCTTTTTTAGTTGTTTTCAAAAGGTCATCTAATTTACTACCTTCAGGTGGTTGTTTAGATGGTTTATCTTGTTTTTGCTCTTCTTGTGGAGGTTGAACCACAGGAGGAAGGAATGGAGCGTCTTCAGCCGGAGCATCACCTGGGATTAATTTTTCTAACAGTTCTCTAAGCTTTGGTTCTTCAACCGGCATAGGCATATTAGATTCTACTGCAGCCACTGCGGTTTCAGTTGCCTGTGGAACACGACTAGGGTCTGCACTAAATTTAGCAGAAAGCATTTCAGAAAGTTTTGCCAACTTATTTGAAATAGCTTTTGCTGCAGCAGAAGTTTCATTGGCTGCTGCCGCAGTTGATTCAGATGATTCTGCTACAAGTTCTACACCGGCCTCGACATCATCAACCTTTTTACCAATTTTGTCTAATGATGTTTGTATTACTCCGGTTTGTTGTTCAATGCCTTCAGCGACCATCTCTGTGGCCGCCTGGACGTCTTGTAGCTGAGAACCAATATTACTTAATTCGTCGTTTTGAGTAGTAGCCAGGGCCTCAGCACGACGCTGAGGAGCCGACTCTTCAATAATCTTTCTACGACGAAAACTCTGTTGTTCAGATTTATTCGACATTTAAAAGGTCCATTATTTCAAGCATTCCTTTAATAGGGCCATTAGGACCAGGAATAGCTACAGTGCTTGTGATATCATCTGCCCATTTAGCTACGAAAGCAGGCATATCCAGAAAATCTGGTACATCATCACCGAGGTAAAGAGTTTGCAAAACGGCATCAACAGGACCAAACGTTTCAAATGGTTTATGAGACCTGAATTTGAACGTATTTCCTTGGTATTGGAATTCAAGCCTTTGGCAAATATAAACATCAGCCAAACGATAAGTAAAGCCGTCTTTAACAACTTCACTCTTTAATTTACCATTGAATTCTAAAAGGTGTAAAGATACAAAATCAGTTTCAGCTGCATCTAAATCAGGATGAATAGTTCGCATAATCATGCGAAGAGCCTTTACAGGGTCTTTTTCATCTTTAACTAAATTATGATGTTTTAAGCCTAGTTTTGGAATACTGATTTCCTTCTGATTCATCAGTATTTTCTTCATCGGGAGAATAAGTTTTAAGTTCATTTTTAACCTTAGGCACTTCTTCAACTTTGATTGGAGTACCATTCGTAAACATGTAGATGTTAGTGATAGATGTGTTATTACTTATTTCATGAATAACTTCGTCTACGTAAAAATCAAATTGGAACTGATTTTTAGGGTCGTAGAAATTAATCTTATCACCAGGAGTTACTTCAAAGTTACCGAATACTTTGCACTTTGCATAACCGTCATATTGAGACATTGTAATAATACGGTTGGCTTCTTCATAGCCGTTTCGATACGTTGCTTCAGCGTATGCGCCTGAACGTGAAACAAATATACTGTTCTGACCTTCACCGAATGTTACACGAGTAGCGTTTTTATCTAAAAACGAATGAGCATATAAAGTAGCGTTCTGATACGGCTTTTTAGTATGTTGGTTGGCCTTAGTCATCCATTCAAAATCAAATGCAATAGGCATTTCTAAATCTTGGACATACTGACCGATAAGCCTTGGTTCGCCAACTGCGAATTTCAATGGCTCCTGTTCAATCATGTACTGATAATCCATGATTTCTATACCGTCAATATCTTCCCAACAAAATACGAATTGGTCGCTTTCAACGGCAAGACCCATTTCACGAACAAAGGCCATATATCGGTTTATGTTGTCACACCAAGGGACATTAGGCACATACACGTTAATTCCATTCACCGGAGGAGTAAGTAATGTACGGTCTTGGTAAATAACGCCGAGCATTTCAATAAGTGTTTCTTGGACGGATGGGAAAAACATTCGACCGAATTTAAGGTTCTCTAAAGAATGAATGGTAGCCAGTTGAATTGTAATAATGTTATCGCCTTTAGAGTCAACCCCGACAGCAAAATGTTTACAGCCATAAATTCTTGTTTGTGTTCTTTGAGAGTTTGCATTACCAACAGATATTTGGATTATCTGCTCGCCATCCATTTTAGTATGGAGGTTCTTAGCGTCATAGAATTGAAGAAGGCCTTCATTAACGCCATTAAGCCCGTCTCTCATTGTTAAGGTAGTAAAGGTTGCAGCTAACTCTACAAAACGGTTAGTTTGCCATGCATCATAATCCTGATAAAGCTTTATGCTTATATTAGGATAACCTTCACGTTGTATAGATTTGTTAGTCATTTAAGGTCCTTTTCTACTAGGGATAACGCGATATTTCTTTCAATTGGAAGCATAGACATTATGCTATCTAATGTGTAGTGGCTTTTTACTAACAGATGATTTATTTGATAAAAACTAAATACTTCACTAGGGTTTAAAAGTATTTTGAAAATATCCACCATTTTATCATAATAAGCAACGTGTTGTGTACAGCAGCCATATTTAAACTTAATATGGAATGGTTTCATTTCAGTTATAAGCTTCTCTAAAGATTCTAAATCTATAGCGTCAATAACTTGGATTTGTGTTTCTTCTGGTATATCTTCCCATTTATATTCACCGTCTGAATCTTCGACCGACTTTATATTTTCTAAAATCATTTGAGTCTTATCTTCATACTCTTTATCAGGGAATTTAAATTTTATCTTAACACCAGCTGTTTCTAGTTCAGGTTCTTTTAGTGGAGGAAGCGCTAAGTTAAAAAGTCGTTGCTTAGAAGCACCGCATTCGTTACATTCAAATGCAACTGGAATTTTAGTCTTACCAATAGAAGCTGTAAACACTTGGATGAAAAGATATGGACGCCAGCTTTCAGGATAATCTCCGAAATAATCTGCTAACAATTCATCCATCAATTTTTGTTGTTCGTCTTCCGGATAGTTATCCATATCATTTCGGACCAATAAGAAATCTCTGTAATCTGAGACTGTAAACGGTTTGAAACGATGGACACCATCTGGCATATTACATCTGATTATATTTGCCATAGTATCTCCTTTCGTGTATTTATAAATACGCTTATTAAGGAGCCAACTATGAACTATAATTTTGTGACGAAGATTGGTGATAAGACCATCAATTGTCGTGCATTCACTTTACGTGAATATAAAGACCTTTTAAAGGCAAAACTCGAAGGGCGACTTGAAGAAGAAATTTTAGAACTGTTTAAGAAATGTACAGACGCCCCTGAACTCCCTCGCCATGAAGGAGAATTACTGCTGGTTAAGCTGTGGGCTCAATCATTAGGTGAAGTTAACGTAGAACGTCCGTGGCATTGCGCCTGTGGGCGGGAACAAATGGTTCCAATGAATCTTATTCAGGCGAGCACTACAGAAGCCAGGGAAGTTGTCTGGGCCTTTACTAACTTCAAAATTAGATTCAGATGGCCTAATATCTTCCAAGACAAATACAAAGCTCGAACCGTAGCAGAATGCATCCATTCTATTGTTACCCCTGATGATGTTGAAATCTTCCCTGATGACTTATCAGATGAAGAAGTAAACGATCTTTATTCTGCTATCACAGTAGAAGATATTGAAAAGATTTTCGCTCATTTGACTGAACCACAAGTCCAATTAGCAGTGCCTATCTCTTGTGAGTGTGGCCATAACGAAATTCATGTTGTCAAGGGGCTTAAAGAGTTCTTTAAGTTGATATAATGAACATCAATAAAATGTACTCAGACCTGTCGCCTAATATGCAGAAAGACTATCGTTATGATGTTGCTAAAGTAGTAGGCGCACGTGCAGTTAAAAACAGTATTCTCGGTATCGTTACTACAAGAAAGGGCTCACGCCCTTTCCAACCTGAATTTGGTTGCGATATAACAGACCAGCTTTTTGAAAATATGACACCTCTGGTGGCCGATACTATCCAGCGTAATATTGTTTCCGCTATTAAAAACTTCGAGCCACGAGTGGCTCAATTGGGTGTTCAAGTGACGCCAATCTATGATGACAACTCAATAATTGTTACGGTTCGCTTTTCAATAGTCGATGACCCGGATACTTTAGAGCAAATTAGAATCCAGCTCAGAAGTGGTGGTTAATTGCTGTCCATAGGCCTTGTGTTATAATGGGTCTATGGGTTAAACAACAGGAAACATTATGGCACTAGAATTTAAATTAGAGGCGTTCCAAGAAGAGTTAGATAAAGATTTAGTTATCGACGGGACGAAATTACAATACGAAGTACAGCACAACGTGCTGTTGCACAGTAAGTGGTTACGTCTGTATAGTAATTGTAAGAAAGAAATTATGCGTATCGAGATTCAGAAAAAATCTGCATCTAAAAAGCGTATGGATTTCTATTCCGGAAGAAGTGAGCCTGGCGAAGAAGTCTGTATGGACCAGTATACGCCTACTGAAATGAAGACTGTGATGGCTGCGGATTCAAGCATCCTAAAACTTGATACTCAAATGCAGTATTGGGGATTATTGCAAGATTTTTGTAGTTCAGCGCTTGATGCAATCAAGGCTCGTGGATTCTCATTGAAAACGATGTTAGACATCCGTAAATTCGAAGCAGGTGAAAAGTAATGGGTAATCGCACTTGGAAAAGCTATAAGAAAGATAAACCTTCCGATGTAAGAATTCAAAAGTTCTTACGTTTTATTTGTAATAAATAAACATGTACAAACAACTAAGGAGACAATCATGTCGCAGATTTGTGTTGTCTGTAAAACGCCAATCGACGATGCATTGGTTGTTGAAACAGACCGAGGCCCATGCCATCCAGGCCAATGTTATAATTATGCTGAAAGTTTGCCGGTAACGGAATCTGCCGAAGAGCAGTTAAACGAGACTCAGCTTTTAATCTAGTGAGATAACCAACTTGTTGGTTTTGCCCCTTCCTTTTGGTTGGGGCTTTTTTGTATTAAAATTCCTCTTCTTCCTCATCATCGATAGAAGTAAGTTCTACTTTCTTACCTTCTAAAGCATCTCTGATGCTGATATCGTCAGAATCCTTCAAATCAGTTTCTTTGACACGAGTTTTGTAATATTTTTCAAGCTCCTTCAGACCATCTAGGGTCTGACAAGAGCCAATCTTAGACATAAAGCTATCAATACTAGCTTCATAGATAATATCGGCAAATGATTTCATTAGATTTCTACCTGTTTCATTACATAGTTGAATTGTTCGTCAGCATAACGCTGGATACGTTCAAGAGCATGTTTTAATGCATAATTTAAATGAACATATTTTTTCTTGGCTGTTGCTGATTTAGGTTTAACACCCATATCATCGATAATGTCCCAGACCTGAGCAACTTTCTTGCTAGTATGTTTACGAAGAACACGACCAATAGTCTGAAGAACAATAATTTTAGATTTAACCGGATGTGCAAAAATTACATGGTGTAAGTTTTTAACGCTGATACCTGTAGAAAATACGCCATATGATGCAACCACAACAATACCTTTGCCATTTTCGGCCATTTCTTTTAAAGCATTACGAACTTCAGTAGTGACTTCACCTGAAACGTAATAGACTTTTTCTGCACCAGCCTCTTTAACCAACTCTACCAATTTTTTACCGTGTTCGATATTCTTAAACATCAAGAACACGTTTTCATTGTTCTTAGCCAATTTGGCTGCAAGATTAGCAACCCATTTATTTCTACGGTCTGCTTTGGTGATAACTTTGATTTCGGTTTGGTAGTCCTTACCTTTCATTTTAACGCAGAATTCATCCGGATAACGAAGGAATATTGAGTTAATTTTAAGGTCAGTAACGGCGCCTTCATCCATTAATTGTGAAGTTGATACCGGGCGGAAAATATCGCCAAACAAGCCCATGTATTGCATAAGGTTGGCTTTGCCATCTTTCAGTGAACCTGAAAGACCGAACTTAAACATACAGTTCGTTAAACCTTCAATAATGGTGGAAATACTTTTACCTGTCGCTAAGTGACATTCGTCATTCATGAATAAGCCGAACTGGGCAAACCATTCTTTAGGTTGTTTAATTGCAGTTTGATAAGTACTGACATAAATCATTGCATCCGAATCACGTTTCGTACCAGCACGAATACCGAGCATATGTTGTTTACCGAATAATCGATAATCAGCAAAGTCATTTATCATCTGGTCAACTAGTGCAGTAGTAGGAACTAAGATAAGAATTTTACCTTCATAGTTCTCTACGTAATAACGACTCAGGAGTGCCTGGATTAACGATTTACCTGCGGATGTAGGTAAATTCAGGATATTACGTCTGTTGGTCAAGCCGGTGAACACAGCGTCTTTCTGATACCAATGAGGCTCAATCTTAGTTGAACCTGAATAAATTTCTAGTTCAGACAGCCATGAATCAAACCCTTCACGAGTGATTTCTTCTTTCTCGGTGATTTTAGGGTCAATCCACAATTCATATTCGAATTGGTCTGCGAATTTACGCATCTGTGGGACAAGACCATATGGTAGCATACGGTTGTAATCAAGAAGACGAATTCTCCCGTCCCACTGGCCATATTTGAATTTAGGGTTAAATTTATAGCCATCCGCTTCGAATGAGAAATAGTCTCTTAGTTCGTAGAAAGTGGACTCGTCACACTCAATACGTACATGACTAAAATTTTCAAAATGAACTTTAATTTGCATGAGGGTATTCTCTAGTTATAAATACATACATATTTATACACTAGAAAAGAGAATGATTATGGACCACCAGTATATTGAAGAACTCCGTCAATTAGACGATAAAAAAGAAGCTAAGGCTAAACTTATTGAATATGCAGAACAGTTTGGCCTTCAACTCAAAAAATCTAAAGGTTTTGATAATCTAGTACTTGACATCGAAGCCGGTCTTAAAGAACTTGCTGCTGAACCAGTTGATGAAGTGGAAGGTGGGTTGAGTATTTCAGATTTGATTGATGCTGATGACGAAATCAGTGGTGCTAAAGCTCATATTGAAGGTGAAACCGAAGCTAAAGAAGAAGCGGTTCTGTTGTTTGATGCTCCGATGACTCATGCGGTCGAACACATTCAAGTTAATGAAGCTCCGGTTCAAATTCCTGAAGTTGAGCTACGTCAACCTGAAATAATCCCAATTAAAGCTGAAGTGGTTTATGAAGAGCCTGTAATTAATGCTCCGACTATTCCAGAAAATAAAGAAGAAACTTCAGAAGAAAAATTCGAATTACCAGCTGACTTCAGCCCTCATCTTATTCTGATGGGCAAAAATCCAGGCTATGTAACTCTACCTTGGTGGATTTACCAATGGATTAAAGAGACCCCAGATTGGAAATCTCAACCTACCAGCTTCCCTCATCCTAGCGCACACCAAACGCTATTCAGCTTACTCTACTACATTTATAGAGATGGTTCTATTCTTGTTAGAGAAACACGCAACTCATCTTTCATAACACTCAAATAATTTTATAGCGGGCTCCGGTCCGCTATGTCCTACAATCTCATCCTTCCTACCACTAAGAAATTTCTTGCTTTAAAAATACATGATTTAATAGCTCTACATTCACAAGTGAGATATGAAATGAAAGCAATTAAGATTCATATGATGCATGAGAACGGTATCACGTTCATTGATATCGCTAAGCAGTTTGGTATTAGTGCTAAGGAAGCTATGCAGGAATGGATGAAAGTTGAAAAAGCAAAAGAACGAGCAAAGAACCGTGAACGTGTTGTTTATCGCAAACGATACATCACAGACCATACTAAATTAGTAGAAAAGATGAAGGGTTACAATGGCTGAATTAAATGAAGAAATGATTAGAGGCCCACAGTTTGGACGTCGTATCCAAGGTTGGGACGAGGCAGGCCATCCTATTGGCGGTCTGAAACCATCTACTAAAGAGACACGTATTACATCATTGGCTGCTCATTACGGTGCCCTGGCGGACTCTGTCGCTTCAGATGAGCTCAAACAGGCGAAAGATGAAGTTGAACAAGAATTCCTGGCTCAGGCTAAGAAAGGTAAGCGTCAATTTAATTGGTACCCATCGGCTCTGGCAAAGAAATACAAAGACCAGTTAACCAAATGGATGCAAGATGACGGCGTAATGGTGAATTGGAAACACGACCAACGCGATGGCGATTGGGTCGAAATTGCTTTCTAATATGCTTTAAGAATTTTTGTGATATATTAGGTATAATGGTTTACAAGTTGAGAGTGATTGGTGGTAAGAAGATTAGTTGCTCTCTTTCTAATTTATAATGATATTTATAAGGTAATATATGTTTGAGAAATATTCTAGTCTTGAGAACCACTACAACGGTAAGTTCATCGAAAAGATTCGTAATGCAGGTTTTGATGTAACTGAACCATGGGTAGCACGTGAGAAGATTCATGGTACAAACTTCTCCATCATAATTGAACGTGACGCAGTCACATGCGCGAAGCGCACTGGTCCTATCTTACCTGCAGAAGATTTCTTTGGTTATTCTGTTATCCTGAAGAAATACAATGACAGTATCAAGGCTGTTCAGCACACTATTAAAGAAGGCTCGTCGATGCAGATTTTCGGTGAGTTTGCAGGTGGTGGAATTCAGAAGGGCGTTGATTATGGTGAGAAAGATTTCTATGTATTCGATATCCTGGTTAAAACCGCAGAAGGCACGAATCAGTTTGTAGACGATTATATGATGGAAACCATCTGTAATACGTTTGGGTTCAAGATGGCTCCACTGCTTGGACGTGGCAAGTTCGATGACTTGATTCAGTTGCCTAATATGCTCGATGTCGTAGTTAACGACTATAATGAACTTGCCGCAAACGAAGGTATTCCTGTTGCCAACAAACAGATATGGAAAGCTGTTGTGGCTGAAGATAATATCGCAGAAGGTTATGTTCTGAAGCCTTGTTATCCTAAGTTCTTCCCTAATGGTGCTCGTGTTGCTATTAAGTGTAAGAACTCTAAGTTCAGTGAAAAATCAAAATCCGATAAACCAATCAAAGCTAAAGCCATTCTGACCGATGTAGATAAAGTAGCTCTTAGTACTCTATGTCAGTATGCTACCATTAACCGTGTTAATAACGTTATCAGTAAAATTGGCCAAATTGGCCCGAAAGATTTTGGTAAAGTGATGGGCCTGACTGTTCAGGATATTCTGGAAGAAGCAGGTCGTGAAGAAATCTTTATTACTGATGCCGATCAGCCTGATGTAGTTAAGAAAGAACTTGTGACTTATGTCCAAGGTGTAATTCGTCCAGTATGGATTGAATTAGTAAGTAATTAAACGAAAAAAGGGAGCCATTGGCTCCCTTATTCTTTTTCTAACGGTGGTAATTTAACACCAAGATAAGAACTCAATTGGCTTTGACCTGCCATCTTGTCCATATCCCCACCATCAATGATACGAGCTTCTTTTTCATCTTTAGCCACTGTATAAGGGTTAGCAGATAATGCATACCGACTTAACAGGGAAACTACAGGTTGTAAAGAATCTGGGTCCACGATAACTTTGTGAGAACCAACAGGAGTATCACTTTCTTCTTGAATATCATCTGCACCTTCAATATACGGTGCATAATACAACGAAGCTACTGTCTGTCCTTCGCCTAAATCCGCATTAACACCCACGATAACATAATCACAAGGACTATTTACGTCTGCATACAATGGAAGACCATTTTTAAGCACACCATATGCCAGTGGGTCAGTATCGTCTTTCTTTTCTACCCAGCCAGATGCAGCTAAAATAGCAGCACAACGGGAACTAGCAACAGCATAAGTCCCGGCAAATGAAGTATTACGTTGCACGGCAGAGTTCATTTCACACATATAGTAATAAAGTGCACGAGCTCTATCCTGGGCATTATCATAAAGGGCATCAGTTAAATCCAACACGCCTTTAGAAGACACGCCATGGACCTTAAATCGACTAGAAACCGTAATCAGTGACTGAAGAACATCTTTATTAATTTCTTCTGCCATTTGGATTGCTAAAATATTGTCGATGAAATCAGGGGCATTAAACCCGTTGGCTTCTAAATCTTGTGCAAGTTCTACAGTCAGAGATGTTTTAAGCTTACGTGAACGTACATTAGTTTGCCATTTATCAATCCTGAAGCCTGCTTCAGAAATTTCAGGGGCATTACTTTCAAACTTAGAAGTAACAGCTGCATCAGACATCATACGAATATGTCCAGCAGCAACAGCTTCAGACACACCTTCGCCTAAATCGGTTTCGGTAGTCCCGGCAAATGGATTATCTTCAAGGCATTTGAAAATAACAGATTCGAATTTGAATAAATCGCCTTTAGAATAACCTGATAGTGCGGTTAATTCAGGGACAGCAGCACGTTCAGCCGTTCCAAATTGACCGGCAAAAGTAGCACCACCCAGATAAGTCATTTCATCTTCTGGGTTCAGAACTCTGATACCATAAAGGGCCGCTACTGGTTGTGTCGTAGGTTGTTCTGCCACAAGAGCTTTAAAAATTCTTTTATTTGTAGCTTTGGTATAAGACAGTAAGCTAGGACGACCCAAGCTGTTCGCCTGGGTCAAAGTTGATTCGTAAATTAAATCATTAATCTTGGCCATATTATGCCTCGTAGATAATAGGTGGAAGTTTAACACCAAGCAGATATGACATGTTAGACTGGCCAGCCATTTTATCCATATCAGTAGCATCAATAATACGAGCTTCTTTTTCGTCTTTGGCTACAGTATATGGGTTAGCAGATAATGCATATCGCACCATCAGTGCAATAGACGGCTGTAAAGAATCCGGGTCCACAATAACTTTAAATGCACCAACATGTTCTTTAGAGTCTAAATCAAGACCTTCAGTGTACGGAGCATAGAAAATAGAACCTACGATTTCATTACCACCGTAGCTTTCTTTAACACCAACCGTAACATAATCTAATGGGCTGTTAACATCACAGAAAACAGGCAGACCATTAATTAGATAACCATATGCGGTAGATGGAAGCCATTCATCATCTTCAGGGCGATGTTTTAACCAACCAGAACCTGCAAGTAATGCAGCGGCACGAGAACTTGCTACAACAAATGTTCCTGAATATGAAGTAGTTTTCTGGATTTCAGAGTTCATTTCACAAACAACTTCGTATAATTTTCTTGATGCTTCCGGCGAATTATCATAAGTAAGGTCGATAATACCATTATCACAAAGTCCTTGGACTTTATAACGCTTAGAAACGGTAATCAATGATTGAAGAACATCTTTGTTGATTTCATCAGCCATGATAGTAGCAAGCAAATCTTCTAAGAATGCAGGAGCGTCAAAGCCGTTAGCTTCCATATCTTGAGCAAGTTCTACAGTCAAAGAAGTTTTAAGCTTACGAGATTTAACAGGAGCATTCCATTTATTCACTTCAAATACGGCATTACTGATTTCTACATCTTTATCTTCGAATTTAGCAGTACTAGCAGCATCCGGAACTAAACGGCATTTTAAAAGGACTAAAGCTTCTTTAAGAGCATCAGCCAGCTCTGTAGCGCTAGTCGTCGCCAGGGGGTCTGCTTCGAGTGCCTTATAAACAATGTTCTCGTATACAAAATAATCGCCCTGTGCAATGCTCTGGGCTTTAGAAGTCAGCTTAGGAATAGATTCTCTATCTTTAGAACCTACTTGACCACCATAAGTAGCACCGGTTGCGAAACTGAATTCGTTATCTGGGGTAAGATATTTGACACCGTACAATGCCGCAACTGGCTGTGTAGTACGTTGTTCCGCGATGATATCGCTGTAAATTAATTTGGTTGTAGCGCGTGTCAAAGCAACGAGATTCGGACGACCATATTGGATGCTGCTCGTTGTAGTTGATTCGCGCAGAAGTTCGTTGATTTTAGCCATTGCGCTTTTCCTTAGTGGATAATAATATTATTTATAAAGCTACAGAAACAAGAATGGGAGACCGAAGTCTCCCATAATTTTTTTTAAAGGATTAGATACCTTTAACGAACACGCGTCTAAAGTAACCGTTTTTACCCAGGCTGTTAGTGATATCAGGCATACCATTAACGATACGACCTTTAGGCTGTTGAGCCGCAGTATCAGCGAACGGGTTAATACCAATACCGTAACGAGTTTTGAAGCCCATTACTGGCTGGAAGTTCTTCGGATCGGAACCACGCAGTGGGGTCAGAGCAACGTATGGCGCGTAGTAAATACCGGCATCCATTTCGTTAGCACCTTTATAACCAATGGTGAAGTAGTCCTGTGGAGCATACTGGTCGATATACACACGGTATTTACCACCCAGAACACCAGCGAACACAGCTTTAGTAGTGTCAACGTTGAAACCTTGACCCAGACCCTGTGCAGCGTAGGAAATACCGGTATCAACTGCAGCCAGTACGTTAACTACGTTACGAGAAGCGATGATGAAGTTACCTGCACCACGACCGGTCTGACGAGCGATTTCAGCTGCTTCTTTGTCAATCTGGAACAGAAGAGCTTTGAAGCTTTCACCAGCCCAACGAGCACCACGGATGTCGATAGGGTCCTGGAAGTCGAACACACCTGCTTTAGAACCAACGGTGTTAGTAAAGCCAGACTTACCGACCTGTGCGGAATAGTTAATCCAGTCAATTACTTCACGGTTAATTTCCAGCATGATTTCAGTAGCCAGAATACCACTCAGTTCAGCATCAGCATCCATACCGTGAACAGCGCGCAGGTCCTGTGCCAGTTCGATAGAGTAGCTTGCTTTCAGCTGACGGGATTTAGCTTCGATAACTTGTTTATCGATACGGAAGCCCATTTCGTTCCATGGGTTATCGCTAGAACCGTTGAAGCCTTCCTGCAGTTCGGCGATAGAAGTAGCCATTGCTTCTGCGATTTCAGCAAACACACCAGCTTCAACTTGTTTCAGAACTTCTGCATCAAGTTTAGCAGCATCGGTAGCGGCAGCATCAACAGTAACAACTTCGGTAGCCTGGAAGTAAGCAGTACCGGTTTGTGCGAAGTCATGACGATAAACTTTACCAACTTCGGTCACAGTACCTGCAGCCAGAGCTGGGAAGTTAGCACCTGCTGCACCCTTACCAGAGAACATTGCATCTGGAGCGTACATTGGGTGGAATGCTTCTTTAGCACCTGGAGCAACTGGGTCTTTACCGTAAACGGCACGCAGGGCGAATACCTGGCCAGTTGGGTTATTCAGAGGCTGAACACCACAGATGTCGAAAGCAATCAGATGAGGAATAGCACGACGAACCATACCCATTACTGCTGGACCGATCTGGGTTACTGCACCAGAGGTCTGGCCAGAAGCGATGTTAGTAGCGTCATAACCGTGGTCACCACCGATTTCAGCTTCAGTCAGGAAAGAACCGAATGCTTCAGCGATTTTCTCATCACGATATTCCGGAGAATTCATGATGTCCATTTCCTGGTTTTCGAAGATTTTAGCAATAATAGCTTGCTTAGAAGCGCCTACGATTTCCGGCAGTGCTTCGTTTTCCAACAGATTCTGCCATTTCTGGACGAGTTCATTCTTTTTCATGTGATAATAACCTTGTTAAATTAAGAAATACGTGATGCTGCAAGTGCAGCCATGTCAGCTAAAGACATTGCAGGCTTTTGAGCCTGTTCGACGACCGGTTCTGAAACAAAGTTCAGAGCTGCAGCATCATCTTCAGGTGTATTTATAGCACCTTCGGTAATCGGTTTTTCATTAGAACCAGATTCGGTAATAGAACCTTTTACCATATTTACAATAGCGTCCAGCTTAGCAGGGAATGAATCTGAGTATTCCATACCTTCGACCAGAGAACTAACTTTTTCTTTTTGAGATTCGGTCAACTCACGAGTTGCTTCACCCAGAACGGTTTCGCGCTGTACATAATTGATATATGCATCACGCTTAGTTACTTCTTCGAACAGACGAGCAGTTTCTTGTTTCTGTTCGGCCAGTTCTTCTTCCATTTCAGCTACAACATCAACAGCTTCTTCTGGAATTACAACATTGTGTTCTACGAACAATTCTTTCATGCCACCCATTACGGATTCAAACAGATCGGCTTTAATACCACGGTCAACAGCCAGTTTATTTTCAGCCAGCCATTCTTTACCCAGGTGGTCTAAGAAGCGAGCAACAGATTCTTGAATATCTTTCTCTGCTTTCTCTTCAGCTTCTTCTTTAGCCTTAGCAACTTTTTCTTCCGCTTTTTCAGCGATGGATTCAATGTGGGATTCGGCCAGTTTAATAGCCTGCTGCTTGACGGTTGCTTCGAATACAGTGCCAAAAGTCTCACGAGCTTCTGGAGAAATATTAACTGATTCGAAAATACTGTCAAGAGCAACGGAAACGTCAATATTCTGCGCTTCGGTCATCAGTTGTTCTTTAAGCATTTTGTAGTCCTGTTGTTTAGATAATAATATTTATAACGCTTTCATGGCCTCTGCGAGAGCCAGGTAGGCGTCATCGGCACTAGTATCGGAAGAATTTTCCGCACTTTCATTAATTTGTTTTGGTTTGACATATGCATCCGGAGCGCTAGGACCCCATACAGCGTCTACGCCAACCGTCAGGCGATATCCTTCATTGACCAGCTTATAACCTTTATTGGTTTCTGTCAAAGAACCCAGGCCTCTACTAGACACTCCAGGAATCCATCCAGCTCTGATATTTGCCGCTAGTTTATCACCAGGACCGTGGTCACCTTCAATAATTCTTGCACGACCGTATACGTCGTTTCCTTTCCACCACATATCTTCGATAATTATGGCTGCTTGCATAGGGTCAACGTTCGCACGAGGTGGATGGTTTAATTCGCCGAGAGCTTGTTTAGTAACAACCTGCTCTGCCATATAGTTGGCTACGGCCTTTTCCAAAATTTTCTTTGGATAAAGACGTTTATTTCGGTTTACTTTCTCCGCCTGCATGAAAATACCTTCGATGTATAGACCAGGAGCTAAGCCTGTATCCTTTCCATCGTAGGATTCCAACATAGGAACCCCATCGATAATTTCACCTGGTTGACCCCAATGTTCGATTAAGAGTTGGGGTTCATTCATTAGCTTAATCCAAATGCTTTACGTTTCGCACGAGCTTTTTTACGCTTACGCTCAGCACGAACCTGAGTTGATGGGTTAGAGCGCTTGGTCTTAGTAGCTTTACGAGCAATTTGACGACGCTTAGCTTTAGAAAGACCTGTAGTTTGGTATGCATTACGCTGACGAGTTTTAATGTCTTTAGTACGCGTAATATCACCACGAGAAGAAACGTGTTTAACGATAAATTCGTTTAAAGGCATTTCTTCGTTAATAGAACCGAGAGCGATGGCTAAATCAACATCACCACTCTCAAACATGTTCTCTACAAGTTTATTTATATCAGCTTTATCAAGTGCTTTAGAAAGACTATCAAAACGACCCTGCGCTTCTGGAATTAAGTTTTCAACATTTTCCGTTACTAATTCATAGCTTTCAGGGAGAAGGTACATTTAGTCGTCCTCATCTTCGTCTTCGCCTTCATCAGCGTCACCGCCAGCGTCAGCACCTTTGCCATCAGACTCTTCTTTATTTTTCTTTTTCTTTTCGTCTTTATCATCGCCATCGTCGTCTTCATCTTTAGGCTCTTCGCCTTCAATCATGATAGAACGTGCGATTTTGATTTTTTCAGCTTCAATCAAACTGGAAACAACAGGTGCCATATGCGCTTCAAATACTTTGCGAACGGCGACGAGGTCGTTTGATTTAATAGCTTGAATTAAATCGTCCATTAGAATTCCTCTTCTTCTTCATCTGGGTTTTGGAAACGAGCCTCAGTAGACTCCAATTCAATTTGCTTAGCTTCTTGATTAATTTGCTCATCAGACATCTGAAGGAAATCTTTCATAGCTGTTTGGTGAGAAATATATTTCCCAACGAACGGCTCAGCCATAGTTAGCATATTGATTCTGCGTTCCATGATTTCTGCATCTTTCATTTCAGTGAAATAGCTATCACGGTTAAACACAACTTTAACATTATTTATCTCTTTGTTCCACTCATCTTCTGTAATAACTTTCTTCAGAATAAGGTTGGTTTTCAGAGGGTCGAGGAAGATTTCCTCAAATTTATTTTGGAGCTGACGAATCCATTTAGCAAATGCTAACTCATCACGTGATATAGTTGCACCAGCATCAAACATCACACCGCTATTTTGGTCTGAAGGGATACGAGACTCAGGAATACGTAATGCACGGTATAAGCACTGACGGAAATAACGAACGTCATCCATATCAGACATACCAGTTGCACCAGGCATTGTGTCAACTTCTGTTACCGCTTTACCATCACGACGCTGCAGCCAATAGTCTTCAGTCATAGACATATTGTGTTGCTGGTTTTTAATTTTACCGGTCGTTGCATCATATACGACACGGTTTTTCATCGTGTTCATGATATGTTGCATGTGTGCTGCCGCCTTACGTGAAGGCATGTTACCGGTGTCAATGTAGAACACACGACGGTCCGGAGCACGGGTAATACGATAAATTACTAAAGCATCTTCCATTAACTTTAATTGGTTTGCAGGCTTAATAGCTCGATGCAGATAACCAATTATGTTTTTTCCACAGCATGACAATAAACCAGAATGGGCATAAACGATGGCCGATCTTGGAATTTTAATTTTAGTTCCGGCTTCGTAAATTCTGCCATCACAGGCATAGCTTTCATGGCCAGTGTCATAAATGAAATATTCTTTATAACCCTTAACAATTTTAACGCCAGCTTCGTCTTTAGTGATAACTTCACGGACGAACTGCATTTGGCGAGGGTCTAAACGACGAAGTTCTTGAATACCTGCTTTGAGGTTTTTAGGGTCGACAATCTTATGGAAGAAAATACGAGAGTCGACATACCAACGTTGAAAATGGTCTGTACCTTTACGTTGGAAGTGAAGGCAATTTAATACTTCACTAAATTCATCAAGAATTCGATCCTTTATATTCTGACTAAAATCGGTGCCGTCTAAATTAAGAGCCACCACATCATGGTCATCTTCATAAACGATAGCGTCTGAAACAATATTAGCCACAGCATTATCGACTTCGTAGTTGTTCATCAAATTACGATATGTGTCGATAAGTTCACGCGTATTTTTAAGAGTCGGTTCGTTATTACCGAACATCTGTTGCATAAGCGCGTTATATGGAACTTCTCGTTCATTCGTTTCGATTTCACGAGCTCCATCATCAAACTTCGGTGCTGTGATGGACTCCAAGTCATTATTAATTTGTTCTTTATATTCGTTCTCATCGGCTTTTGCCCAAGGAGCAAAAATACTTAAAATGCCGTTATTAAATCCTGCCATTAGAGTCTCCGAAGTTTTGGGAAAAGGAGCCGAAGCTCCTTGATATATCTATTTATTACCTTATTCCCACCAGTCGATTGCGAAAGTCGCCTCGAATGTCTCTACTTCGTTGTTCGAATCCCAGTCCATCTGGACTTCGCCAATATTAGTAGGCCATAAACCGGTGATAGTAATTTCTTTGGTTACGCGTTTGCCGTCACGATGGAATTGACGAACAATAGCCGTCTTTTTATAATCGGCTGGAGCAGCACCAGAAATTTCATTAGTCATACCATGGCAAAGGTTCTGCCAATCAACAATAGCCTGACGAGTGTCATGAGCATCATCGTTGTAAATGGTAATAGTCCAATCGTCAAATGTACGGTCACCAGCGACATTAATCTTACGGTTCATATAACCGACCGGAACCTTTTCTACAATACCGGCAGGCATTGGAGCAGCTTTACATTTGAAGCTGAAGTTTTTACCAAGGAAAGGAATTTCGACTTCGAACAAGTTAGGGCGAGCAAAGTCACCTGACTCGAACGCGCGAGTGATATCTGTTAATTCCATTGTAGTCTCTCTTTGTATATTTATACGTTGCCAGGCGGCGCCTGATTGATTTAAATTCAACAGCCAATAGATTTATCAGGGCTCTAATTAAAGAGCCCTGGCGTTTATCAGGCTGGACCAATCAGTTCATCGAAGTTAGCACCGGTAGATGTAGCTACGAAGTTCAGAGTGATATAGTTGATGCTGCGCGCTGGCTTAACATAAATGCTAGCCACGAACTCGTTACGGTCAATAACGGATGGGGTGTTGTTCGTGGTGTCACAAACTACACGACCTTCGTAAATACCGCCAAGAGCACGAATACCTTCTAAGTACTGTGAAGTTTCCATACGGAAGCTAGAGCGAGTGAAGTTGTCGTTCAGCTCGAACAGTTTGTATTTAGAGGCATCGCCGATATTTTTCTTCAGCATATTCATCAGACGACGTACGTTGATGTGGTCCATCGGGCTTGGGACTTTGGTTGCAGTCTTATCGCCGAACAGAACGAAGCCATCACCACCAGCAAAACCAACAACTGGGTTAATAGCATCCTGGTACATACGGTCACGCTGAGTTTGACGCGGTTCAATAGCCAATTTAATGACGTTCAGAATCTGACCGCGGTTATAACCGGCTGGAGACATCCAAGGCTGAGAAACATCATCGGTACGAGCACACAAGCCTGCCATATCAGCAGCTAATGGAACCCAACGGTTGACATCGTTATATTTGTCATACTGGTATTTATAGTTTCCATCAATAGCAGCATAAGTAGAGCTGATATTCATGTTGTCGGTGTCAAACGCACCAGTACCACCACGCCAATCGATTAAATTATCTACTGCACGGGCCAGTGGAACATTAACCAACAGACCTTTAGGTGGAGAAATAAATGCCAAGCAATCCTGACGTTCGTCGGCAATACTTACGACGTGTTTCTGTACAGTAGAAGCAACCGCATCACCTTCACCGGCACAAGCACCAGCAATCAGCAGGTTAATATGAAGGGCTTCACGGTCGGCGAACAAATCCCAACCTTGCATCAGGTCACCAGCGGTAACTTGATCGTTTGCAGAAACACCACCCTGCATCTGAATAACACCACTGAAACCAGCAGGCCAGTTCAGAGAAGTTGCAAAGATGTAGTTTGAAGTACCCTTAGCGAAATAATCATCCATAAAGATGTTATTACCGTAAACGTCTTTTTCGCCACGCTTAGTAGACAGAATAACGTTTTCTACTACAGCGCCTTCACGACGGACAATAATAGCGTATTGGTTTTCGGTCTGCGGGCCGTAGTTGAAAATAGCCTTGGCTACAGAAGCACGAGTACCGCCAGTAGGGTAAATAGGCAATTGCAGAGCATTACCTTTTTGGAAATCGGCATAAGAAACAATTTCGACTTCAATAGTAGAACCAATTTCACCTGGATAAAGAGCCACAACGCCAGGCATTGCATATTTAGCCAGAGATTCCTGGAAATCTAAAGAAGTAATTTCAGCTTCAGCAGATTCAGCTTCGGTCAACAGAATACCGGAATCGGTTACGATTTTACCAATAGAAATAGTACCAGAAACACCAGAACTTGAAGAAGTAATTTCAGCAGTCCATGCAGAACCTAATGCTGGATATTGGCCGACAGATTTCGCATGAGCGATAATCTTGCCAGATGGAATGAACACCGCCTGAATTTTACCATCAGTATCTACTTTTGTTACTTTACCATCTTCTTCGATAACGGTCTGGAGATATTTGACGCGAATGGCGTCGCCAACTTTATAGTTACTACCAGCAGTGAGAATGGTTGTTTCAATATTCCCTGCTACCGGTGATGCGTTTTTAGCAACGTCACGGTTAACCACACGAACAGTACGAAGGTCATTACCATACTGAAGGAAGTTCATACCAGACATGAAATAATCGGCAACTTCATTAGTAGGACCACCAAACATATCAACAAGTTCTACTTCGTTAGTAACTTGTACAACCTGGAATGCAGGACCCCACTGGAATTTACCAACCAGAGCAGCACGACCCGTAGCATTACGAACCACAGTGCTCTGTACACTGGTTTCTTTGAGCTCTACGCCCGGAGATAATAAAGCCATTTTAATTCCTCAAATAGTTTGCTTTATCTTATTTATACAAACGACAAGCCATGTTCTCTTGGAGCATATTCGGCTGAAGCGTCACCAGAATCAACAAAAACAACTGGAGCGTATTCATCGTTCATATCTTCCAACTCACGACTAAAGACTTCTGATGCAAGGCGCATTTCATCTTTGTCTGCGTAGTCGGCAAATTTCTGCTGGGTCGTTAGCCACGCAAAAATTACTAAACCCATCACTAAGTCATCATGGAAACCTTCTTCTGCAGCCCATGAAAGTTTTTTCTGGCTGAAGGTACGGAATTCAAAAATAGTAGGCTTGTGATGAAGTATTAATTTATCTTTCTCGATAAGGTCTTTTAATGTAGAACAACCAACCGCTTTGGTTTTAGTTGTCTGTTTCATACCTAAATCAACCATTGAATCACAAATAACGTTTTCGTACTCAAGGTCCATATAAAGTGATTTAGCTACAGAAACACCAGTCGAGTTTAGCTCAATATAAACAGGAGCTTCGTTATATTCCATTAGATATTTATGCACTATATCCGGGAGGATTAAGTGAGAAATTTCGTTAGAATGGAGTACTGCAACTTGTTCCCATTGGGAATTTGTCACGTCTATAATATGCATTGCATGATAGTCCTGGCCACGACCTTCAGAACAGTCTAATGCAGCGATATATTTACGCCCTTCTTCAGGTTTCTTATAACGATAGAAATAACCATTTTCGGGAGTTGTCTCAATAAAAGACAAGTTGGCTAATTTCATACCATTAATCAGAGTACCAGAAGTACCTTGGAATTCGGCCATATGTTCCTGACGGAATTGTTCAAGGCTTGAAGCACTGATAGTTTGTGCAGACCATTGCCATCCATCATCAAAGCAATCATTATCGTCGTATAAACGTTCTTTAACGGAGTTCCAAATCGCGGTATAAGGAGCAAAGCCTGATTTACCTTCAATAGCCGCTGTCCAGATATCATAGAAGTGGTTTAATCCGTTAGGAGTAGTTGTAATGATAATTTTAGAACGACGACCAGAAGAAATAACTGGTTGTATAGCAAGCCATGCATCAATGAAGTTCGGGATAAACGCACATTCGTCAATGTAAATCATAGCGAAGGAGTTACCACGGACGGCATCAGGGGAACTTGCGTAGGCGCCAATGGAACTACCATTGTCAAGCTCAATTGAGCCCTTGTTCCATTCTACGATGCCTGGTTGTAAGAAATCAGGCAATAGTTCGATTGCTTGTTTAGTACGGTCTAAAACTTCTGCGGACATCGAGCCTTTGTGGGCAAGAATACCAACTGCTTTGTCTTTGTTAAAGCACACGAAGTGAGCAAGGAAAATTGCTACTACGGTTGTTTTACCTAACTGACGGCTCAGGTTACAAACAGTCATACGCTTTGAGTGCATGATTTTAAGCATATCACGCTGGTAATCACGAAGTTGGACCTTAATGGTCCCGTAGTCGATGTGTGTAATAGCACAATATTTCTCTGCGAAATATACGATATCATCTCGACACTTCTTCCATTCCTGAACCATTTCTCTGGTCCAAGCCGTTTTAATGTTGGCTCGTTTTAAGTTAGGTAAACCCATATAACGAGAACGTTTATTATTTTTATCTTTAAACGTCTGGAATAAATTAGGGTCTTCACCCTGCAAACGAATTTTTACAATACCGTTTATTCTAAGATAGTCATCAAATTTCGTGGGGTACCATTTCCCATCCCATTGTGATTTCATCCATGTCATCCCATCTTCAACTTTTGTTTCTAGTTGAGAAGGAGGGCGAATAACAATATTATCGCCCACATTCAACGGATGGTCATCACTCAGTACGTTGACTGGCAATTCCATTAATTAACCTGCTTTTCTAATCTTTCTTGAGCTTCGTATGAATCACCGATCTCATCCATAAGGTCCGTAGGACTACCCATGAAAATAGTTGCATTTTCAATATTAGTAGTCTGTTGTCCACCTTGTCCTTTAGTATCAACTTTCTCGTCGGTAATTTCTTTCATTTCTTTATGAAGCTTGAGAATTTCTTTGTTTGTGGTAGTCATTTGGCCCATAAGAGTGGCAAATACTTCCATATGACGAGGAGAATCAGCATTTTTTGCCGTTTCAAGGAATATTTTGCCTGCATCCATCAACATCTGCTGTTGGAAGTGTAGATTCTTACGAACCACCGAATAGTCATCTTCGAGGTCTGGTTTACGGTCGTTAGGGTTGGATTTTACCTCGACCAGTTCTAATGGAGCATAGACCTCGATTTCTTCACCTTCAATTCCAGGCAATTCACTGATGTCCATTAGACTTGCAATATTAAGTTCGCTCATTATGTACCTCGTGGTCCTGGTGGCTCAGGGGCGACCGGAATAGGTTTACCTGATGAATCATATGTCTGTATTAATTCGCCGTCCCACTCGCTTTGTTCTACGTCACGAGGGACAACTTCAGAGTCCACTGATTCAAAATTACCTTCTGGTTTTAATTCTCTGCTATTAGCAAAGAAGTCCAGATAAACTGTTTTAATCTCACCTTCTAAATTAGAAACAGGAGGATAAAGCCAGCCATTTACTTCAAACATGATAGACCATTCAAGACGACGCTTAGATGCGGCATCACCTTCAATTACTTCGTCCATCGCTAACGATTGGAATACAATTCTGATGTCACGTTCAAATTTGATTTCGTTAGTATAAAGTTCAGTTATTGTCGTATTAAAATGTGGCTGGAAATACGGCATAATCTGTTCGATGATTTGAAACATATCATCTTGGTTTCTAGTATAAAGGCCTAATTCAAAAATCATTTTCATAGGAACAGGACTGAATTGGCTTATTGCTTTTCTAGGGTCATTATCCCTATATTGGGCCATCGACCTGTTTTGAAGGGCTGTTTTATACTGTGCGTTGTACATCATATCAACCAAATGAAGGTTCATACGAGGTAGAATAGTTTCAATCTTCGCAATCTGAGCAGCTCTTTCTTCAGGAGACATATCAGGCGAAGGAATATTTTGAATGGCGTTTATTTTGCCAAGCTGCATCATAAAATGTTCTTTAGATGCATAAGTAATAGGGACCTTAATATATTTCATCCCAGTATCTTCGCGCATACGTTGTATTTGAACGTGGGAAAAAAGGTCACCCATTAGAACAATGTAACGACGAAGAGATGAATTGTACCAATGACCAAACAAAGTTCACCTCCAGTGAGTTATTCCCGGCCGAAGCCGGGGTATTATATGCTTTATTTATGACATGAAATCATCATCAAAAGGAGAGCTCTTAGGAGGAGCCATATCACCTTTACCGTTAATAACTACATAAGGTTCGACGAATTCAGTGGCTTCTTCATTAAATGCATTAGACTCCGCATATTGCTCGATATTAGTATCAGCCAATCCATCAATATTATGAACCGGCATTAAATCAAGTTCACTAAATTCAGGAATATTAATCCCTTCATTTCTTTGAAGTGATGGTTTAATTTCCTCGCCAGAGTAAACGAATTTAGTTGCCGTAAGTTTACGCATTGCGTTCTGGCCGACCTGATAGAACGGATCATAAGGTTGCACCCAATTTATTTCAAATAGACTGTTGTCCATTGGGAAATAAATTAAATCACCAGATTGTGGTTCTTTATTGTTCACTTGGTGCTTAAAGAGATTAGGGTTAATAGTGATTTCAACCTCATCATTAACCATCATACCGAACTTACTGTAATAAGTATTGTCACCGCTGTAACCGTCGAAGCTATTCAAATATCCTGCAAATTTCCAGGCTTTATCAAACTTAGACCGTGGGTCTTCACCAAAGATAATATCTGGTTTGACATATTGACGTGGGATATAATAAAGTTCAATACCACGCATCTGAACGGATTCAGCCACAATAGAATCAGCTAACGTTTGGACATTAGAATAGTGATTCCAGTTTACATACGGGTTTAATATTTCAGTTTCGTTCGTGTTATTATAGCCCGTGTTATTCTCGAGCTTTGCAAATAAACTTGAATCAAAAGTTGCCATATTATCCTACCAAAATACCGAAAGGTGGGTCGAGTAAATCTAGTTCTTCACGGAGACGTTCTTTTTCAAGACGGGCCTCTTCAATTAAACGCATACCGTCTACAGTTACACCACCTGGCATCTGCATTCCTTGATGTTTAGCGAGAACGTTACCCCAAACTTCTTTTGTTAATGCCGTAGCATAATCTTTAACCCAGCGGTTGTTATATGCGCCTTGTCTAGGAGCAGTAGATTCTCCAGCACGAGCTGGTCCTGTTGTTTTCCAAGGAGCTTCATATTTGTCTTGTAAAGACCAAGGGTCCGTAGAACAAGATTGAGCATATCCGATACCGGCTTGACCTACTGCCATTCCATCTACACCAATAAAACTTTGAGTATAAACTTCAACAATTAATAGGTCGCCTTTACGAAGATTGCCCATTACTTTAAGCATCTCAGTATCATCGTTATACCAATAATCAGGAAGTGGAACCATAATATCCTGCATCATAGAACGATATTGCATAAGCTGGGTAAAATAAGAAAGGTCTGCGCCAAAGGCATTAGGACCGAATGTATTACAGCTCGAGCCCATACCACCATTAATACCAGCTAAACCAAGAACAAAGTCGGTGAACCACGGGTAAGTAGCCTGGCCGTCCATAGATGTTAAAGAACCAACGTTAGTTCGAACAATCTGGGTCACAGCAAATACACCACGGCCTGAAAGGTCAAATACTAAATCACGTGCGAGTTGTTCTTCACCAATATGGAAGGCGAAATAGTTTTTGTTAAATCCATCATAATGATATTCGCCATAAAGCTCCAGGGCGCGCTGGATTGAATCGTACACTTGATCAGTAGTAACTTCAATATTAATAATTGGTGCGCCTAAACGTCTAAGGATCGAATCCTTGAGTTGTTTAGGGTTATAAGATTCTGTAGCCATAAGATGTCCTCATATTAGATATAAGTATTTATGCCAAAAAAGGGCCGAAGCCCTTTATTACGATAAGAATGTACTTAAAAGAACCCAAGCACCGTCTACACGGACGTAGGCCTGGCCATCTCTAGGAGCATCAGAAATCTTATTGGTTTCTAATTGTTTAACACTATTAACTACACCACGTTCTTCAACAGTATTCCCATTAGGGTTTGTACCATTCATTTGTCGTGTTAACGTCAGAACAGAACCTTTTAAACCAGTTTGGTTTGTACCGATTTCGACTTGGATATCTTGGATATCGGAAGCAGAAGAAGTAGCCATAGTAGTGACTGAAGTCAGCCGACCTTGAATACTTGTAGGAGCCGGATTGACAGATGCGCCAATTGTTTCAGACATCCATGCAACCTGTCCACGAAGACCTGAGCTTGAATCGTTCCCAACAATAGCGGCTAAAGCATTATGATCTTCTCTTAATCTGTACAATCTACCGTTTATAGTAGACGCTTCTGAAGAAGTACCGATAGCGCTTTCTATGCTAGCAACCTTAGGGTTTAATCCTGTAATAGGAGTATTCAGATTAACATCAATAGCATTTAGTCTAGATTCAGCAGAACTCATCCTGGTGTTAATAGAAGCGCCGCTACCTAAACCGATAGCTTCTTTAATTTCATCAATAGATTCTTTAGAAATATCGGTAATAGAATCTAAAGAATCAAGGCGAGTATAAACGTCAGGCTTACCAATAGAACTTGCTTTAGGACCTAATTCAGTACGCAATTCATTAATTTTAATACTTAATGAACCTACGTCAGAATCGGTGTAATTATCCTCTAAAGTTTTAATTCTGATAGCATGAGAAACGATAGCCGAGCTATTGTTAATAATGCGACGCTTCATACCAGTTGCTTCTGCACCTGGTTTAGACTGGCCGTTTATATCCTGGTCTGGGTATTGACCAATTTCTTTTTTCAGGAATACAATATCGTCACGAACAGGACGATAATATCCGTCAAGAGTTGGGTCATAAACACCTAAATCTTCTTTAAGGAATTCGGTGTCGGTATAAAGGTCTCCAATATTATCTTCAGCAAATTGCATATGGACCTGAAGAATTTCTATATTTTCTTTGTTTTTAGAAACCTGTTGGATGATACTTACATCAGAACCAGCTTCTAATGCTTCATTAATGTTATTAACATTGTCAATAACTACGTTTAAAGCATCTTTAGTAAGTTCAGTGTTTTCTTCAAGCCTTTCAACGTTTCGCTGAATTCCTAACGGCGCGCCATTCAATGTGCCATCATTACCATATTTTGTCGTAGCACCGTCTAAACATTCGCCATTGCGCACCCATGGGATGCGCTTCTGGTCTGCTTCAGGATAGCCATCGACATATGGAAGATTTTTTAATTCCAAATGTTCGATCATTTTAATTCCTTATTGGATTTTGATGATATAGTATACTGCGATGTTCCAAGGACGGTTTTCGTCTTGCATAAGGTCTTTAGGGTTCATTGTTCCGAATGAATCTCGGATATTTTCCGGTTCAGTCTCTTCGCCGTCATTAGTGAAATACAGCCAGTTATCACTATCTGTTCTATTACTACCACGTTTACCGTTTATCATAGTAGAACCGAAATATGCGTCGGATTTTCTATTATGTTCACCCCATCCACTGTTGTGTTTGTGTTTCTTAACAGCTTGAGCTTGAACTGTACCAACCGCACCAGCACCACAACCTACACCAAGACCTGGTTTACCTTTACTATCAGGCGATCGGGCATTAAGAATATCAGCGCCAACACCAGCACCACGAACAAATAAACCCCTCATATCAGGAACACGCCCGGTAGGTAAAACATTCCACAGAGCCGGGTTTGAAGATGCAGAATAAGTATATCCACCATCACAAATACGCCATTTGGCTGGGACTTTATTTGCGGCACCAATCCACATAACAATAACACCTACAGGAACGTCGTCACCTATCATATCAATAGTAACAACTTGTTGTCCTCTAGAAGTAATCCCGCCTGATACAGTTAAATTGCCGCCAATTACCGTATTTGATGTTATATTAGCCTGTCCATTAATCTGAAGACCTGTAAGAGTCAATCCACCATTAATAGATTGGTTGCCTTGGGTTGAAATAACATTGGCATTATACGCTAATGCAGTACTTCCATCACCTGAGCCAACAGTTCGAGTTGTTTTAAGAAGACCTGTTCTACTTTCATTACCTGTTCTAGATAATAATGCAGCTGGAGTAATAGCTTTGGTATTATTAGTGCCGGCAGCGACTTCAGCACCAGAAGCAATAGAAATTAAACCATTTCTAGAAGTAGTAGAAATTAAAGTTTTTAAATTTGCTGGGGATATTGCAACCGCGTTACCAACGTTACCTGCCTGAACTTCACCGGCAGTAGCCATTCTAACTAAGCCATAATTTGTTTCAGACGCGTTAGAATATGACGGAACGGTCGCAATAGCTTTACCAATAGCTAACGCAACTTTTTTAGGGGTCATTATAGTTAAATCATCTGCACCTGCTAAAGCAGCAGCTTGTGTAGATATTTTAGCCAGACCCATAACTAGTTCAGTGGCTTGAGTAGAAAGAATTTGTGTTTTTGCTGCATCAACAGAAGCTTTAAGTCCTGTAGGAACCACCGCAGCATCACCTACTGTTCCTGCTAAGGCTTCCGAAGTAGTAGCATATCTAGTAAGACCCGCTACTGTAGTCGTTGCAGGTGGACGCAGGATGGCGGACTTTAATGTTGCTGGAGAAACACTAACGTTGTTAAGAGTGCCGCTATCTACCTCCGCCTGAGACGCAAATCGACTTATCCCTACAACAGTTTGTGTTGCATTAGGGATGCCATTAATCGCAATAGGGTTCAAGGCTGCTAAGGCAGCCTGAACGTTTGTGATATTAGAAGGAAATGCGGTTCCTGCGGGTTTAAAAATTTTGTATACTGATTCGTCACTGACGTGACGTATTGTATTAGTAGTCATTATGATTCTCTTCTAAAATAATACAAAGTAATATTACCATCAACTTCGCCGCCGGTCAAAGCTTGGTCCACAGTACCCATTCTAGCCCAGTTACCGTATCCGGCTTTACCTTCTACTACAATAGTTTGAGTTATTGAAATACCGTATTGAGGCACTGGCTGGTAAATATGTGTCTGATAATCATTATATGTAATATTTAATACTGTAGAGTCAGTACTATCTATTTCTACAGATGAAATCGCAATAGAATTAACAACAGCATCGGTTAAGACGGCATGTGCTTTAGCTGCTACTGATATATCAGTATCACCTTCAGTGACTTTAACCGGGAAGCCTAAAACATAAATCATTTGTTCTGAACCTGTCGGGCCTTGAACAATACCACTAAATTTAAGCTGGTCAGTTTGATTAGTAAAACCAGGTGGAAGTCCGTCTGTGTTAATTACTACAGTATTTACAGGTAAATCACAACGACCTACCAAATCGTCAATTGCACCCTGGACAGTAGGATAAAAAATACCTAATTGTGTTTGAGAGGCTGAAGGGCCGCCTACGGCCCTTTGTCCTGCTACAAAATCTGTTTTATTAGGATTTAGCCGAAATTGAAGATAATCGGCAAAGCGAGATATTACTCCCGCCTTAGAACGTGATAAACTAAACATTAAGCAACCCTCATCCAACGATAAACGGTTATATACGGGTTCATGATATCAATACTAGCAGGGTCAATAATATTTTCTTTATTGATTGTAGCTTGAGCTTCACGATATTTTGTATAAGCAGGACCTGATGCATCCGGGTCAAATTGACATCCACCAACCACAATAGGACCATTAGGGTCTACGACTAGAACTTTGTCGTCGGTTCTAAGCATAGGAATTTGACCTGCTTTAAGAGTCAAATCATCATTACCGCCAGTACCACCGGCGGTGCTTTGCTGTTTTCCTGTAGTATCTAAGTGGTTATTATTCAGGTTAAACCTAGTACCAGGAGATGAAGACCAACCTACTAAAACAGTTCCTTCCAATCTTTTCCAAAGGCCAAACCCCATATAAGTAGAAGGGTTATTAGGGTTCACAGTATTTTCATAAACACTTCCAATAGGATAGACTAAATCGAAAATAGCCGGTACCGTACTTGGTTGGAATTCTGTAGGAGCGGCTGGTTCAACGTTAGGCCAGAACGGATTATTAACATCTGTGATACGAACATCACCTGTGATGTTAACTGTGTCCATACCAGAAACATATCTAGAATCAGTCTCTAATAAAATTTCTTCTAATTCTAGTGTGGTTCCTATATTATTGTTATACCAAACTAAAGTGATAATATCACCATGTTCTAAAGGTTTATCAAATCTAACTTCTTCAACAATAATACCGTCTGGTCCCGAATCAAAAAGGAAATCAGTAGCGGATTCAACCCATTGGCCACCTAAAGCATAACAGTCATCTGCGTCTTCAGTATCGGCGCCTTCACATCGGAATACAGGTAAACCAGCTGTACCTGCCTGGTATTGAAGGACAGAGTTTATAGACAATTCAACCGCATTAGGGTTCACAGGTTGGTCTGGAGTAACACCCAGTTCAGCCATGGTAAAAACTTTTTTATTTTCTAAATCATCAACAATAACACTACCATTTATAGTAGTTTTATTTGTATACTTAGAATCAAGAACACGGACTTGTCTACGGTTATATGAAGATCGCCATTGGCCTAAACCATCCATATAAGACACAACAATAACAGTATCGCCTTCATTACATGCGTTACGAAGTCTTATATTTTTGCCATCATATGCCTGAAGTGCAGTCGAATTACCTGGAACAGGAGAACCTACTTCAGCGTTAACAGGATCAAAAACATTATCTTTACCGTAGAACAATAAGTTACCACGATGGAAAACTTTCAAGTTCGTAGGGTTGTAATCATGAGCAGAAAAGATGTTCATGAAATCCCTTTGTCCTTGTGTAGCAATAAATTCTTGAGTTGCTACTGTAGCGATATCATTGTTATCAATACGGTCGATTGATTTGTTCTTGATATATTCCCAACGGCCAGGTGAGCAATAAACTAGTTCCAGGTCGGCAAAGTTTCTGTTAATTTCTACTGCGTTAGGAGAACCTTTAATGGTATCACCAGCCGCAGGAACTACTCGAACCGGGTTTCGCTGCCATGTACCAAATACATCACGAAGACGAATAACATAGTTATAGTTGTCGATATTACCTTTGGGGAGATTTACGGTAATACGCCCGCTAGTAGTATTCAAAGCATATGATTTACCAAAGTTAGCCGCTAATACAGCACCCTGTGTGGCGGAATATGTTTTCCACGCTCCTGCAGCGTGTGGAAATGAGCCATCGCCTAATTGATAATATAACTCGTCAAAGTTATTATTAAGCTTAAGACCACCTTTTCTCAGGTAATCACCGGTACCGTCGTCTACAACGTTACCTACATTAAGATTTTGTTTCATTAGATAGTAACCCCAAATGATTGCGTTTCTACTATTTTAAGAGCCAAGCGCATTGTCGGGCTCGGGCTATTTACCGTAGCAATTATATAATCGCCTACAGGAGAGCTAAACGTCAAATCATATAATTCATCTTCGTCGTCTGTGGCCCCACCTCTTATAACCGCATATTCAGTCGAATATACTTTATTAGTAACGCTATCAACGTATAAAAGGATTTCAGATACTTTATATTTAGTTCCGTCTGTAGTAGAAGCGGTTGCTAATATTTTAGCTGTTTGGTATAGACCTTTAGGGAAAAGCTGAATATCACGTTTAACATTAGAAAGTTGGAACGTTTTGTTTAAAGGAATTGACTTATCACCAAACATACTTTCGATGCTATAATCCCATTTAACTACACCACCTTCTACACTAACACACCAAACAGTAATTCTACTAAAAGGAGTTGTTACACGAAGGTTCCCAGAAGGAATAGAAACAAAACTATCTACTACTTGAATCTCAAAAAAGTTTTCTGTGCTAAAACTACCTGTGCTATTGATAAAGACTACGCCTTCGCCTACTTTACCATTTCGAACAGCACAAATTATATTACCAGCTGAAGTATCTACGTCGGCCTGAGTACCAGGGTCTACACCAGGTCCAAAATCAGAAGTCTTAGTAACCTTTTGATAATATCCGGTTGCGTGCAATTTCTGTGAATCGTATACATCAGCTAGACGCTGGTCACCGAATGTATTATATATGTTGTTTAAATCGGTGTTGAGTTTAACACCACCGTCGTAGAGAATATCGCCGGTAGAGGCGTTACCAATCTCTCCAACGTCGATTAAAAGTTTGCCATTTACTTGTGGAATCATAATTTAGCCTCTTTATTGTATATCAATATTTATAGCCCCGAAAGGGCCCGAAGGCCCTTATTAGAATTCGAAGATGATGTTAATTTCTTCTGTCTGGTCCATAGCTCTTATTACAGGAGGTCTATTTTCCATGTATATCATTTCACCTGAATGGCGGTCTAAATCAACGGCATCGTAATATTCTTTTATAGCTTTGACATTAGGGTCGCTTGGAATAACACGTTTTTCTAATGGATTACTAATAATAGAAATCTGACGGAAACCATTGTTACCAGGTAAACTAAATTTAGGGAAATAAACCGAATCCAAGAAGGCTTTAAATCTTATGGTATTCGCCTTAACTCTAAACACAACACCATAATCGCCAGTTTGCCATGATAAGTTATTTTGATAACCCCAACGTTCAGGGTCTTCCTTAACTTCATCAGGCCAAGGAACCACTATATATTCATTAGTACAACGGTTAATACTTACATCAGGTGGAATCTCATAAAGGTATTCCCAAAGATAACCATCGCCTAAGTTGATTATTTCACCACCTTCGGTATCACGGGTCCCAGATGGCGGTATCATAGAATCTATACTAGATGTCCATTTACCGCCTAATTTCATACACTCTTCTTTATTAGTGAGTTCATAAATTGAGCATGTACCGGTGTCTGGAATGTCAACACAACGATAAACCATCCATCCAGCACCAGCATCAGTTCGGTTATATGGAGCGCTGTTGGAAACTACTATTTCACCGACTTGGAAGTTACGTGGGTTTGGATATCTGATATCACCCCAATCTTTACGTGGAGTAATAGCGTCAAGCATTGACTTGTAAACTTTAACAGAACCCATCATATGGGTCCACATATCTTCAATTCCTTCAACATCATCTACTGGATAAGGAGGAGCAAAACCTGGGTCATTTTCGTTTGACGCCCAGGGTTCTGAGCGTCCGAAAGTAACATACATCGTGTTTTGATTTGCACCATCACCAATAGATTGATAGAAGTTCAACATCTTTTCAGTTCGAAATTTTGAAGTAACAATCGAACGATAGACTACAGAACTATTATTCATCTACTTTTACCTGTGTTGGATTACGTGGGTCTCTAGGATTACCTATATCATCTTTAAGACGTTTATCAACAAGTTCACGCCATTGACAGAATGTTATTCCGCTTTGGTCTAACAGAGCACTTAGTTTTTTGCGCCTTTCAGAAGGAGTCTGACCTTGGAAAATAGAATTATCATTTTCCGAGTCATAATCTGAAGGTAATGGGAATGGCAAACCTGCATTAGGAGCAATCAAGTAAATAACTTCACCTGTAACAGGGTCTCGGTTAACATCACCAGCGCTATTTAAAGATGCAACTCGGTCATACCATTCTGATGGAATTCCATCGGACCAACGATAGTTTTTAAGTTTATTTAATATAGTTTCAACATGTTTTAATGTCAAACCAGTATTAACAAACATTGTTAAGAGCGTAATGCCAATGAAGCCAAATCCTACCGGATGAACAAATCTTAAGACGTCATTACGATATCTAGAAGTAGGCAGATTAGATTTAATCGTCATAACATAATAACTTCTGTTACGGTCGATATAATCAATGCTGTTGGTCATTAAATCTTTACCACGAACACCTTGGATAATCATTCCTTTGAATCCTGTTATGTCGGATTTGATTTCTTGGCCAACTAAGTATCTACCTAAAAGGTTGTGAATAGTGACACGCCATCTAAGCTTACCATCTTTATATTCACGCTCGATATAAGTTACATTACTACGTCCGGTAGGAGTATAAATGCTTGTTCCTACGACATCTTCATTGATATTATCAGACTCTACGATAATATCGTATTCAGTAGTATTTTTTGACTCAATGTCAATTTCAACATCTTCATTATAAAGAAGTTTAAACAAGAACTTATAAGAAGCTTCTGTACCTTTTGTCATCCATAAATCGGATTGTCGTGCTTCAAAGAAACGAACAACTTCGTCACGTTTATCTTTTGACAAGTAAATATTTCGTTTGTAAATTTCAGACCACAGATATTCCCAAGCATCCTCTTCTCTTGGATATTTGTTACGAATAAGATTCAATAAGTTGTTATACTGAGTACCTGAACCGTCGGATATAAACTGGAGATAGTATTCACAGAACTTCTCAAAATTAGTATCTTGAAGCAAATAACTATCAGGAACCATTTTAGTAAGAAGTGGTCTGAGGTCTGGGTCTCGTTCAGAATTCGTTACTTTAGGAGTCCATGGTATTTCACGTTCTTGGTTTTGCAGTTCAGCCGTAAACATTATTTCAGTTGGCTTCCAGAAAATCAAGGCTTCGTCTCTAACACGATAGTCAAATTCGAAGTAGCCAATTATCTCGCCGGTATTTTTATGAAGAAGAATACCCGATGCGTATTTTTTGAATCCTTTGAATTCTATATTAGGAGCAGTTACAGTCACATGACCCTTTTCCCAATATTCATGAACAATCCTGTCCGGAGAACCTGAACCATACGGGTCAATAGTCTTTTGATAAAGCTGGTCCGAATAAACAACCATTGCTCTATTGCTGTTAGTTATCCAAGAACGAACACTATCTCTTCTGCACCAACCAAAGAAAGGCTCGGCATAATAAGTCATTCGACCAGGCTTAAACTCTTTAAAATCTGAATCTGCTGATGTTCTAAAGCTCATCATTAAGTAATGCTTATCATGGATTTTTTCGTCTGCATACGCATACCTAACACCAGAATTAACTAAATCAGGATATTTTGCAGAAATTTCAGAATCGGCTTCCACTTCAAATTTAAAGTTGCTGCTAGAGAAGAATATTTCTTTACCGTCTGTGCCTAATGAAGACCAGCCATGCTCAATACGACGACGTTCTTCTTCAGTATTACCAAATACGCGAGTCCACGTATCAGTTTCAACGTCAAGCCAATAAACGCCTTTAGATTCAGAATCGATGACATTAGAAGGGACAGTAGGGTCCATTCCTAGAGTTTTAACTTCGCCTGTAATTAATGCCAGTACTCTGCCATCAACAGAATCCATTTTAAAACATACTGCTTTAGGGTTACCGGTGATATTAGAAAAACCGGTTTCAAACATCTTCTCACCAAATGTAGGTGAGTTAGGGTCTGTATCAACAGGGGCGTTAGTAGTTTTAGCCTTAAAGACTTTATCACGCCCGACCACATAGATATAGTCATCAGAGACAGTAATCGCCTCTGCTATCTTAGAGATGGCCAGTGGCAGTCTTGCATAATCACCAAAGATTTCTACGTCAAAGCCTAATTTAAGTTGGTCACCTATTTTAGCAAATGTCACGTCTTGAGAACTAAATTTAACAATATCAGAAGACCATCTTATATCGTTAGATTGACGACCATAAAACACACGATCATAACCCAAAACATAAGTTGTGGTATTAGACTGGTAATAAGGAATTCTTGAAACAGGGTTACCAACACGATCTGTAAATAATTTTACATATTGCCAGTTCTGTCCTTTATCATTAGAAACTTTTACTAATGGCTGGAAGCGCTCGAATAAGTAAAGAACGTCGCCAATTTCAGCCAGCATAGTTCGTTCTACATCAATACACACCTTTTCGATAGGGCCTTGTATTTCATGGAACTGGTCTGAATTTAGAATAAAGTTTTTAATGGAACTAACATCATTAAATGCAGGTGAATATTGAAAATTCTCTGCCATTAAAGACGCAACTATAGAATCACGGTTGAAATCAATATAAGGGCGATTAAAAACAAATTTTTCGTTAATAAATTTTGTACTTAAAGTGAATTCTCTCATTGTCTCAAAAGTATAAGCGTTTTGAGAAAACATTTGGAATTCTTCAGTTTCAACCCAATTAGATTGTTCAAACCCTTTAGCAGCTACGGCCACCCTCATTTTATAGTAGCGATTCGGTGATACGAATGTATCTTCAAACCAGTCATTCTCTGCGGTATAACCTAAGTTTCTCCAACGATATCTAGAGGGGTCCAAAGGGACCCCATTATCGCGAGTTTGGCATGCTTCTACGAAATAATAGAAGTTTGCACCGACGTTATCCCAACGAATGCTGACCTGATTGGCAGAAAGTTTGTCAATTCGTAAACTAGTTACGTCAGGTGCTTTTACAGTCATTGTGCAATTGGCTCCATTGTTATTGTAGTGTACTGAGGACGAAGATCATTCTCAAACACAATTAATGAACCGTCTTTAGTAAAGATATTATCTTGTGAAGGTCCTGCATAAAGCTCGATAGACTGGACTTCAAATTTATTAGAAGTTAACCCTATAGCAGCGATATCCCAATAAATGAAATCACTATAGTAATCGATATCGCCAATCACATAATAACGTGATTGGTCCGCAGGAGCAGACATCTTATTGAAATCGCTTCCCGTATAAAGAGTTCCAACTGTAACATCTCCATTACGGAACGGACCAATAACCATTTTACCTTTACCTGTTGTAGCATTTCTATCCGTTGCTACGATTCTAACATCGTATTTTGTTCCTGTGGTAGGAATGAATTTGAAGACGGATGATTCTACAGAACGGTTTGTATATTGATTGTAGTATTTAATACCAGCTGCTGGTGTTTTAAAGAAGTTTAATACTTCACGAACCATGCTAACTGTCGCAGAAGAACCTAAAATACTATGATCTGCATTATCTACATAAGTAAGCATTTTAGATTTTGCAAATCCACGGTTAAAGATTTCAACTTCATCTATATAATATCTATCAATCTGGTCAATGACCTGCGCTTTCAACCACTGTTCAGATTCTTGAAGCTTATTAAGGGCGTAAGTTACACGAATATTATGTTTCAAGAACATGTAGTTAGGACTAATTACACTTGGTGTAATAGTTGAAACATTAAATCCATTCAAATAATTTTGCATATCTTCGCGCTGAACTGCCGTCAAATACAACCCTGATTTAGGTTTAACCGCAATAAATGCATAGCCTGGTTTACCTGGGTCCGTAAATGTCTGGACGGCCTGGACAATAGAACCAAACCGTTCTGAAATAAACGTGTCATAGTCTGTACCGGTCACACAACGCATCTGTGCTTCACGTTTAACGACAGCAAGTTCACGAATACGTTCAATGTCTTCAGGGTCACCGCCGCCGTCCGCACCAACATAATCAGGACTATTATCATAGTTTTCGGTAATAGCAACAACAGTAAGGTTGGTTAATGTATCAGCATAGCTGAAATCTGTTGCACCATTAGCAGCTTCACCGTCTGTACGAAGATATTCAATAACGATTGAAGATTCTTTAGTTGGTTTTAGCCCACCAATATAGTTAGCTTCCATTACACCGCCTGCTACCGATGGGGAACTTTCACCTTCACCAAAGAAGAATTCGGTAAAACCATCTACAGTTTCACGCATATAGAAAATTGTAGAAGTAGAACCTGCATGAACCATAGATTTATTAGTCCAATCAGTCCATTCAATTCCGTTTACTTTCAATTTAACTTCTTTACGGTCTATATCCGGGTCTTGGATAATAATAGGCTGTGTTGGGTCGAACAAAAGTTCTGTGCGAATAATTCGACCTTGGGCCAGATTAATAATAGGTCGATATTGTCCGGCATTATCTCTGATTGCAATAACATCTTCAGTTACTACGAACGGATACGGATCAACTCTGGATTCTCGTGCATAAGCAAGGAATTTAGTCCCGCGAGGTATTTTAATACTGTAATCAGGGCGAGCATTCTCGACAGTTAAAAGAACACTTGTTTTTGCTGCAGATTTAGAAGAAGGAAGATATCCTTTATCCTGTGCGGCCTGGACAACAGAAGAACGTTGGTTCGCTGTCCCGATAAATGATTCATAAATTGCCGTATTAGAAAACTGTTGCATATAAAGAGTATTATATGCGAGCATATCAATAAGGACATTCATTCTGGAACCGGCAAAATCGTAATCCTTAAATTCATCTTGACCCGACAGCCAATCAATTATGTTCTTTTTAATTTCTTCAAATGTTGCTCCCACAAATACTTTTGGGATTGCGTTAACTTGTCTAGTTAACTGAAAATTAGTAGGTTGGTCTGCCATTATATTTTCCTAGTGAATGAATACTTTTGGTGAACCCTGTGCGATGGTATCACCACAAGAAATAGGGTCTGCCATTGCGGCTGCTTTCTTACCGGTAACAAAGACTTTACTTGTCCTTGGTTCAACAGAACCACCGTGTGTCTCATAAGGCTTTTTAATTTCAGTATGAGGTACTATTTTATCCCCGGCTATAACAACCGCTATACCACCAGTAAATACCTTGCCTTGAGATGCTAAAACTTCTGTAGGTGGCCACGCTTGGTGGCCTGTTGTCATACAATTATTAAAACTTAAAGCTGGCATTTTTATGGCCTCGCATAAACATACGAACGTAATTGATTTGCCCATCTGGACCAATTACCTACGATAGTTTTGAAATAAGTTTTTCTGATAGTTCTTTTCTCTGCTGGGGGAGTAACGACAGGGTCGTCAGGGGCGCTCCCTCCTGTACTAGGGGCTTGGTACCAATAGATTAATTCTACAACATAATTAAATGTCTTAGTGAGCGCCTTAGGGGCTTTAAAATAATAAAGTTGTGCATCTAGTGAACCAGGAAGTGAGTCCCAAGAATCAGCAGAAAGAAGTTGACCTTGAATTGTTCTATATTTTAAAGCATCACCACCAAGTGCAAAAACATCTCGATAAGTACCAAATAATCGATTGCCTTCAACATTAATGCCTGGCGTGGCTTCATAATCTATTATATTTATTGACTCTAACGTCTCGCCTTCTAAAAATTGAGCAGTGAACGTGACGTCGATAGAAGACCCTTCCATATCCTCGGAAAGGTCTGTGCTCATAGGAAGTATTTCAGCCATTAGCCAATATCAATCCTGCTACCATCAATAGTGTATTGACCTGATGCGACAGAGTTCATAGAAGCGAACTTCTCAGTCCAAGAACCACCAACATCAATATCTACAGTTCCAGCAATTTTCCAAGTTAGGTTACCGTCTACCGTATATTCATGGTTTCCAACAACATGAGATTTCGCATTACCTTGAACTTCTATATCAGCATCGCCTTCAACAATAATTTTAATATTGCCTTTAACGTGAAGAGTCCCATCGCCTTCTACTGTTTTAGTGTCATTACCACGGATGAAAATAGTTTCATTACCATCAGTTTGACGCCTAACATCAGCCATATTATATTTGACTTCATTCCCACCAACGTTGACTTTATTATCACCACCAATCATTGTAGAACAATCGGCTTGGGTCATATAATAAGCATCAGCTACTGATTTAATAGTACGACGGCCATCAGGAGCAGTTTCATCATAACTTCCAGTAGGATGAATTAAACGATAACGTTCTTGGCCAGGTGTATTGTCAAATTCTTGAATATGCCCACCTTCAGTAGCCATAGTCTGGACATAAGGGTATTGTCCTTTATAACTTGAAGGAGGTTCTTTAAATAATATTCTAGTGTCTTCTGGGACCCATGGATCGGCGGGGTCACTTGCCGGTGCTGCTGTCGCAGCAAGCATTGCAAAACTAGCCATCCTTCCATTTGGATTCTGATTAGGGTTAACAGGAATTCCATATGATTCCATATTACCTGTAAGAATAATCATAGATACACGAGAAGCTCGACCTTTAGTCTGATTAAACCAAAGGGAGTTTCTAGCTTCTTTATATGCTGTGGTCCAATCACCAATAAACATAGCCTCAAGCATATTTGTAAATTTAGCTAATCCACCTATACCTAATTGGAATGCCATATTCTCTAAAGCCATTTGACGAGACCTGTTCACTTTAGAATAAACAGGCCCGATTGTTCGATCAGTCTTTATATCACGCTGGACATCTTCTAAATCTTTTTTGAATAATTCAGAAGCTTCATCCATTGAAATGGCTCCAGGATTTCCTGTTACCTTTCTTCCTATTTGTTCACTTAATGCCTTATTAGCACCAGCCATATCACCTTGAGCAAATTCCCCAATGAAATGACCTATACCTACAGTATAACCTCTAACATCCCAATACACTTTAAGGCTAAGTCCTTCATCACGTTGAACCATCGCTTGAATAGTATAATTAGGGTTGTTGTCTTCTGGTATTTCAGATAAAGGTTTTCCATCCGGGTTAATACCAACATCAAGATTAGCATCCTGAATAATATTAGCCGTGGAATCATCACCAGGAATACCACCCCGGTTTAATGGGTTTGTATCATTACCAAGATAAAGCGGATATTGGCCTGTTGGGTCAGAAAAACCTTCATTAGGATTAGCCTTAACCATTGAGTTAGAGGAATATGTTCCTAATACAAGCCCATTAAGTTTCCACTTGTCTAAGAAATGACCATATACATGAGTGCCTGGAACCATTCCGGTAATAGCCTGCTGAACACCGGAAACAGATGCTGATGATGTTGGTTGGAGCACAGACATCCATGGAAGGTCTTCAGTTTTAATCCCTTTTACAGGACCTTGGGTTTTCTCATAAGGGTGAAGACCCCACACACGTACGCGTACGCGACCTTGTTCTAAAGGGTCCATTCGGTCTTCAACAACACCGACGAACCATGAAACTGAATCACTGATATTAATCATACGGCTTTTTCCATTTCGCGGATAAGATTAGAAATAAAAGATTCGATATCGTAAGGGTCAATAATCTTTATTTCACGCTTAGCTTCATTTTTAAGAATAGCATCTTCATAAGTATCTACGGCTGCAAGAGGTCCTTGGTATTGTGGGTACATTCTATTTCTATCGCCTTTGTCATACCAAGTCTGCGGTGCATCAGGATAACTAACTAAGTTCCAGAACTTCTCACCATTTTCGTTTACATGATAAAGAACTTTATTCCCACCTACATCTTTATATCGTTGAATAGATGCTTGATATGCAGCTTCTTGACCTGTAATCCAACCCCAGAATGGGTCGTAAGTGGTATTGCACATCAAAAGAACCCAGTATAACTGAGTATTACCATAGATTTGATACGCTAATTCTTCTGGGCGAGGAGCGCCACTGATATAATAAGTTTTTAGCTTATAGTTAGCTGCAACTTTTTTGAAATATGACATATAGTCACGGAAAATGTCCGCCATAGGAATAGGCTGTACATCTAATTTTGTTAATGAGGCCGCATTTTTCTTAATAGTTTTGGCTTCATAATTTATAGGATCGAAAAATGAAAAGAGCATAAAGCCTCCATTTATAAATAAGTATATCAATATTTATATGGAGGTCCCTATGGCCTACTCAGGAAAATTTATTCCAACTAATAAACAGAAATACAAAGGCGATTGGAAGAAAATAACCTATCGGTCGTCATGGGAGCAATACTTCATGAGGTGGCTCGACAACCATCCAAATGTTGTACAATGGAACAGCGAAGAAGTTGTTATCCCTTATTTCAGCAATGCTGATGGCAAAAAACGTCGTTACTTTATGGATTTCTGGGCTAAGTTTGATGACGGTAAACAATTCTTCTTTGAAGTAAAACCTTCTAAAGAAACCCAGCCGCCAAAACAACCTGCTAATATGACTGCAGCTTCTAAAAAGCGTTTCATGAATGAATATTACACATGGTGTGTGAATAAAGATAAATGGACCGCAGCTCAGGCTACAGCAAATAAGATGGGTATCAATTTTAGATTGATTACTGAGAATTCACTCAAGAAATTAGGATGGAAAGGATGAGCATTATTTCTTTCATCAACGAATCAACAGAACGAACAGCTAAACCTACTAAAAATGAACAACAGTGGGTAGCAATCGGTGTTGATTGGTATAACGCAAAGGCTAAAGGCCAATCTGGTAAAGCTTTCGCCGATGAACGTGGATTGAATTACGCTACGTTCACTAAAGCAATGTCAAGATACGCTTCGCGTATCAAGCTGGCGCACCAAGTCCAAAAGCTTGAAAAGAAACCTGGCAATAAATTGACCAAAGCCGAGCGCCAGCTTATAATGATTAATAGCTTTCGTAAAAGCATAAGAGATAAAATTGCTAATGAAGGCGCTGCTGTAAACAACAAATCGGCTCGTTGGTTTACAGAGACATTAAAGAAAGGTATTAGAGGGCATCAGGTTTCTAAGCCACAACCTGGCAAGATTTATGCTTACATTTATGATGCTAAACATAAAGACACATTACCATACTGGGACAAATATCCGCTTGTGATATATCTTGGGTTAGGTAAGCATAATTTGATGTATGGCTTGAACTTACACTACATTCCGCCTAAAGCTAGACAACAGTTTTTAGAAGAATTGCTGAAGCAATATGCGAGCACACCTACTATAACGAATTCTACTAAACTGAAGATTGATTGGACTAAAGTGAAAGGATTCCAAGGTGCTGACCAGATGATTAAAGCTTATATCCCTGGAAATATTAAAGGTCCTTTAGTTGAAATAAAACCAGCCGATTGGGCTAATGTTGTTATGATGCCATTACAACAATTCATGTCTAAAGGTAAGCGTTTCTCTGCCCAGAAAGTATGGACTAACAGTAAATAATAATCTATTATCCCGGCCAGTTATTGAATGGAACAGACCTAAGACCATTATACACTGCCCGGGAATTAAGCGTATAAGGTGTGAATATGAATGGTCAAAATGGCGGTCTGTTTAACCAGACTAACGTAACTAACTTTATCCTTGAGGTCTCTGATAATGGCCTCACCGAATCATTTAAGTTGAACTGCCAAGCAGCAACTTTGCCTGGGATTCATATCCCAGTAGGTGATTTACCGGGCGGAACCCAGGGCATTTCTCGAGCTAAACTTCCTGGAAGTACTATCGAATTCGACCCTCTTATGGTCAACTTCCTAGTGGACAGGGAGCTCTCAGGTTGGCTCGAAATCTATAAATGGATGTTATCATTAAACAACTATATGACACACGAGAGCGAAGCCTGGCACGCTTCTGGACAGCCTTCTGCGGTGACTGTTCATATTCTTGATAACTCAAAACAGAATATTGTGATGTCTATTCATTATTATGGTGCTTGGCCTTCAGACCTTTCTGAAATCGAATTCAACTATCGTGAAGATTCTGACCCTGCTGTGCCTTGTATGGCTACATTTAACTTCAAGAGTTTTGCAGTAGAAATAGATGGTAATATAGTACTAGGTCGTCCACAAATTGATGATGCCGGTCAAGGCAGACTCGAAGGACGTAAAATGGCTATGCATCCTTCTATGAGGTGAAAATGAAATTAATTGCTATTGTCGGTAAAAAGCGGTCTGGTAAAGATACGCTAGCCGAATATGTAGTAAATGAATGCAATGGGTTCAAATATCAACTTGCCGAGCCTATTAAAGAGACTTTGTCTCAGGCTTGGAAACGTCGATTCAATCATGAAAGTGCTCACCCAAAACTTCAATGGGAAGACTGGGAAGGTATTGGTGAATGGGACCGTGAGCGTCCATTTGTAATGAATAATTACGAAGCTAAAGATCTTTTCCAAGAATCCCTTGAATGGCTTTCAAGACGTCATCGTCTGGATTATTTTAAATTTGATGGCGGTAATTCGATTAGCGATCTGATTGAAAAGCTTACAATAAATAACAATGTACCATGGACTATTCGACGTTTCATGCAGACCCTTGGAACTGACATTGTCGTAGATGGTATTGACCGCATGTTCTGGATGAAATTATTTGCTGAAAAGTATTATGATAAATTTTATTCAGATTTCGATTATTTCGTTGTTCCAGATGTAAGACAAACACACGAAATCGAAGCTCTCCGGGCGATGGGTGCCACAATTATTCATGTGGTTCGTCCTGATACAGTCGATTCATCTGATCAGCATATCACCGAAGCTGGTCTCCCTATTATTGACCGTGACATTGTTATTGAAAACGATGGCACAACTGATGAACTATTCAAAAAATTTAACGAGGTTTTAAATGTCAGAATTAACTAAAGAACAGAAACTGCAGGACCAGGTAATCGTACTGAAAGCACGTCTTTTTGATTATCAAGACCAGGCTGAAGCGATCCAAGCTCAATCTAAAGTATTCGTTGACGCTCTTGGACAGATTGCAAAAACTGTTGGTCTTGAAGGTGAAGAAATTCAGGTTGCCGATATCATTAAAGCGGTTGAAGCACTGGTTCCTGCCCAAGGTGAACTAGAAGTAGAAGTCGAGTAATGAACTTCAAGGATTTTAGCACAGGACTTTATGTTGCTGCTAAATTCTCAGAATTAACTTTAGATGCGTTGGAAGAACTCCAACGCTCTTTACGTGTTCCTAATCCGGTTCCTCGTGAAAAACTCCATTCTACTATTTGTTACTCTCGTGTAAATATTCCTTATACCGTTTCAAGTGGAAGTTTTGAAGTTGCTACTTCAGGCCATCTTGAAGTATGGAAACACGGTGAAACACCGGTTTTAGTACTGGTTCTTGATTCTGAGTACCTACGTTGCAGACATCAATACGCACGTACATTAGGCGCAACACATGATTTTCCTGACTACACCCCACACATCACGTTAAGCTATAACGTAGGTCCTGTGAGCTATAAGGGTGATGTTCAGATTCCGGTCGTACTAGACCGTGAATATAAAGAACCATTAAAACTTGATTGGGCCGATGACCTAAAATGAAAACTTATGAAGAATTCATCACAGAGGCAATGGAACATGGTGTTTCAATGAATATTGAAGTAACATGTACGGCTGAAGAGCTCAAAGCTTCTATTCCTCGTGGTTGGCTTAGTGTAAAGCTTGACGGGACTACAGCTAAGTTCTTTGGTCCCGAACACGACATAGAACGTTGGCTTTCTAAAAACGCCCATTGGGTTAAATAAGGTGTTTACATCTCCATTTGGACATGGTATAGTACTCTTACACCAACCAAATGGAGATTAAAATGAAAATCGCAGAAGCAATTCGTAATTTAGCAGCACTCGTAGCAGTAATGACTTTCTCTTTCAGCATGTTTGCTGGATTTATGACTGGTCTGTTGACTACAACTGAGAACATGGTTTCTCTATCAATCACACTGGTTGTTTCTGGATTAGCATTTTTGATGCATAAAATTGCACAGTGAGGAAAATATGGAAACTTTTGATTATGTGATTAAGCACAAAGAATTTGGTTCTTTCTGCGCGTATAATAGCGATTTTGAATATGGTGGCTGGTATCTAACCGGTCTGACTGAAGCATTAGGTTTTGACACTGCTGAAGATGCTTTGAAAGAACTCGGCTTCGAAGGGCTAAACCGTGAAGACTATGTTGTCTGCAAACGTGTAATGAAGGTGGTTGAAGATGTATAAAGTATTTGGTGACTATTCAGCAAATCCTTCTAAGGATAAAGATAATCAAATCGGCTTTGCTCACGATACACTTCTGCAAGCTGTAGACGTAGCTCAGAATTGTCCTTATAGCTATGTTGAAATTATGCAACCAGGTGGAACTGTAATTACCCTGGAAGAGTTCAAGGCTATAGAGCCGAACTTCCTGCTGTTTGCCGGCGATAACTTTTATCCACGCGGCGGTTATGATGACCTTATAGCAAAAGCAGCGACTGAAGATGAACTGCGTGATATTATTGCAGCCAACGAAGACAAGGCTCGTTATGGCAGTGGTCGCTTCCAATGGTGGCAGATTGTTAATGCCAAAACCCATGTGATTGTTGATGAGGGTAACTGTTAATGAAATTATTTGCTCAGATTACTAAGCCTCAGAACGGCTATAAAGCCGACCAAGAAATGTGTGAAGAACACATCGAAATATGGGGCCCTGATTTTCTTTATGAAGTAGATGTAGTAGCCATAGGTCGAAGCTCTACTGCGGTACGTCTAATTGATATACGTTGGGAATTCAACAGTGTGAACCTTTCCTTCTTTGTTTCTGAAGACGGTAAGAGCATTAAAGAATACGACATCTTTAAAAACGAACTTAATCTCCCACAGATTCAAAATACTTACGTTAATTTGCTTTTAAAATAAAGTGTTATTATTACTACCTGGAGTTATGACTCCAATTTGGCCTCAAGGATAGTCAAAACTAATCCTATACCCTCTCTAAAAATTGAGGCCTCTATTCAGAAAGTTCTCTAGACGACAAATGGAATACGCGATCTGTGAAGTCGAGACAAACGTAAGAGATATAATCAAGTGGGTTATATCCAGTGAGAGCTTTCGAAATAGAAACGCGGGTGTGGCGGTATTGGCAGTACGCACATGACTTAAAATCATGTAGGGCTTAAGCTCTTACGAGTTCGAATCTCGTCACCCGTACCAAATTATGATTAAACTAGAAGAATACATCAAACTTCCTATTACTGAAAGGAAGCTCCATTTAAAATTGGAAGAACCATGCTTAGAACGTGGTGGTAATTCAACTAATCACCGAGGTGTATTAGCCCAATATCTTAATACTTGGGTTTCCGCTAAAGGTGTTGTTTTGGCTCATGCTTGTAATAACGGCAATTGTTCAAATCCAAATCATCTTTATTGGGGTACACACCGAGAAAATACAGTTGAAGATGGAACTAAATTCGGAACTTGGAAATCATCTTGGCAACGAATAGTTGAAAAATATGGCTATGAAGAAGCGTGTAAAATGAATAGCCGTAAAAATAAATCTAAAGGTAAACCGTTTTCTGAAGAGCATAAACGTAAATTACGTGAAGCCCATCAAAGAAGACGTGATGCTAAAATTAAGGCCCTTTGTACTGTCGAGTGAAAGTACCCGGCTCATAACCGGTGTAAGCTGGGTTAGACTCCCAGAAGGGCCACCATTTCGTCCTCTTAGCTCAGCTGGATAGAGCAACAGCCTTCTAAGCTGTGGGTCGATGGTTCGAATCCATCAGGGGACACCAGACACTGAGGAAAATATTATGAAAGTGTATGCCATAATTTCTACATGGTATAATTGTGAATATGGCTATGATGAGTATTCTCTCCCAATTGAAATCTGTTCTAGTGAAGAACTAGCCAATGAAATTAAAGCGAATCTTAAGGAAGAATACGCCGACAAATGTGAGCAATTGCTTGTTGTTCCTTACAATGTTCGATGAGGAAAATATAATGAGTCAAAAATATCCATTAGGATTTGCCTTAATACAATGGAAAGGTGGAAGCCATTCCGAAGCTGTAATCTTTCAGGATAAAGTAGGCAATCAGTGCATTCAATGTGCTAATTGGCTTTATACTCCTAACGTTGTTCCTTATCTGTCTAATTTTATCGATGAAATTGAAAACATCGTGACAGATATTGATGATATCGCCATGATTATGCAATGGGGTGATTAATGGATATTGGTTCAGGTTCAGGTTATCCTTCATCTGCATTAAGTAACTTTGCACCTCATGCTTTTACAATTGATGGTGTAGAATGTGCTTCGATGGAAGGATTTTTGCAATCACTGAAATTTAGTTCAGTCGAGATGCAAGAACATGTTTGTACCTTAGTTGGTAAAGCGGCTAAGTTTAAAGGTAAGAAAAAGAATTGGTGGCGTACTCAAACTCTGTACTGGAAAGGCGTGCCTATGCAACGCCAGAGTGACGCCTACAGACTTCTTATCGAACGAGCATATAATCAATTAGGTCGTAATGAAGGGTTCAAGAGAGCACTCCTGGCTACGCAGAACGCTACGTTAACTCACTCGATGGGCAAATCCAAAAAGAATGAAACCGTTCTGACCGAACAGGAATTCTGTTCGAATCTTTATCGAGTTCGTGAAAACTTAAAACGTAACATGCTTAAAGGTGAGTAGATTATGATTAACATGTGCAAACATCCAGAGATGAATGTGTTCTATCTGGTTGACACTGAATCGACACGAGTTCTATCATATTGGAATGATAGCTGTTTAAATACAGCGTTCTTAGACCCTCTTATTCGTAAGAATCTAATTCTGGTCGAAGAAAATTGCCAGCGCGAACCTGCTCTTCATTTTGATGAATATTTCAAATTTGAAGGTTTCTGTCAAGTCGATATGTAATATGCTTTAAGGTGAATATGATAGAATTAATTAAAGATCGGAAACAAAATCCGGTATTCGAAAATGATTTTGTTCTATACGGTGTTCGTTGTAATTCAATGGGCGACCCTGGTGAAATGCGAGTTGGTCGAGTCCTTGGTAAGAACGGTTACGGTGTAGAAGTTGAAGGTAGCTCTAAACGATTTAAGGCAGGACACTTCTTGACTAAGGTTGATGAAGATTTTGCTATACAGTTCAAGAGATATACTGAATAAATAAAAGTATCACGGGGAGTTAATTCCGTAGAGGTAGCGGTGCAGACTGTAAATCTGTTGTCATTGCGACTCGGGTGGTTCGACTCCATCACTCCCCACCAATTCAGGGTTGCTAGCTCACTTGGTTAGAGCACCGGACTTTTAATCCGGGTGTACGAAGTTCGAATCTTCGGCGACCCACCAATTTGTTGACCTATCGTATAATCGGTTATTACGGCGGACTGTTAATCCGTTTATCAGAGTTCGAGTCTCTGTGGGTCAGCCAATTAAATAGGGTATAGCCAAGTTGGTAAGGCAGTGGATTTTGATTCCACGATGCTCAGGTTCGAGTCCTGATACCCTAGCCAAATTAATGTTCATTTACGAGTGGACATTTGTGTGGCCTTAATTCAGTTGGTAGAATTCAAGATTGTGATTCTTGTAGTCATGGGTTCAAGTCCCATAGGTCACCCCAATTAAAATGAAAACAAGAGGGACCAAGCTGGTATTGACCTTGCGATAGCATAGGCATAGCCCAGATGGATGCGCACCCTTAAGTCGTCGACTTATGAATCCCTGATAAGCACCCAGTCTTCGGATATGGTCTAATGTTCACATTCAGAGCGGCGCAACAATACGAGGCAGTCCAGAGAGAAGAGTTAGAGGTCCATTAAGAAATGCCTAGGACCAAAGGTTCAAGTTCCCTCATTGATTCTAGTCAATGGGTTCTACTACGGCCTACTTGTTAGTACTCTCTGGACCCGGACAAATGCGGGTTACATTCAGTTGGTAGAAGGTCGGGTTCATATCCCGATATGCGATGGTTCGAGTCCATCACCCGCCTCCAAACAAACGGTTCGAGGACCCATCTTTGCTGTAAGCCGAGTAGCGTTTTTGACGAAACGTTCGGATATGGTCGAGATGCTCGCCTCTTAAAAATATAGAGTAGCGTCAACTGCTTTATAACCGGGTGCATGCCCCGGCGTTCCGTACAATTTAGCACTCTTGAACCAGGATGAATAAGTGCCTGTTCAGGGATGAAGTTTATTCGATTTATGATTTGTGTGATGAAATTTGGTAGACATGGGGACGGACTTCGTTTGAGATCGCGTATTGTATCATACGCTGTCGATGAAGGTAAATCGCCGGCAGAACAGCTTTGTGGGTTCGACTCCCATCACAAATCAACTTAAACGAACGACGGTGGATATCGCAAGTGAAACCGTAAGGCGAATGGTACCTCTGGGTGCGACTACGTACAGCGCCGATTCGAAAGGGTTCTCAGAAATGGGGACCCTTTCGGGGTATCTGAGCAAGCGGTGCGCTTGGTATTCGTGGTTTACCTGAGTGGACGGTGCGTCCAGCGAATATGATAAATATAATAAACAACCTATTCATATTCTAAGGAAAAAAGATGTTAAATTTCAATGAATTTCTGATTGAAAACGAAGAACTGGTAACTGAAGCCGGCGAACGTATGACTAAACTCAAGTGGCAATCTGCAATGGATATTTTGCCTCATGCTGACCGTAAAGATTTCATGAAGTATGCAGCATCAGTACAGAAACTTTATGGTATTGGTACTAGTAATCCAAAAGATTATTACAAAGTCCAGAATGCTTTCAAATCTCTGACTGGTGCTGCGGTCGATAAAGCTCCTAAAGCACCTAAGACTAAAGAAGCAATTCCTGTTACCACACCTAAAGTTACTAAAACCGCTACTCCGACTCCAGAGAAAGCTCCTGCTAAAGAAGTTCCTGGAATGAAGGTTTTCAGTAATGGCAAATATGGTACTGTTATTGGTTCTAGTGAACTGCGTACAGCAATTGATGCTGTGATTCCTCTGCTTCGTGATAATGCTACTCTGTATAAAGCTATGGAAACTTATCTGGATAACCTGGAAGATTTTTACAAATCTCAAGGCAGAAAAGCAACTAATAGCGATTACAAACATGTAGGTGAAATCAAAGTTCTGATGACCAAGTTACGTTTCCACTTGGCCGAACTGAGTAAACAAACCGGATTGTCCTACACTATCTAATCTTAAGCCCTAGAAAATTTTCTAGGGCTTTTTGGCATCTAGGTGTTTACAACAACAAAAGGACGTGTTAAGATGTCCCTACACTAACGAACTGGAGATACAAAATGAGACGTAATCTGATTTCAACGGAATATCCTGCTGAGATGTTTGAATGTCCATCGTTCAAAATCTTCGATGATAAAACTATGCATTGGCAAGCCTCTTGGATTATGACTCATGCAAATCTGATTGCTCGTCAGGCTGACGGTGATTATGAAGCTGCCTGGGCTGCAGCACTTCAAGGTCTTCGTGACGGTGAAGCCGCTCTTGAAGATACACCCGATATGCTTGATGCTGATGATGAACTTGTATTTCTCGATGAATCAGTTGAAATTGCTCTGACCGATTATTTCTTTGGTAAAGGACATTAATATGAAACTTTTTAAAGATGTGGTTGTAGGTGAAAGCTTTGTTCTGCATAATGGCCAACAACTGATTCGTATCAGTCCACTGACAGCCCAGTCTCATAACTGCCTGGATTATCCATGGTATCAAAAACGTTTTGCTATCACTGATGACACCGAATGTCTGACTGTAGATGAGCTCATGGAAATGTCTGAGCCTTTGTCCATGGAAAACAGCGAGGAAGTAGATCCCTCGGATGCTGCCACTATTATGCAGAAGTATGTTGCTAACGAATTCCAAGATTCCTTTTTGCCTGATTTTGATAAGTTTGATTGGGCTTCTATCGCTGCAGAAGAAGCTCGTCAGAAATCGGCTGCGATTGCTCGTGGTATCTGGACCGTCGAAACCAAGATTGGCAATAATGGTTGTTCAGTAGAAGTATCAGCCGTAATCAAAGGTTCTCACGGTGAAAAATCCTGGGGTTGGCATGATAATGGTGATACTAAGTATGTAGTTCTCCGTGTAGATTCTCTTTATCAGAAAACTCCTGTTCTGCGTAGCATCATTGAGCTGGCAGAAGAAGAAGCCCGCCGTATCTGCCGTCAGAAAAACTAAGTGAGTAAAACATGATTTATTTTGGTGCGGGTTCTTTACTGTTCTTTGCCAAGCCTTCTAAAGGTATTTCTTTCTCGGAACAGGATTTTCTTATTAGGGCTGTAAGCCCTGAAGCTTTACGTTTCTGCACGTTTTGCTTCTATAAAGATCCTGATACAGGATTTTACAAATTTGTAAAATTCAGGGCTAACAACAAACCATCTGGGCGGCTATATCATTCGTTCGACCATGTGCTTGAAGAGATTTCTTCTAATTTCGGTAGCGACATCATGGGCTTACGTCGCATGAAAGAATATCGTTATGATAGAGAAACAGATATTGAAGTCCTTAAAGCTATGAAAGAAGAATGGTACAAATAGAGTGTTTACAACGCCTGTAGGACATGTTATGATGTTCCTACAGACAAAATGAGGAAAACAACATGCATTATCCTGATAAAGCTAAAGCTGCCGCACAAGCATATTTCAGTTCTTTTGGACGACTGTTTGGACAGACACCTAACTTCCCATCAGGTGAAGAACGACTGTCAGCTTTACGAGCAATGGAAAATATTATTCTGTCTGCTATGCAAACTCATGGCGAAGACGAACACTCTGTGATTGATAATCTGGTGCTCGATTTCATGGAAGAAATTATCGAAACTTATAAGTAGTTTACAACGTGTAGGAGTTGTGTTAGTATGCTCCTACACTACCGGGATATAATTTAATTCTTAATCACATGAAAGGAAAATACAATGGCTATTCTGAAAAAACTGGTTGAATTCATCCGTGCTAAACTGGGTTCTTTTGTTGCTCGTAACACTACTGTAGAAGACCAGTACACTGAAGCTGCTAACCTTCTGATTGATAAAATCACTATGCTGCGTACCAGCCATGTGAAATCTATCAACGAAGAAAAACGTATCCGCGCTCTGGCTGCAGAAAAAACTACTCTGGCAGAAAGTAAAGAAAAAGAAATCAAGCGCCTCCTGGCAAATGGCCAGCCTGTAGGCACCCATGCCAAGCTTGGTCTTCTGTATCGTCGTACTGCTGAAGCTCTGCTTAAGAAGGCCGATGAATATGTAGGTATGCGTGTAGAAATCGAACAGAAAGTAGTTGAGCTGGACGATGCTCGTCAGGACCTGGCTGTTAAGCTCGAATTCATCCGTGAAACTCGTAGCGCTGCTGCTCTTGGTGTTGCAACTGCTGAAGATGTAACTGAAATCGCTGCACTGGCTAAAGTTGCTGTCGATGATACTCTGATGAAAGTTGATACTTTCCACACTGCTGAACCTGGCACTGTAACGACTGAAGCCGATGTTGAAGAATATCTGGCAAGCCTGAAATAATATGAAGAGGGCTTCGGCCCTCTTACTGGGATAATTAAGATTAACCATCTTGAGGAAAATATTATGAGTTTTTACGAAGGTTGTGGGCCTGATATTTCGCCTAAATCAGGCGCCAATAGTGCCGATTACACAGATGAATTGATTGCTGTAACTCGTCATTTAAAACCCAATCAACGAGATATGATTCAGAGTTTTGCTGTTAATACTCGTTTACCAATGGATATTATTAAAATTGCAGCAAAGTACCCTAGTCCAAAAATAACGAATAGCGACTGGGCTCCGTCAAGGTCTTCTATTGGTTCTACTGATTTTAAGGCCGGTCTCGCCCCGGCATTTGTTCTTAATGATATGAACAACATCATTAAGTTCTTTAAAGAAGTAGATGGACATGGACAACTTAAAATTATTGATATCTACTCGTTAGAATATTCAATTTTTGCCTTTAACAATGATGAGCGAAATTGGCAGTCTCTTAAAAGGTCTGTTTCTGCTTTTAATAATCGTAGTGATAACACATACTATATTGCCCTTGAATTCAACAAAACCAAGTTTGGTGTTATCATTACTACAGGTGATACGGTCATTGGTAAGCTTTCTTATACCAGTGATAAGATTAAATCCTTAAAAGAATATTGGTTCCCTAAAATCGACGAATATTTCCATAAGGCTAAAGGACGTAATCAAGACCGTTCTATTATTGTCTTAGATTTCGTAGACCAATGTCGTGCTAATATTAAAGCCCGAAAAGGAGCCTATGATGTACTATAGAATGAGGCCTACATTTCGTCGTAACTTAGATAAGTTTAGTTCAATGATAGTTGCAGCTTTAGTCTCTGCAACATTAGGACTTGTCGCGTGCTTGACTGATATGATTATTTTTGATAAAGGTATGAAAGACCAGATTGCTGATTGGGTCCTCGAAGTAATGAAATACTTAATTTGTGGATTCCCATTAACCTGGTATATGACATACCAATATGAACGTGTGAGTTATTTCTTTAAAGAATATCTTCCATGGAAGAAACATAACAAAGAATATATGACAGAAAGAGCGGCTCGTGATTTGATCAACGAGCGTAAATCAACTGAACTTTTTATTAAAAATGTGAGAAGAAAATGAGCAAGAAAATGAAAAACCAAGCCTTTGAAATTGTTGAAACACGTATTCCTTTGGTAACCGATGCCACTTCTGCTCGTAAAGCAATTGAAGCACTGCTCGAACCGGTGGATGAAGCTCGTGCCGAAGCCTTAATGGACCAATATGGTATTTCTATGAGCCGTGGTGATTATGGCAATGGTGAGACCTATTATCCTAAAGGCACTAATGCTGAAGATAACTATATTGAATATGCTTGTCGTACTATGGACTATGAGCTAGACGAAAACGGTAATCTTACAGAAGGTGTCTGGATTTCTTCAAGCGAGATGTGCTAATGTCTAAACATAAACCTGAACTTGCGATGGCTGCTGCCGAGGCAGCCATTTCTGAAGCTATTAATCAAGCAAAGAAAGTAGCTGACAAATACGACCTGAGTTTTGAAATCGCCCCTGCTTATGGTATGGGTGGAACGTATTATTCTCCTGGATTCTTGAAAAAGGAACTTGAGCATTATACCGAACAAGGCAAGCCGAATTGGGCTACTGTTAACCAACACTCATATTACACCAGCCTCGAATCAGGTGGTTGGGTATCATCTTCTATGGAATGCTAAGGAAACATTATGTCTGTATCTGGTAACATTGAACTCGAACAAGCAGCTAAAGAACTGGCTATCCTGTTCAACAAAGTAAGTGAACTCGCAGCAGCCGATTCTTTCGGTTTCGAATTCGATACCTCTGATGGTAGTATGCATTTTAATGACTGGAACAACTCTTCTTGCTACGGTGAAGAAGTTGGTCGTGAATTCAACGTTGAGCCAGATGGCTCTATCTGGCAGCCTTCTTCTTGTTAAGGAAATAAAATGAAATTTGAATTTGACGTAAACACCGTTGATGATATCGCTAAAGGTATTTCAGCCCTGATTTCTAAAGGCGAAGAAATTGCAGAAGCGACAGGTGAACACTTCTGGGCCGGCAACGAACAATATATTCCTGCATCTTCTGATGAATGGGAAGACTACAGATGGGTCCGTGAAGACCATTATCTTCCGCATGACCAAGGCTTCTGGTATAGTTCTTCTATGAGCCGGTGCTAAGCAGTTTACAAACGGGTGTCTTAGTGATAAGATACCCGTACTTGTTTAGAAAGGAGGAAATATGAAACTTCGTATAATAGATGGTTACCTTGAAATCGATGGCGCTGATGGTACTACATGCATTTCTTTGCCATATGTAGAACATTCAATTTACGGTACTGAATATATCAGACGTGCGGTAGCCGTATATCATCGTCAACAACCAGACCCATTCACTTGGCCTGATATGGCCTGGAACCCTATTAAAGTATTATGGGTACCATTTACAGAAATAAACAAGGACGAGATTGATCTCGAGTCCTTCATTCAAATGTGTAGAGGAAATCAAAATGTCTCGTGAATTAGATTGTGCAGTACGTACGGCTAAAGCAGCCCTTGAAAACCTGTTCCAGATCGCAGCCGACGAGCGCGAAATGGTCCATATTTATTTTGATGATCGTTCTGGGTTAGACCTTGGTGAAGCTATTCAAGTTGATGGCAACTCCATGATTATCAATGGTTGGCAGTCTTCATCTTATCAATGTTGAGGTAAACGTTATGATGTATCATCCTAATGGTGATGGAGAGTGCCACAAAATCTCTCGTAAGAAGTTTAAACAAATCTTCGGCATCAGCTACAAAAAATCAGACTACGGGGTTCGTTTCGAAGATGCTCATTGTGGCATCGACCCTTACAATGAAGATGTCTGTGGTACTACGGACCCATTAGTGTGTTCTTCACTTGAAGACTACATCGAAACCCACAATACTTATTGTTACGAAATCTAGCAGTTTACAAACATATAGGGTCATGTTATAGTGACCCTACTGGGATAACCTTAAGAGGAAAATATTATGATGTTAGTTATCGGTTCACGTGCTCTTGAGCACCATGGTTTGATTGGCTACGACGATATTAAAAATTCTGACTGGGACTTCATTGCAGATGAAGCTGACTGGGAAGCCTTCAAAGGCCGTATGCTCGGTGCCGAAGTTGAAGTTCAAAACGAAGATGTTCGTGCTTTCAAATGCATGCATAACGGGCGCGAAACTTACTTTGAAGCTTATATCGTTAAAAACTGGGGGAATAACGAAGTTCAAACTTCATCAGAAAAACTTCTTGATTACGCATACGAGTATTGCAAAGAAGACCGTTTATCAGGGCTTTATTGGGCGACTCCTGATATCTGCCTGGCGATCAAGTTGAGTCATCGCTTCAAGAAGAATAATCCATTCTTCCGTAAAACAATGCAGCACATTCGTTTCCTTCGTAACAAAGGTTATGGAATTGAAAAGAACCCTAAACTGACAGAAATTATGCTCCAGCGTCAGAAAGAAACGTTGAGCTACAATCATCCTAAACTGGATGTAAGCAAAAATACTTTCTTTAACGACACCATCTACACTCTGGACCATGATAGCATCCATCGTGCTGTAGCTCTGGCGGATCGCCCTGCTTACACTTTCTATATGAAAGACGGGTCTGAAGTCATGACAAGTCGTGAAAAGTTCGAAGCGCTGCCTGAAGCTATTAAACTGGCCGGCGTCTATGAAGAAACATGTGTGTTAGCCCTGGAACGTTCTCAGGTTCCTAATAACTTCCAGAATGTATCTTCAGAGCATTCTTTCATGATGGCTTTAGAGAAGGTCTGTACGTCAATTACGAGTGGTTGGTTCCGTGAATATGCCTGGGAAAACTACCATAAAGTAGTCCATATGTATAAAACTCTTGGTGTGAATGATTACATCGATCGCTTCAAGAAAAACCAGCATATGATTTTGCCATTTAAGAAGGACTGAAAAATGATTATCAAACAACTGTACTTATGGCATACTAACTCTGATTGGATTTGGAAATCCGAAAAATTCTTTGCTATTATTTTAATTGGCTTTGCGTGTTCTGGTATTATGGCAACATTCACGTATTGGGGACTTTCTATCTTCGGTCCTTGGTTCCAGGGAAGCGTGCAGGTCTGGTTCTTTACTTGGATTACAGCTTTTATCCAACAAATATATTTTTGGTCTAGATATTCGAGGTATGTTCATTTAGTACGAACAAACCGTATGAATATCCGTACAGGTGAAATAGCTACAAATGGCTTTATCAAAAAGTGGTGGAACACTCGTAAATATGCTAAAGAAAATCTGCAGAATGCCAAGAATAGAGAACGTGAAATCGCCTTAGGTTTTGCAGGCGAAATAAAGAAAGTGACTGGTGGTGAGTTACTTCCATAGTTTGCAATAGTGAGGACATGATAAGATGCCCTCCTAATTAATCTGAGGAAAATATTATGAATGGTCCAAAAACTTTTGATTCTCAAGCTCGTGCTGTAGGTAGTTTTGCTGGTCGTATTGATAATGATAAAATCAAAAATGAAACGATGTTCTTTAACTGTGATTTAGGTTTTGCTTTTGAAAACGGCGGTCCTATCACTCGTAGCTTCATCATGAATCTGCCTGATGATTGGAATAACGACCAAGTTGTAATTGATACTCGTATTCATATGCTGATGCCTGGCTGGTACCCTGCTATCCCTGGCTACCACCATGATGACGTTCCACGTCCTGATATTCCGGCAGGTCAGCATTTCTTAACTGCAGGTCAACCTGATTATGATAACCCTCGTTACCTTTCTGAACATATTATTGGGCTCGTTAACGCTGATGTGTGTCCTACTCATTTTGCGACAGGACGTGCTACGTTTTCTGAAGTGCCTGAAGGTAAAACTATTTACAAGCACTGGCATCCAGAAGTACTTCGTCACATTGAAGAAGGAACTCTCAAGCAATGGGAAGCTCCAGACCGTACATTACTTCAATTCGACCACGCTACCTGGCATACTGGTTCTAAGGCTGTTAAAAATGGTTGGCGCTGGTTCGGTCGAGTCTCCCGTAACACAGACCGAGTCAAAAAGATCACAAATGAAATCCGAGTGAACGCCCAGGTTTATCTTGAGTTCCCTATGGAAGGCTGGTAATGATAGCTTGTATTAATTGGCGAAACCTCGATGATTGCCATCGAGGTATTCTAATCCATAATGTAGATTGGTCTCATTGTCCGTCTGGTTTAAAAAGAGCTTTAATTGAGGAGCTTTGTATGGGGTATCAGCCTAATGTGTCTTATCCTGAAAAGAAAACTGAAGCTGAAAAAGAATATTGGTATGATAAAGTAGATCGCAATGTCGACATAGGAATGCACTCGTTAGGTTGGCTTGGATATGCTCCTATGGTGTATTTCTTCCTATGGCCTATCTTAATGGCTAAAGGTCTTCCTATTGGTGCGGCCATTTTTATTTCTTTAGTCTGTATTTTACCATGGGTAATTTTCTCTGTTCTGGTTGGTGGTGCTTTAGCTCTTCTTGTTGGTATTATAGCCTACGGGATTCATTATCCGTTCCTCAGAAAACGTGAGAAAACAGAAGCAAAACAAAAAGAATTTGATAAATTCATTAAAGGGTGCCGAAATGGCCGTAATTAAGAAAGAAGTATCAGCGGGGATTATGTTCTTCACTGAAGATAAAGAACTATTCATGGGTCGTGTGACCAATTCAAGCCTTGCTCCTGGAATGCCTTCTCGTTGGGATATTCCTAAAGGTCATATTGAAGAAGGCGAATCGGCTCTTGAAGCTGCGGTACGCGAATGTCGAGAAGAAACTGGTTTTATTGACTACAATCCTGCGCTCCTGGTGGACCTAGGACGTCAGAAATATGCAAGTAATAAAGATTTGCATGTGTTTGTTTATCCGCTCCCTGTTCGCCACGAGCAGTTCAAGGATTGCGTATGCACAGCGTATCATGAAGATCATGAAACAGGTGAACGGTTCCCAGAAATTGATGCCTTTGCATTGATTAAACCATCTCAATGGAATTATGTCATGGGGCCAAGTCTGTTCAATGTGATGCAACGCCTATTCCCAAAAGAAAGCAAGTCTGTAGGTTGATAAATACTTCTATCAATTAGATAGGAGGTCCTATGGACATTTTTGGTATGCTTCGTATTGACGAAGGCTGTAAATTAGAATTATACAAAGACACTGAAGGTTTTTGGACTATTGGCATTGGACAATTGATTACTAAAAACCCTTCATACAATGTAGCACGTGCTGAACTTGATCGATTAATGGGACGGGTTTGTAATGGTCGTATCACACAACAGGAAGCAGAAAATCTTTTCAATTCTTCTGTAGAAAAAGCTCGTAAAGGTATCCTGGGTAATGCTACTCTAAAACCTGTTTATGATGTGCTAGATGAAGTTCGCCGCTGCGCGTTAATTAACATGGTGTTCCAGATGGGTGTTGCCGGTACAGCAGGTTTCCCTAAAGGTATGCGTCTGTTAAAAGCGAAACAGTGGGACAAAGCCGCAATCGAGTTAGCTGATTCTCGCTGGTACAAATCCCAAACCCCTAATCGCGCTAAACGTGTGATTGCAACATTTAAAACTGGTACTTGGAAAGCATATGAAAACCTATAATGAGTTTATTGCTGAACAGGCTTTGAATGAAGATGCCGATGATCTGCGTCGGATGGAATTCTTGGCCAAGAAAGGTGGTTTCACTTTTACTCCTATTAAAAAAGTAGGTGGCTTCTCTTATAAAGTTGGTGATTATACCTTTGGCAACAAAGGTTCAGGCCAATGGCAGATCGTAGATAAGAAAGGTAATGAAGTCGAATATCTGTTTGGTAAAAAACTTAGTGATATTGCTGCACTAATGGCGGATTATTCTAAGAAGTAGTTTACAACTCCGTTTGGCCGTGTTATGATACTCTCATACCAAACAAACGGAGATTAAAAATGACACGCATTAACTTAACTTTAGTATCTGAACTAGCTGACCAACATCTGATGGCCGAGTATCGTGAATTACCTCGTGTATTCGGTGCTGTTCGTAAGCACGTTCAAAATGGCAAAAAGCTCAAGGATTTTAAAATCTCTTCAGTTTTCATTTTAGGTACTGGTCATGTAACATTCTTTTATGACAAACTCGAGTTCTTGCGTAAACGTCAAATTGACTTAATTGCGGAATGCTTAAAGCGTGGCTTTAAAATCCAGGACACTACTGTTCAGGATATTAGCGACATTCCGGCTGAATTCCGTAATGATTATGTTCCAACCCTAGACGCTCTTAAAATTTCTCAAGCACGTCTGGATGAAAAAATTTCTCAACGGCCTCAGTGGTATAAACATTATGGTAAGGCTATCTATAACTAATTAAGGATTAAAAATGAAAACTTATCAAGAGTTTCTCACTGAAACAACCCAGGCCCAACGTGTCCAGGGTGGCTATATCTGGATTGAAGAAATCAAACCAGGTGAAGATGAAGGCGTATACAAAGTAACCGTTGATGGTCCTGGTGGCAAACGTGTAACTATCAAAGATAATATCGCTGGTTATAAAGCAGCTCGTACTGCAGCTACAAGCCAGATGCGTAAAATTATGGTTGATAACCCAACTAACAAATTTGCTGCTAAAGTCTTCCGTAAAGTTGGTAATAAACTTCACGACCCGTTTGCATAAGATTTCTAATAAAGGCAGACACACCCTCTCCTCATGAACATTGTTCCTCTGAGTGATGGACCTTTTCCTACCTGTAATAAGGTCGAGCCCAAGTGCGGTAAGGGGTTACATAGTGTGACATGGATGAATTATGCGCCAAGGAATGGCCCTACTAACCAGAGAAATCAAAATGAAATATTTAACACCTGTTTATCTAACCATGATGTACGCTTTCAAAGACCGTGCATTAGAACGCTTAGATGGCGAAACCTGGGACTATTTAAGTCCCATAAGCAAAATGCAAGAGTTTGGCACTCTTCGTATCGACGGCGGTCGTCAAACCGGCAAAACTTCTGCTGCTGCGGAGTTTGCATCACGTTGGCGTGACGAAGGTGGGGATGTAATTGTACTGAGTACAAATTCGTCTCAAAGCCTTGAACTGGTTGACCTCATTAAACGTAAGTGCACTACTAATCGCTGTTTAAATAGAAACCACCAAGGTTTTGTTATTGGTGACACAATTCGTAGCTTCTTGGCGGATGATGGTTTCAACAAGTACAGAGGTTTACGCATTAACCGGGCTTTGATTATAATTGAAGAGCCGATGAAGGTCCCTGAAATGTCTAAGTTCTATAAGGCGTATCAAGATCTTGTCGAAAGGTATATGTGCCAACTAAATACACCTCTGCCTCTTTTCTTTGTGATAGGAATACAATGATGCGTTATATGTTTATGGACGGTCCTTTCAAGAAATCTGTTATTGAAACCGAAGCAACTATTGAAGAACTGAATTCAAAACCAGATATCCAAATTATTTTTGTTGCCGGGCCTCTTTATGGCCTGGTATCTCGCAGTCTAATTTGCTATGACCGTAAATTGATTCGTGCTGTTCCTGTATTCAAGGACCCAATCAAATTAGACATTTCTGTTCGTTATGTAAAAGAAGGCGGCTATAATGGCGCAAGTTATAATCAAGGGTAGTCAAAAGGCTATAGAAGAATTCTGTTCATGGTTCAGCAATAGTGGCGAACAAGGCTTTATGGAAGCATGGGCTGATTCTGGGTGGAATGCCAAAGAATGCAAATATGATGATGTAACTACTTACATTGGTACTCGTGGCTATGGAATTAATGAGCCTATTGAGCTAGTCGAATACGACAAAGAAACTGATAAAGAAGTTTTTGACGGTGAACAGCTTTCAGCCATGCAGCTCTTGGTTCCTAATACCGGACAAACCTTTAATTTGAAAAGGTCGAATCATGATTGAAGATATCAAAGGCTATAAGCCACATACTGAAGACAAAATCGGTAAAGTAAATGCTATAAAAGATGCTGAGGTCCGACTTGGGTTAATTCTTGATGCCCTGCTTGATGAAGCACTTGCAACTAAAGTTGACCAGACTCATGGACAAATCAATGAAGACCTTATTGCCGCAGCTCAATTGAATATTGCTAAAGAACGTCTTAAAGAAGCAAGTATGTGGGCATGCCGCGCCGTTTTCCGACCTGAAGAGAAATACTAATGCAAATTGAAAGTTTACGTGATTTCCAAAGTGCCATTGCAGATGCTTGTACAGCATACCATCAGTATCTGCTGAAAGACCAAGAAGCGTGTATCGAAGAAGGTCAAATGGCTTATGCTCAGCAACGTTTAGAACAAGTCAAAGAGTTCTATCCTGCATTGGTTGAAATTTGTTCAATCGCAGGTAAGCTCACTCCATTCCAAGAGTAAGCAGTTTACATCTCCTTTTAGTTGTGTTACTATCATCTTACACACTAAAAGGAGATCAAAATGTCTATTGATTCAAGCGTTTACATTCGCCGCAACAAACTTCGTCGTATCTTTGAAACAGAGTTCGCCGAAATCAACAAATCTATTGCCTCATCCTGTACTGAAGCAGGCGTAAAACGCTTCTTCGTCAAGTATAGTCCTCACCTCTTGGACCGTGCTATTCAACGTGAAATTGATGAGCAGTACGTCTTTGCACTATTCAAACGTTTTCATAATCATGTTAAAGAAGTTGTAGAATTTCTTAATATGCCGGCATTACCCGATGTTGAAGAAGACAAAGAACCTGGTATCAATTACCGCCCTCTTCGTCTTGAAATCACCGACCGCAATCTGTGGTTAGGTATGACCGTAGACCGTCCTCAGCCAGGCAAAATGCCTTCTCTATGCTGTCGTATGGCTTTCATCAACAATCGTCGTCTTGAAGGAAAAACTAGCACAAAAGTTATTGATTTAATCTAAGAGAGAATTCATGAAAAAAGTATTAGCAACTTTACTATTGACAGTTAGTATGTCTGCCCATAGCGTAGAGCCTACTTTCAGTAATGAACAACTTGACAATTTGCAGTACGCTTACGCGTTCGGTGAACAGTTCCAAAAGTCGGGTAAGTTCAAAGAACCATCGAAGCGTTATGATAATAACGGTTTAGGTTACATAATGGCTGGTTTGGCTTGGCAGGAAAGTTCTGCAGGCTTAAATACAGGTGAAGAAAAGCATAAGCATCATGCTTACGGCATGTTCCAAAATTACTTGCCTACTCTACGTAATAGGATGGCGCAGGTTGGTTGGAAGATGTCAGATAAAGAGATAATCAAAATGGTTAAGGAGCGCAAAAATAGTGCGTCCTGGGCTTATATTGAATTATCTTATTGGCTAGAACGGCATAATGGTGATATGAGGAAAGCCATTGCTTCTTACAATGCAGGCAATAATGTAAAAGCTGGGAATAAGTATGCATCGCAGGTTCTTGCTAAGGCAAATTACCTTAAATCCAAAAGGATGCTACATCAAACGGTGGATTAAATGTTAAAACAAATAGCTTTGGCAGTATGTTTAACACTAAGTGTGGGAGTATCAGCAAATTCTGAAATTGAAATAACTAAATCTAATATGACAGATATATTGGATTACGCAAAGCGTACGGCTAAAGATTATTGTTCTCCATCAAATGTGGATTGTATTTTAGAATTCAGTAATCAGGTTATGAGCTCATATAAAGACGGGCAGATGGATGCTCGTTCTCGATACAGAGAGAAAGCTTTATCCGAAAGATACGAAAACCGATTAATGACAACTGAATGCATTCCTTCAGATGCTCAATTTAAAGACGTATGTACGTCTATGGTCGACCGATTAGTCGACGCTTATAACAGAGGTTTAAACGCTAAATGATTACCAAATACATCACCGGTAATATCGTGGAATTGTTCAAGTCTGGGCATAACGTTGCTCACGGCTGTAACTGTTTCCATTCTATGGGTGCTGGAGTAGCAGGACAACTAGCAAAATATTATCCTCCTATTCTGGCTATCGACAAAGCCGATACTTTGCTTGGCGACTCTTATAAGCTTGGTACTTATACTAAAGCAACTAAGATTCATGGGCCAGGTGATAATGAAGTATACTGCTTTAACCTTTATACACAATACGAACCAGGTCCAAATCTTGACTACGGCGCTTTAGTAAACTGTATGATAGAATTGAATGAATGGGGTTCTAATAAGATTGTTCCTCCACTCGTTTATATGCCTCGCATTGGTTGCGGTATTGCTGGTGGTGATTGGAAAAAGTGTCAGTTCTTATCGACATGTTCACTCCTAATCTTAATATAATTATTGTAGATTGGGATGGTAATTAATGCAGACCCATATTAAAGAAAAATCTCGTTGTAAGGATTGTAAATGGCCAATTGTGTTCTCATTGTGCAATGATGCGTTGATGAATACACTGCCATACAAAATGTGGGACTGGTGGTTATATTGTTCTAATAAAACTTGTAAGAATCATGGCGGCGAAGGATTCTTCCAATTCACTCCAGACTGGGTAGAACCAGGAGAACCAAAATGACCATATCCGATGAAGAACAGTGCTATATTGTAGAGCAAATTGATAAGCTTATTAACTTAGCTCAAGAAGTAATGTATCAACGTTTAGAAGGTCCTCAGAAACTTTTTGAAGAAGCCGAAGCTGCTCTTGAAAAGCAACGTAAACACATTCTTGCTATGGATGGTATAGAATATGATTACTAAAGAACAGAAAGAACATATCTTCTGGTTAGCCGATGAGATGCGTATTGCTCAGGCTGCGGCAACATGGTCTGAATCCAATTGGACCGCATCTCGTTCAAGTAAAGAAGAAGATGAACAAGAAGTCGACAATCTTCGTGAACAGCTTGAACAATATTTAGAAAGCATTATGGCTTAAGGATTTATAATGGCTCAACTTTATTTTCATTATGCAAGTATGAATGCCGGTAAATCACTGGCTTTGCTTTCGCATGCTAATAACTATAAAGAACGTGGTATGGGCACTTTAGTAATGAAACCTTCGATTGATTCAAGAGATTCATCTACTGAAATTGTATCTCGTATTGGCCTTAAACAAGAAGCAAATATTATTACTCCTGGTATGGATTTGCTTGAGTTCTTTAAATGGGCCCATGTCCAACGTGACATTCATTGCGTAATGGTCGATGAAGCACAGTTCCTTGAATCTGAACAGGTTTTCCAGTTATGCAAAATCGTAGATTTGTATAATTGTCCTGTAATGTGTTATGGGCTTCGTACTGATTTCCGCGGTGAGTTATTTGAAGGTTCTAAAGCATTACTTGCGGCAGCCGATAAATTAGTCGAACTCAAAGGCGTGTGTCATTGTGGACGTAAAGCTACAATGGTAGCACGAATAAGGGAAGATGGCTCTGCTGTAACTGAAGGAGCTCAGGTAGAATTAGGTGGTGAGGATCGTTATATCTCACTGTGCAGAAAACATTGGTGCGAACTGGTGGGTGTATGAAACAAGTAATTTGCTATCGATGCCTTCATGTTTATGATCATGACACTGCACCAAAGACCAAAACTAAACGGCTTCGTGTTAAAGAAGCTGAATGCCCAAAATGCAAATGTAAGGTGACTTTAGGATGAAATTCTTTAAATCTGGTTTTTACTATCGAATATGCAGTTTAACTACTATTCGAGGTAATTATGTCAAGAACTATCCGTCGTGCGGGCTGGCACGTAACCACTTCAGCTAAATGGCACGCTCAAAAGAACAATCCATTTGCTTATGTAAAGAAACATCAAAGCGATAATAAAGCACGTAACGAAGCTTATATCGAACGTGATATCGCCGAAAACATGGAAAGGCCGTTAGAGCTTGCTTCTATGATGAAAGAACGCCATCGTGATTCATTCTGGAAGACTCTGCGCTGGAAGCGCTATGCATCACCAATTCCTCGTGTATTCCACAAGATGGAAATCAAACACTCGCTGAGAAGCGATACCGATTACAACTGGGACGAAAAGGCCGCTCGTAAATACGAGAAAGGTTTGTCAATGATGTTGTGGGACTAAAGTAAAATTTAGGGTACACATGTACCCTAATAAATACATATAACTAACTAAAGAGGTGTATATGCAGTATTTGTCTGAAAAACAACTACGTAATCTGTCTATTGAATCTTTAGATGAAATCCGTCGTGAACTAGGTACTATGATTGGTGCCTCTAAACAAGATTTCAAAGAAAACGGATTCAAGGCTGATTATACTCACCAACGTTTACTGGAAAAATACCTCAACCAAGTTAAGGCTGTCCTGAACAGCAAAAAGAATATTTTAAATCGATAGGAGTCCACTTATGGACCACCTTAAAAAGATTTGTTTTCCACTCACACTAATCGGGGTCTTTATGGCCCCAGTCGCTTCTGCAGCATCAAATGAAGCCGAATATACAAAATTCGTCGAGGGAGCTTTAAGTGTCTATAAGCAATTTAAAGAACCCAGTGTAAAAGAATCTAATAAGTTCTTGAGCTTTGTTAATTCCCGATGGAAAGCTAATAATGAAGTTTGTTTATCAGGAGTTTGCGAAATCGACGGACGCTCTGCAGCAAAAGCGTATGCATATACGCATAAGGTTAAACTAGACAATGAAATTTAATGATTTCGTAAAAGGAAAAGGAACTGAAGTAGACCAATTCATAGGTTGGTTATTGGCTTCTACTGCTTATGTTAAATCGGCACATCTTGAAACAGATAGTTATGCCAGGCATAAAGCTTACGATTTCTATTATGCTGAAATACAACCCCTAATCGATAAATTCAGTGAACAATATTTAGGCTTCTCTGGTAAGGCATATGTTGCTTCTTTACCGAGTGCAGCACAAATGCCTAAAGATACTATTAAGTTCATGGACGAAATGATTAAATGCGCAGAGCCTATTTACGATAAAACTCCTAGAGCACTTCATAGTGTTCTTGACGATATCGTCGGAGTTTGTTATCAAACAAAGTATTTGCTTTCGTTGAAATAAGGGACCTTCGGGTCCCTTTCGGGCATTTAAAGAAGGTGTTTACAAGCTCTTTCAAACGTGTTAAGATGTTCCTACACTAACGAACTAGAGAAACTCTGATGGAAATTATCGAACGTATTGCAGAACACGGTGGTGGTCATATTGGTGTAACTCGCTCTATCGAGTATAACAACGGACATGACAACACCTTGATTACCATGGACATTTTTAACGGTCGTGCTATCGGCGCTTCCTTTAAGTTCAGTGGTATGTCTTCTTTTGGTGGCGGCGAAATGAAACTTGAAGAGCTTCGTCGCTTTAAACATATTCTTAACAGTTTCCCGGAGCTCTGATGGCTGTCGGATTTGCTAAAGATGGTGCTGAACAAGATGAAATCGCCGCAGTCGTACAGGCTGCAGTAGTTCATGCTCGAAGCCAAATTAATGATCATCATGAAAGTCTGGAGTTCTGTTACGAGTGCGACGAACCTATCCCCGAAGCACGTCGTTTAGCAGTAAAAGGATGTATGTATTGCATCAAATGTCAAGCTATGAATGATAGCATTTTTAAACGAGAGCCACGTAACTGTTGGCATAGGAGCATGCGATGAGTTTGTACGACCCATATGGTAGTTCTGAAGATGGTGTGATTGTTCTGAAGCCAGAGCATTCTATTGCTGATAACGATTCACTTGATGTAGAAGTGGATGAATGGAAAACCGTACCTGGCGGTATTATTATGCATCAAGGCGAAGATACTATTGCTTTAGACCCAGAACAGGTCGAAGCTTTGTATGAAATTCTGAAGCACAATCGCTAAGTGTTTACAACGTCTGTAGGGCATGTTATGATGTTCCTACAGACAACATGAGGAAATTAAAATGAGTTTTCCAAAGCTTGAAGTAGGCGACCTGGTTCTGACTCGTACTTATACAGGTGAACAGTCGGTAGAAGTTTGCCAATACCGTGCCGCTACAGGTAATCTGATGTATACTCTGTTCCACCCTGAAATTCTTCTGACTTGTCAGTTGGAACGTTTTATTAAAGATAGTGATAGCATGCCTTATAGTATGACTATCGTACGTAAAAGTGACCAAGAGAACTATGCAGGTGTTCTTGCTGCAATCCATGATGCAAAAGCTAAAGGTAAATTGAAATGAAAATTGGACTGAATTACGAAGGGCGTGGCTTCGGTGCTACTATCCATAATGAAGATGGCGACGATGATATTGAAATCAGAGCTCGTTCTATTTGTGAAAACACCGTAATGACAATTACACAAGGCCGCGATGTTGTTGCTTTATATAAAAGTGATATTATTGCTCTGCGTGATTACTTAGTACAAATTACACCAATTCTCTAATCTTAATTTGAAAGGAAATATAATGAATATTAACACCAACTCTTGGCACTACAAACTCGTTGCAAACACCTTCACCACTTCTAAAGGTGTTCCGCGTTCTCTTTGTCCTTATGTCCGTGGGGTAATCTACCGTATTCTGTTCCTGGGCGCCATTGGTACAGGTCTGACATTGATGCTTTCTAATATGCTTGTTGACCCTATGATTGGATTAGGTATTGCAGGTATCTGGGCTTATGTGGCAAGTTTCTTTGCTTCTATTGTTATGTTAGCTGTTATTCTTGGTGGCGCTTGTGCTATCGTATTTGGCGGTGTATGGGTATATCAACGTATCCAAGACTGGTGGGAAGACCGTAAGTATGACAAAGAATTAGAACGTGAACGTCTGAAAGAACAAGGTATTGAGCCAAAGCAGCCTAATATTGTATTCGCTTTCGTTAAAGCCAAGCATGATAAATTCTGCCCTACTCTGAACTTCACCAAACCAGAAGATAAGGAATAAGCCATGTTTGTTAAACAGAGTGTTGTTGAAGGTCGTCGCCAGAAATGCCTGGAAACAGGCCGTTCTTTAGAAATCCATCTGGATAATGGTCAACGTATTGATGGTATTGTTGACTTTATCTCTGAATTCCAGGGTGCAGCAACGATCTTTATTGATGGCGGTCGTGATACCAGGCTGTTGTTAAAGGTATATTCAAATCGTACTCTGATTGAGCTGGTTGAGTATACCAAAGGTTCAATCCGAGTTAATAAAGTAAGTAAAGTCACTGTGATGTCTCAAGGTGTTCAAGAACAAGTTTCTTTCGCCGGTGATAAGATTACTCATTACCACAGTGAAAAATCTAAAGTTATGGTCCCGGTCGTAGTTGGTGATGTATTTGGTAAAGCAGGACATTTGTTTAAAGTTCTTGCTATCACGAAAGATGGTGGTAATATGTTCCTTGAAAGTGATCATGGTAAAGCTGTAATGGTCAACTTTAATGATAAATCTCTTATCGATGCATTCTCTGGATTTGAATGGGGTAATCCTACACGATGAAGACAATTATGAAAGGCTACTTCGGTAGCCATTTATATGGCACGTCAACGCCTGAAAGTGACACCGATTTCAAAGAAATCTTCGTTCCACACCCTAAAGATATTCTTATGGGTCGTGCAATGAATCATACTAACATGAACACCAATAACACTGCTTCTAAGAATGGGCATAATGATGTTGACCATGAACTCTATTCTCTCAAATATTGGTTGGAACTCGCTCAGTCAGGAGAAACTGTTGCTCTTGATATGCTTCATACTCCTTCTAATCTGATTGTTAAATCTGATCTGCCTGATGTTTGGAAGTTTATCCAAGATAACCGTGAACGCTTCTATACCACAGATATGAAATCCTATCTGGGTTATGTCCGTAAGCAAGCAGCTAAATATGGTGTTAAGGGTTCTCGCCTGGCAGACCTGAAAGTTATCCTGAATATTCTGAACGATTATCCTGAATGGAAATATGAAGATCGTCCTAAAGATAAGGCTCATAACCAACGTTGGAAGCTTGGCGAAATTGCTCATCTTTTGCCAACAAGTGAGTTCTTGTTCTGGAAAGATGATATCGATTCTAAAATGGGTGTTCAACGTTTTTATAATGTTCTCGGACGTAAATTCCAGGACACAATCACTATCGCTGAAATCAAATACAGTTTGACTAAGCTTGAAGCCGAATATGGCGAACGTGCTCGTAAGGCAGAAGCTAATGAAGGCGTTGACTGGAAAGCTCTGAGTCATGCTTATCGTGCAGGTATTCAGTTACGTGAAATCTATCAAACAGGTGATTTGGTATTCCCATTGCGTGAAGCCGAAACAATTCGAATGATTAAAGCAGGTATGTTCAAATTCAAGTATGTTCAAGAACTCCTGGAAGATACTGTTGACCATGTCGAACTTCTGGCAGTGAATGCAGAAAAGAATGGTATGCGTTCTTCTGTTGATATGAGCTTCTGGAACAAGTTCCTTGAAGAGGTTTATCTTGCAAACCACAATTCATATTACCGCTGATGCAAAATTCATGGTCTCTTACGGGAGACCTCATAAAGGACGTAGATGGTATCTCGAAGCGGTTTGTCGTGAAACCGGAAAGCGTGTAAATAGTAAGTATGCTTGTCGTCCTACTCCTAAACAATTCAGAAAGTTTAAGAGATGGGCGTTAAGCGAACTCCGTTTTAGTCTTTATTGGAGTCAAATATGACGGCAATCCTTTTAGCACAACTATGGTGGTTTATGCCTATTTTTCTTGTAGGAGTGTACTTTACCATTGGGTTCTTGATTACCAAGGCCTTCATTAAAAACGAACATATCCATTCAGCAGGTGATTGGTGGTTCTGGTTTGTTCTTTGGTTACCTGCATTCTGTGTTGGTGGATTATGGTCAGCGACAGCATGGCTTGCTAAATTACCAAAACGAATCGCAGAAAATCAGATTAATAAACAATAAGTTAAGGGCCTTCGGGCCCTTTCGGGCATCTTTTTTCACAAAAGTGTTTACATCTACAGCGAATATGTTATTATAGCTGCATCGAAACAAATACTGAAATTCACGGAGTAATAAAATGTTCAACGTTCAAATCAACAAAGGTACTTTCCGCGGTAACGATATCTCTGGTAAGTTTGTTGCTACCAAGACTTGGTTCCCAGATGCAGTACCTGCTCATGAAGCACATCTTGGCGATGGTAAAGTCTTCATCCAAGTTGATGGTAAAGAACGTGGTGTATGGGTGTTCAAATCCGACATCGAAATGGAAGGTATGGAGGTTTCCCCACTGGCTACAGTTGAGTCAGCTGAGGAAATGAAACAGCGTATCAACAAGCGCTTCACAGTAATGAACATGATGACCAAAGGCATCATCTCTGGTAACATTCGTTCATTAATCATCTCTGGTGCTGCAGGCATTGGTAAGACTTACAGCCTGGATAAAGCTCTGAAAACTGCTCATGAATACGGCGAAATTGTTTACAAAAGCATCAACGGTAAAATCTCTGGTATTGGTCTTTATGAGCAACTTTGGAACAACCGTGATGCAAATAGCGTTCTGCTTATTGATGATGTTGACGTATTCTCTGATATGGATATGCTTAACCTCCTGAAAGCAGCACTTGATACAGGTGAAACTCGTAAAGTTTGTTGGAGCACTGCATCTGCTTATCTCGATGACAAAAACATCGATAAAGAATTCGAGTTCGAAGGTACTATTGTGTTCATCACTAACGTTGATATCGATAAAGAATTAGAACGTGGTTCTAAACTTGCTCCACACCTGCATGCTTTAGTGTCACGTTCAGTTTATCTGGACCTGGGTGTCCACTCGAACGAAGAAATCATGGTTCGTGTTGAAGATGTAATTCTGAACACCAATATGATGCAGAAACGTGGTTTAAGCGACGCTCAGACGTCCATGGCGCTCAACTGGATGAAGGCTAATGTATCTAAGCTCCGTAACGTGTCCTTACGTACTGCGCTTTACCTGGCCGACTTCGTCGCTACTGATGCAAATGGTTGGGAAGAGATTGCTGAAGTTACTCTTCTGAAGTAAGTGTTTACAACGATAGGAAGGCATGGTATAGTCTTCCTATCAAAACGGAGATATGAAATGAAATTTTTGAAAAGCGTGTTTGATGAGTTGATTAAGATTCTTGCAATAGCTATGATTGCCATTGTGGCAGTAAAAGCTTACAATGCTTGGACTTACGAAGAACCAAGTCAAATGCTTATCGACATCTACAAACGTGATAACACCGTTCATCTGATTTGAGGAAAATAAAATGTTCACTAACTATATTGCTTCACTGTTCTATGCTCTGATTGGTAACTCTGAACTGGCCCTGCGTCATGAAATGATTGCTAAAATGACCTGGGTTCTTGACCGCCAACAAGCCATTACCGATCTGTTTACAGGTGGTCTGGTGTGCGGTGCAGCTGTAGCTGGTGTAGTGTTTATCGGTTCTAAAATCAACTCTAAACTTCAGGTGGCATAATGAAACTCTGGACTTATGAAATCAAATTCAAACGTTTTGTAGATGGTGTTTGGGATGGCAAATTCCGTATGGCTACTATTTCAGCTGAAAACGAATTCCAGGCAGTATTCCAGCATGGTCAAACTAACGGCGTAGCTTTCCCTAACCAAAACGTTGAAGATGTTATCGTTATGGTCGACGGTGGACAATCAAAGTATTTTGAAGAAGGTTGTACGTATGAAACCTTAAGCGGTGATAAAGTCACTATGGTTAAGTTCAAAGACCTCGATCTTCTCAAACGTACTGGCTATGAAACTATTATGGATGAAAACGGTGTTCATCGTTACTCTCGTCGTGATCGTGGTCGCTGTACCGGCAGTCCTACTAATTCTCCTAAGAACATCCAGCTTGGTTGCTTCTGGCAACGTATGGACATCGACGATCCATATTGCTATATCATGGAACGTAAGCATAAGGTCTACACCGAAGAAGAACTCTACAATGGTGAAGACCAATGATTACTTCAGAACAAATTAAAGAAATGATTCGGCTTGAAGTGAAACGTGTTATTCGTGAAGAACTTGAGCTGAGTGTTAACTACGATGATTTGTTTGGTACACTTTCTATTAAAGCATCATTTGATGGTGAAGAAGTTGCTGAAGCAAACATCTATCGTTCCGACATTAATGACTTAATGGGTGATTAAATGACTCCGATTAATCGTTTAGAATGGGCATTGTTTAATGCCTCTCAAGATTTCAAGAAAGCTATGGAACGTGCCGTAGTTAAGCATATCCAGTTCATGAACGTAACTTTCCATCAGATTCGCATGTACCCTATTACGCTGCCTCACTTACGTAGGCGTGTGACTCTGATTGCGAAAACTAAGTCCTTGGTTACTATGGACCGTGAACAGATTAATGCTACTCGTGGCTACCAGATTGCTAAAAACCTGGCCCATCTTGATTACAAAAAAGCTACTCAACCTAAAGCGCCTGTGAGTGCCTGGTTCGGTGGTGAATATGATGAAAGGACCTATTACTGATGGAACCTGTACTTTTGGCCAACATCATTGGTGCTGTATCATGGTTTGCTGTCGGTGCCGGGTGCATCTCTATCACAGGCATCAAACTTCGTAGAAGTAATGCATTCAAAACATTGGTTTGCATTCTTGCGTGGCCTGTATGGATTTTCTATTGTGTGAATAAGGAAGACTAATGACTCCTCTAGCAATGGCTTTAGCTTTTTTTGTTGCTCCTATGACTTGGCTAATTTCTGGGCTTCTGATAGCCGCAATGTCATCAGGATATGTTAAAGGCAAAACAGCAATGAAACGGCTCCCGAAGAATCTTTTTATCATTTTCTTCTGGCCGGTATGGGTAATCTACATCATTTATAAGAAGTAGTTTACAATGGTGTAAGAGCGTGTTAGTATGTTCCTACACCAACACGGAGATACAAAAATGTTAACTAAAATCATCAACGACCTTTTTGAAGAAAATCGTAAAGCCCATCTTGAGCACCGAGCGAAAGTTGAAAAACGCGCCGAGGAGTTGAACTCAGGCTGGAGCAAGTCCCTTTACGGACGTGAATCATTCGATAAAGTCGTAGCTCCTACCTGGGGTGTTGATGACCGTCCACATGCTCCATTTGATGGATATCTGTGGGAAAATGAATTAGGTGAAGTGGAAGCGTATCACGCTGGTAGTTATCTTCCATATGTCACTGAACTCGACAACTTTGACAAGCCTGAGTATACCGGCGACCACGGTTGGTGGAAGCTTCGTCTTACTTATGACATGTACAAAGAAATCAAAACTTTGAACAAAGTAGAAATCCAGACTCCATATAAAGTATGGGACTTGGAAGGCGGTCATAAGGCTGGTATGTGTAAAGTACGTGCACATAAAACAATCCTGGAAGCGATTCAGGCGTACAGTGAAGCTTGGTATAGTAATTATTATGCTGAGCTGAATAAGTCCAAAGGCGAAGCTCCTGTGGGCAAACAGACAGTAAAAGGTAAGGTTGTTTCAGTCAAAGATTGGATGGGTGAATATGGTCCAGTCTTTAAGATGACTGTTCGACTGGAAAATGGCGCTACGGTTTATGGTTCTCTGCCAAAGGCAGTTCCACATGACTACCGTGGCGATATCGAGTTCAAAGCGACGTTTGAACATGCTAAGGATGACACTACTCACTCCTTCTTCAAACGCCCTTCATCAGTGGTGATTTAATGATTATTCTTTCAAACTGGGTCGATAACACGGCCCTTTATCCACCTGCTCACATCTATGCTGGAATGGCTAAAGGTAAAGCTGAGAAGCAGGCTGAAGCCATTTGTGAAGAACTGTATAAGTTTAATTGGGGTAAAGATAAAAACGTTCTAGGCGAACTCAGAGAGCTCTGGCGCCATACTAATGTTCTTTGTGCTCTGAACTATGATGGAAGTGTTAAACGTGAAGTCATGGAAGCCCAGTTCACAAAGCTCCAAGATGCTTTAATTGAAGCTAATAACAAACTTCAAGAAGTTTACAAAAAGCATCAAGACCTGAATAAATGGTATAACACTAATCTTAAAGTGAGTAACTCTCAACTTAAAGAAGCAATTTATAGCTACAAACAAGCCCAATTACGAATTATTGATTCGAGGTCCTAATGGAAGTTATTTTATTCGCAGTTGCCTACATTGTTGTAGGCTTTGCATCGGCCTTCTATTTCCGTTGGGTTGGTGATTGGTTCTTAGATGACTTTGATGGAAGCACAGCAGCAATGGTTGTTGTGATGTGGCCTGTATTCTGGGTATTTTATATCCTTAAAGTTTTGATCAGTCCATTCGTTTGGATTTGCGAAATGATTTTCGACTAAAACGCTTTAGAAAGGGCTATGGTATAATGAATCATGGTCCTTTCAAAACGGGATTATTTATCAGCCAATAAAGATAGAGGAAAATATTATGTCGGTAGCAAAAGAGTTGAAAATGAATAACAGAATTGTAGTACGCGAAGCGTGCCGTGTAGCGGCAAATCATTTCCGTCATCCGTCTAATCATTATAAAAATGATTTCACTGATTCATCTACTGTGATAAAGAATCATCCTGATGATATTGGGCCTTTTATTCGTCAGATGGCATTATCTCTTGATATCAATGCGCTTAAACATATTGGTATTCAAGAAATCATGAATCGTTTACCTCCTCTGTCACCAACATTTAATTATCTGTGCGTGTATGACTTCTATAAAGCTCTCCGTGATAGTAAATATTTTGCTGTCGAACGAGCACTGAAACGTATCTCTCAGTTTGGCGAGCGCAAAGAAGGTATGAAGTTTACTCGTAAGAATGCTCGTGGTCATTACACCTCAGCATGCTCGCCGACAATGAAAGCTTATACCCAAAGCTTCTGTTCAGAGTTTAACTACAACTGGCGTATGATTCTGGCTCTCGGTTCTCGCTTGTGTGTAGGAAGTAGCCGCGAGCTAGAATTTAAAACTGGGTGCGAACCACTGCCTTATCTTGATGCTAAAATGATCTCAGGGTGTGATAATAAATTCACTGTTACAATTGTCAACCATGCCCCTGAAGAAAAGACATTTGCACAGCTTCGTGCTTTTATGAATGCGACTAACCCAGAATTGTTCCATTATACATTCCGTCGTTTTGGTACAACTGTTGTATTCACAATAACTGTTCGTGCACCACAAGTTAAAGCTCCTGATTTTGATGAGCCAAAAGATACTATTAAAGGCGAACTGTCTGTAGATACTTCTAAAGCGAATTTCCTTAAAATCTACAAGCCTGAATCAGTCCCAGTCGAAGAACATTTCTATAAAGAAATGGAAAAGTCCGTGAATGAAATGACTCTGATTGTAGACGATTATGATCGTCAAATTGATGAGCTCACCGGTAAAGCAGATAAGATTCGTGCACAACGTGCTAAACTGCTTCATGCAATGCAGGAACTGCGTAAATGAAAAACCAATTAGCCGAAGATTTAGATTTATCCTTACCTGAAGGCTGGACTGAAGTGGACCTTGAAAAAGGTCCTGTTCCTTTCAAGGGTTGTGATGAAATCAAAGTTCCTGAAATCAACTGGGCTACTGTATTAGAAATGGCTGATCGTCGTGAATGGGCTCGAAAGCATGCAGAACCTTGTCCATTCTGTGATAGTATTCAGGTACAGCTTACCCAATGGGCTACGCCGACACTCCAGTTCAAGTGTCGTACATGTAAACAAAAATTCGTGAGAACCATAAAATGATTAGTTTGAAACTTGATACAAATGCTGTACTTAAATTGTTTGGTGATGAAGAGTCACGTGTTGAACTTCAACAAGCAGTCATCAATAATGTTGTGCAGGAACTCGTCCTGAAGAATAGTAAGAACAAAGTACAAGAAACTATTCAGAAAGAAATTAGCCTCGTAGGTGCCCGCCTGCCGGACGTAACTCCTATGGTTAAAGAACAGATGAATAAGTTCTTTGTCTCTAAAGGCTGGAATAAAGTTGAAGGTACTTTTGAATTAGAACGTGTCATGAAAGAAGAAGCAAATCGTGTTGCCTATTCTCAAGTGATGGGTGCAGTAAGCGACCAGGTTGAAAAGGCTATTAAAGACCTTGAAGGCCGTATCGAAAATGCTCTGAAGATGTCCGAAACTCGTATGGAACAACTTATTGTTGATCGTCTGAATAAGAAGTTCACTGAAGTTCTGGACCGTGCTATTGCTGAACGTGTTAAAACCATTTTCCCTGGGGTGTAAGATGAATCCATTTGATAATAAAGAAAAGATTTCTAATACCCCTGAAATGAAGGCCTTGTTCAAAGAACTTCGTGGTGTTACAGCTAAAATTTGTCTCCAATACGCTGAAGAAAAAGGCGAAGCTTTGAATATGGACCACGTTCATCGTTCTATTCATGCTGCAACAGATTTTGATATTATCATGTTTAAAATCAATGCAGCAACTCAGTTAGCCCAGCAACCAGAAACATCACTGCCGATGTCTGAACGTATTGCTATTGCTGGTCATGAAGCATATAAAAAGGTGATTGAAATTGGCTAAACAACGTAAAGAATATATGGAAGAAGCAGAGCGTTGTGCTCTGCGTTTATTCATGATGTATCACAAAGAGAATAATTCTGCTCCAAGTGATTCTGTGATAAAATCAGCTATGACAAAAGCCAAGAACTTTGCCTCTAATGCGATTTACCACGAAGCACGTAAACGTCTTGGCATTCAAGGTTATTCTAATTGGAGCCATCCACTTCACATGCATCCTGATTTTAATGATGTACTCGAACAAATTTTTAAGGAAATAGACGAAGATGTTAACGATTTTTGGCTACGACAGCACAATCCATAAATGTGCCTATTGCGATAATGCTAAACGCCTGGCGACAATGAAAGGTATTCCATTTGAGTTTGTTAATGTGATGCCTCAGAAAGAAGTATTCGATGACGCTGTTATCGCCGACCTTCTGAAACGTCTTGGTCGTGAAAGTAAGGTAGGTATCACTATGCCTCAGATTTTCTGGAACGATAACCATCTTGGTGGTTTCGATGATTTCCGTGCTGTAGCAGGACAACTGAAATGAACCTTCATTCATCTCCTTGGGGATGGACTCAAATTCCAATAGACGAGTTAGAACGTCTAAAGAAAATTGAGAAGATGTTCTGGGAACTCAGAGAACAAGAACATGATGTTTTCTCTGAGTGGTTTAATCTACTAGAATTGGAACAACTGAAAAATGAAAGGTCAAATTATTAATTTGGGTGATGGCGTTCAAGATGACCTCGAGTGGAAACTGTATGAATATATGGTTGAACTTGCGAAGTCTGAAGGCATAGAATGGGCTGTAGAGAACCAATGGGGTGAGAATACCGTTGTTATTGGCGGTGTTGCTTATGAAGTCCAATGGCAGTTCGTTGGTCTCGAGAATACTGACTATGAGCCGGTCCAGAATAAAGAAACAGGCCAAACCGATTATATTCCGGTAGGCGAATGGTTCTGGGAATATGATGATGCTCCTGATTTCGAAGTCTCAAGCTATTGGCGTGACCAGTAAGCCATGGTATGCAGCTCGATGGGAAACCGTCGAGCCTGAAGAACCTGTTTACAGAGAGAAGGAAGAGTGTTATGATGAACCTTCCTTAAATGAGTTAATTGATATGGAGTTTGGTTATGAGCCTTGTGAATAAAGTTTTTGAAATCATTTCTGATGATGAAGAACTGCAGATGCAATTTCCGGAACTGAAGAAAGGTGTTGTGTTCAAGGTTGTTACTGTTGCTGAACGTGACCGTGACTATGAAGACGGTATTACTTCAGTTAAAATCAAGAATGGGCCTTATCTTCATGTGAATGGTCGTGACTCTTGGTTCTGGTGTTTCTATTGTGAAGATACAATGGACCAGCTGAAAGAAATTGAAGAGCTTGCTTCTGATTTCTTCCCTGAAGCTCCTAAGAATCAATTCGATGGTATGGAAATTACTGTACGCCTTGAAGAAGCTAAATCCCGTGTAAACGGTTATGAAGCCAATCTTATGCAGGCCGCAGCCGATTATATCCAGCAACTTGAAAAACAATTAGCTTTTTCTGATAGAGCTTTCTAAGCATAAATAAGTTCATCTACTTATGGGGTGAACTTATGCTTTTAACTGGAAAACTATACAAAGAACAAAAACAAAAATTTTATGATGCACAACATGGCAAGTGTTTAATCTGTAAGAGAGATTTAGACTCTGATGTTCAAGCTAACCATCTTGACCACGACCACGACCTAAACGGGCCAAAAGCCGGCAAGGTTCGTGGGTTGCTATGCAATTTGTGTAACGCTGCAGAAGGACAAATGAAGCATAAGTTCAACCGCTCTGGTCTTAAAGGTCAAAATGTTGACTACCTCGAATGGCTTGAGAATTTGCTCGTCTATCTGAAAACCGATTATAGCGAAAACAATATTCATCCTAATTTTGTCAATGATAAAGCAAAAGAATTTGCTCGTGGTAATAAAGATGATATGATAGCTATGTTCAAACAACATGGCTTTACTTATATCGAAAGCGATACAAAAACTAAGATGGTCGCTTCGTTCAAAAAACAACTGAGGAAATCGTTAAAATGAATTGGCTGAATACTCAACTCTGTGATGCATATGAACTCATTATGAAAATGGGTGAAGAATTCCCTGCATTGCATTCAATGCTTCTTATTGATTCTCTAACTAAAATGGTGGGCTAATGACTCAGTTCCGTAAATATCTGGTTGTAATTCTGTTTGTTATTCTGATGGCATACGCAATGGTTGCTATGATTCCTGTTGTTATTGCTGCTGCACTGATTCATTATATTGACCCTAAAATCGACGGCGAAAAGTTTGACTTCAAAGCTTCTATCGATAAAGCTATCGCCAAGGTTGAAGCTAAAGCCGAAGCTATGAAAAAGGCTGACAAATGAAACGTTTTGAAGAATTTGTAGTAATCGATTGGAAAGAATGGGACGACCTCGGTGACGGTTACCAGTTTGGTGGTTGTACACTGAACCCAGATTTCTTTGTCGGTGAAGAAGAAACATTGGCAAAAATTAATGAAGTAAGTTCTGAACATGGTGTTCTTCCTTCTGTCTACTTCCAGTTCGCTGATACAGGTTTCCTTATTGAAATCAGTTTATGGAAAGAAGATGAAGACGGTGAATATAAAGAACTAGGTTCGTGGTCATATGAAGGTGGTATTACACGTGGAAAACCAATCACTAAAGATTGAGGTCTACGGAATTCCAGAGACAGTAAGTCGTTGTCCTGGTTGTATTCATGTTCGTAAGATTTTGGAAGGCTTAGGTCTTCCATTTTCGTTTTATGATGTGCTCTCGCCATCAGAGAATGGCGTAGGGTTCACTTACGATAGGCCTCTTATAGTTTCATTAGCCGAGCGTGCAGGTTTCCCTACGCTCAACATACGCTATCCTGTCATCTTTGTTGATGATAAGCTAGTGCACAACATCCGCTTCTTTAAGCAATTCCTCCTCGAAAAGGGCTTTGACCCTGACATCATAGAAGATTAGGTGTTTACAACTCCATTTGTTCGTGTTAGTATGTTTCTACACCAACAAATGGAGATACAAAATGGCTACTCTTACTTCTAAAACTAAAACCGTTCGTATGGAATTCCGTGTAGCAAATCGTCACGGGCACTACAATCTTGTTGTTGAAATTGGTAACAAAGAAATTATCTTCCGTGCACTAAGCTGCCGCACCGATTGTTACGTAGAACAAGCCAAACTAAATCCACAACGTATTGCTAACTGCATTTTTGCTTTAGCTTCAGATACATTAAATGCTGAAGTTGAACAAGTCGTTCATGCTATTTTACTGGAGCTGAATTGATGAGACTCGACAGTACTACACCAAAATTAGAATTGAAAAATGCTAAAACAATTCTTCGCTTCATTTACAATGAAAAGCAAGTTGTTTTTATTACACTATGGCCTGTTGATGAAACTGAAACAAGTTATGTGGCAGAGTTTGCTAACGGTCCTCGTGTGTCATTGATTCGACGCAATGAGTCTATTACAGATCGTATGGACATTCGTAAACGCTTTAGCGATATCGGTATTAAAATCGATTTCTATATAGCCGATATGGTTATTAATCTGATTCGTGATGCAATGCGAATCTCATAATTTACAAACCCATGAGGACAGGGTATAATGTCCTCCTTGGATAACAAAATATTAACTACTGAGGAATTTGCTATGTCTCAAGCTATCAAAAACGTTCTGAACTCTTTCGCTTATGACAAAGTTGTTAGCATCATGAAATCTGGTGGATACGTTACGCCTGAAATCCTCGACCAGTGGGAAAATGATCTGCACGGTACTATGAAAGAAAAAGACCAGAAGATCGGTAAGGCACGTATTCGTGAACTGGTTGTAGCTTATATTCTGTCCGAATTCAGTACCCCTGCTTTCGGTGTAGGCACTTACAACCCTGATGCAGGCAAGATTTCTGAAAAGACTATCAAGCGTATGAAGTCTCAGCGCAAGAAAGGCTTCCGTGACCTCAAAATTGTTAAGGCGGCAGGCTAATGGCAGCCTTAAATTTAGCCGGATGTCCAGCTGGTACTCGATTCGTAGTACTTAAAGTAGAAAAGATTAATTTCTGGCACTCTCAAGTATCAAAGGTTCATGGTTATATAGGACCTATTGAACTTAACCAGTTATTTGTAGAAGGTAAGCTTCATAACCTTCGTATCTACCCACGTCCTATGGGCGGTACTGAACAAAAATATGGTTGGCTTGAGCCGTCTATTGGTGAAATGTGGATGGAAAGCTTAACTGTTTCAGAACTACAGGAATATCTTGATGACTAAATTATTTCCAGATGATATTGCCAATCTTCGTCTCTTAGGTTATATTGTAACTAATAAAGAAGGCCAGACGTTCGTAGAGAATGACAAATATGTCATTGAAGAAGACTTTGGTCAATGGCATTTGTATGCCACTCGTGAAAGCTCTTACGAATTCCTCGACGCATTCACATCGGTGTATAACGCTGTAGATTACATTAAGGATGTTCTCGAATGAATCGTAACCAATTAGCTCTTGATTATGGCACAAGCCAATTTGTCGTAGACGGCTATATGGGAGTTTATTTTATCCCATACGAAGAAGCCGATGACAGTTATCAGTGGCATGTGTCCGAACTGAACCACAGTCATTATGAACGTTTGTATCAAGAGCTCACTGCCTACGTGAAAGAAATTGGCTTCACTGAAGCACCGTTCAGTTATAAAGAATTCCTGAACATCTGTGAGCGGTTGTTTGAGATGTACCAGATTCTACGTAAGCTTTGATGCTTTAAATTCAGGTCCTTCAACCTATGATATAATGGACCTATGAATTGAGTAAAGAGGCTTATATGGAACAACCACGTCTGACCAAAAACAATTATGTAAATAATAAGGAGCTTTTAAAAGCTATTTCCGAATGGAAAGAAAAGCTCCGAGCTAATAAAGACCCTAACAAAATCGTTCGCCAGAATGATGTTATTGGTTTGGCAATTATGCTCATTGCACAAGGTCTGTCAAAACGCTTCAACTTCTCAGGATATACCCAATCCTGGAAAGAAGAAATGATTGCAGATGGCATCGAAGCGGCGATTAAAGGTCTCCACAACTTCGATGAAACGAAATACGATAACCCACATGCGTATATCACAATGGCTTGTTTTAATGCCTTCGTTCAGCGTATCAAAAAAGAACGTAAAGAAATGGCAAAGAAATACAGCTACTTCGTCCATAACGTCTATGACGCAGGTGACGATGATATCGTAGGCATGGCGGATGAAACATTCATCCAAGATATCTACGATAAAATGACGCAGTATGAAACTTCTTTAATTAAGACGCCAGGGTCTGATAAGAGCGACGAACCTAAAGAAGGTGAATTGGATTTTTTATATGAGGCTTCAAATTAACCTCACTGGGTTTCTAGATGAAATCGGTGACGATGTATCAGCATTACCGTATTTGCTTAAGATGTACTTACGAGACGTTGAAAATTTACCGATTTCAATCGACCCATTAAATCCTGGTCGCGTTGAATTGACCAGCGAAGAAAATGAGGTAGAATATTCTTATCATTTAATTGATGATTTGTTCTATCTCGATATTGAATTGACTCCTAAGGAATAACAATGATTGACAGCCTATCTCAATTGACTGATGAACAAATTGAAGAAGCCCAGAAGCGTCTAGAAGAAGCAAATGCTAAAGAAGCTACAGCTCAGGCAGATGCAATTCTTAAAAAGAACAAACGTGAAATCCAACGTTTGAACCTGCACGCCCAAGGTGCTGTATTAGAAAATAATTATCCGGCGTATGAATATGCAATTAAAAAGTTGCGTAAAATCTATCGTCAACCTTACACCGATGACATGATTGCCACGATGTGGGAAACTACTCGTCAACAAATCTGGAATATTATCAATGCTGGTACAAAAACCGTTTAAGCGTCTCAAGGTTAACGCAGGTTTCACGTTCAACCATGATTGCAGCCTTTGTGTAAAGGTCTCCAATTCCGAATATATTGTATCGGGTGCGACTCACGGTAATGGTCCATCTAAAACGGACAAGAACCAACTAGTGTGGGTTGATTCTGCTCAAGTTAAAAGGTGGTTTGAATGGTAAAACATCCTGATTTAGATTTCTTTATTAGTGCAGAGGATGTAGATGTCTTCATCAGCACAGAACTCATCTAAACCTGATTACGAAAAGGTTCGTGCTGGCAAGGTTGAAGCAATGAGACGATTCAAAGAATCGTTAGAAAAAGCTAAAGCCGAAGGCACAATCACATACAAGAAAATTTAAAGGGCTTCGGCCCTTTTTTGCTATCAAATCGGGAGATATAATGACTACAGAGGTGAACAAATGAAAATTATCCATTCCGGCGATTGGCACTTAGGCGTAAAAGCGGATGACCCATGGGTTCAAGAAATTCAATTAAAGGGTATTCGTGAACATATTGCTTATGCCAAAAAGCACAATATCAAAACTATTATTCAGTACGGTGATATCTTTGACGTACGTAAAGCGATTACACACAAGTGTATGGAATTCGCTCGTCAGATTATCGAAGAGCTGGCCGCAGCTGATATTCATCTGATTACTATTGTGGGTAACCACGACATGCACTACAAGAACACATTGACTCCTAACGCGGCTCAAGAAGTTCTTGGTAAGTATTCTAATGTGACTGTTATCGAAAAACCCGTTTCGATGGATTTCGATGGTACGTTGATTGATTTGATTCCATGGATGTGTGACGAAAACACAACTGAAATCATGGAACATATCAAAACAAGTTCTGCTGAATATTGTATTGGTCATTGGGAACTTAACGGCTTCTATTTCTATAAAGGAATGAAATCTCATGGGCTCGAACCAGACTTCCTCAAAAAATACAAACAAGTGTGGTCAGGCCATTTCCACACAATCTCTAGCGCAGCTAATGTCAAATACATCGGCACACCATGGACGCTTACAGCAGGCGACGAAAACGATCCTCGAGGATTCTGGGTTCAGGACACTCAAAAAGCGACGTTTGACTTCGTCCCAAATTCTACAACATGGCACCGTAAGATTAGTTATCCCAACGAAACAATCAATTACGACGAATTTAAAAATCTGGCAGTTCGTGTCATTGTTGAGCAAGTTGATAAAGGACTACCTAAGTTTGAAAGTGAACTCGAAAAAGTAGTTCATTCACTTAGGATTGTTTCGAAGGTCGATGACAGTGTAGATAATGATAGTGATGAAGAAGTCGATATCAAGTCATTGCTTGATTTGATGGAAGACTATATTGACGCTCTTCCGGACGGTCATTCTGATGAAGACCGTAAATCATTAAAGTCATTAGCTAAACAACTTTATATTGAGGTGAGTAAATGAAATATGATGTATTCATGGGCTCTTATATGCATGAAGAGCATGTCTGTTATGTGGAACATCTTGACTGTACTTTTTACATCAAATATAATATCAGTGCTAAATTCGATGATGATTTAAACGCCGAAGGTTATCATGTTACTACAGATATGGGTGTAGAGTTTAGTTTTAATGCATATCCGGATGATACTCCTACTTACGTATTAGAATTAGCCGAAACTCTTATTAAGGATGAATGGTATAGTGAAAATGTATAAACATGATTTCCATATTGGTGATGGCTGGTTTGGTAACATTGAATGGGACGTAGATGGTTCTTGGTATACAGGAACTATGTACGTTACCTCCGAATATTCTGAAGGTGTTTCATGGGCTATGGAACTCGACGGTGTATTTGATTCTTCCGAAGAAATGTTAGAATATGCTGAACAAGAGATTCGAAGGAACAATACATGAAAACGTTTAAGCTAAAGAAAGTCATCTATAAAAATATTATGTCGGTGGGCGCAGCGCCCATCACTATTGAACTTGATAAGGTCCAAAAGACTCTTGTAACTGGTAAGAACGGTGCAGGCAAATCAACATTCCTTGAAGCAATTACATTTGCTTTATTTGGTAAACCATTCCGTGATGTTAAGAAAGGCCAGCTCGTAAACAGTTCTAACAAGAAAGACCTTTTGGTCGAACTCTGGATGGAATTTGATGGAAAAGAATATTACATCAAACGTGGACAAAAACCAAATGTCTTCGAAATCAGTGTTAACGGTAAACCTCTCGACGAATCTGCCTCCGCCAAAGACTTTCAAGAACAGTTTGAACAGCTCATTGGAATGTCTTATTCAAGCTTCAAACAGGTTGTCGTACTCGGAACGGCTGGATATACTCCTTTCATGGGATTATCAACTCCCGCTCGAAGAAAACTTGTCGAGGATTTGCTCGAAGTAAGTATTCTGGCTGAAATGGATAAACTGAACAAATCTTTGATTCGTGAAACTAATAGTCAAATCCAAGTTATAGATGTCAAGCAGGATGGTATAACTCAGCAGATTAAAATCTATAACGACAATGAAGAACGTCAGAAGAAATTATCCGGTGAGAATGCTGCTCGTCTGCAGACAATGTACGATGACTTAGTAAGTGAAGCCAGGGCGGCCAAGGCGAACATCGAAAAGTTAACTGATGATTTACTTGCCGTTATCATCGATGATGACCCTAGCGCTCGCCTGAGTGACCTGAGCAATGAAGGATTCAGTATCAAGAATCAAATTGCAACATTCGATAAAGTTGTTAAGCTTTATGAGACTGGTGGGCATTGTCCTACGTGTATGCAGGGGCTTGAAGAACATGGTAATGTCTTGACTAAAATTAAAGACAAAAACTTTGAGCTTCAAAAATCTTTAGATAAAATAAACGAACAATATCGTGAGCTGAAATTAATTCAAGATGAAGTTCATGCTCAACAAGGTAAAGCTCGTGAAATCAAGAACCAAATTCAGGCTCATAAATCTACTGCAATCACTGCTGTAGAAAAGGCTAAGAAAGTTAAAGCTCTTATTGACCAGGCTGCTGCAGAATTCATTAGCCATGCTGATGAGATTGCTAAGCTTCAAATAGAACTTGATAAATTAGTTAAAGAAAAGACAACGCTCGTAATGGAAAAATACCATCGTGGTATTTTGACAGAGATGTTGAAAGATTCTGGCATCAAAGGTGCAATCATTAAGAAGTACATTCCAATGTTTAACAAGAAGATTAATCACTACTTGAAAATCATGGAAGCAGATTATGTATTCACTTTAGATGAAGAATTTAACGAAACGATTAAATCTCGTGGTCGTGAAGACTTTAGCTATTTCAGCTTTAGCCAAGGTGAAAAGGCTCGTATCGATATCGCTCTGTTGTTTACATGGCGTGATATTGCTTCTCAGGTAAGTGGTGTTAATATATCCACGTTGATTCTTGATGAGGTATTCGATTCGGCTACTGATACGGACGGTGTTAAAACTATTGGTATGATTCTTAATAGTCTTAAAGATACGAACATTTTCATTATTAGTCACAGAGACCATGACCCACAGGCATATGGCCAACATCTTCAAATGAAGAAAGTAGGTCGTTTCACGGTGATGGAATAATGGCAATTGAATTTACAACAGGCCAGCACTTACTGGCCGCCCCTGATTTAAAACGATATGTGTTAGTAAACAATATCAACGAGACTTATCATCTTGTTACTGAAAAAATGTTGAGAGATGCTTTTCTTGACGAGTGTGATAAGATAATGTCTGGAAGAAATACATCATGGTTCGTCTATGAGTATTTTGAATAAGTAAGTGAATAAGTAATTGAATAGCTTAATCCGAATGCTTTCAATTACTTATGTTAAAATTACCACGTTAAATGAATAACTTGATTAGAGAGAAATAATATGACATACGCTTCTGCAATCGGCATTACCGCTCGTGATATCCAACCTAAAAACGTCCGTACCGATTCTAACCCTAATAACCAAAACAAAATTCGTCGTGCATGGGTTCTGCATTGTGATGCTGATTCTGCTACTCGTCTGCAATCACTGCCACAAGAAACCAAGTTCATGCTTTATGAAGCTATTGATGATGAAGTAAATGACAAATGGCTCGAAATCATGCGTAAGCACATTGCCGACAGCGTAGCTGCTGGTGCTAAGTTCGTAATTGACCCTGTTGGTGCTGATCGTCTTGAAGACGAATATTGTGTTGATGCAGATGAACAACTTATTCAGGCTGCTGAAATTATTGCTGCGAGTATTCCAGAATTCATCGAATCTCTGCCAGCTGCAATTAAGAAACAAATGGCTGTAATCGAAGCTGTTGTATAATTAACTGACTTGAATAAAAGGTAATTAAATGAAATTCTCTAAAGATACTATCTCTGTACTGAAAAACTTCTCTTCCATTTACTCTGGCATTATGCTTCGTCCAGGTAATACAATTCTGACTCGTTCTGTATCAGGCGCAAGTTATGGTGAAGCAGAAATCAATGATGAAATTGATTTCGAAGCAGCAATCTATGACCTGAACGGGTTCCTGTCTATTCTGGGGCTGGTTTCTGATTCTGCTGAAGTTTCTGTAAGTGAAGATGAAACTAATCTGGTTATTCGTGACCAACGTTCAACAATCTTCTGGCCAGTGGCTGACCCAAGCACTATTGTGTTCCCAGCCAAGAAAATTCCTTTCCCGGTGGCTAAGGTTATTTTCGATCTTAAAGGCGAAGACCTGCAACAGTTGCTGCGTGCTTCGAACGGTCTGAAAATTGATACACTGGTTATTCGTGCTAAAGATGGTAAAATCGTTATTGATGGTCATAACCAACTTGAAGACAAAGACCTGAACCGTCAACTGTACTCTCTGGTTGTTGGTGACCATGATGGTCCTGATTTTAAATTCATCATTAACAAAACGAACCTGAAAATGATTCCTGCTGATTATCGTGTCCATCTGTGGGCTGCTGATAAAAAGTTCGCTGCTAAGTTTGAAGGTTCTCAAGCCTCTTACGTTATTGCAATGGAAGAAGGCTCTAGCCATTCGTTTTAAAATAAAGGAGACTTCGGTCTCCTTGGAGTATTAAGTGAAACTAACTGAGGAAAATGATATGTTGACAGTAAACAATAAAGAATTCATGTGGGAATTGAAATATCGTCCAGGAACTATTTCTGAATGTATTCTTCCTGCTGAAGACAAGAAAATCTTTGAAGGTATTGTGGCTAAAGGGCTTGTACCGAACCTTATTTTAGTTTCAGCAAGTCCTGGTACAGGTAAAACAACTGTTGCACGTGCATTATGTAATGATACGAATTCAGAAATGTTTTTTGTTAAAGGTTCTGACTGTCGTATTGATTTCGTCCGCAACGAACTGACTCGTTTTGCGTCTTCTAAATCAATTGAAGGTCGCCGTAAAGTAATTGTTATTGACGAATATGATTCACAAGGTGTAGCAGAATCTCAACGTTATATGCGTTCATTTATCGATGCATACTCTTCGAACTGTTCAGTAGTTATTACAGCTAATAGCATTGACGGCATCATTACTCCACTGCAATCGCGTTGTCGTGTTATTACGTTTGGTGAAGCAACTCCTGCAGACCAGAATTTAATGATGAAAGAAATGATTCGTCGTTCTGTTGAAATCTGTAAAAACGAAGAAGTTGAAGTTGAAGACCTTAAGGTCATTGGCGCACTAGTTAAGCACAACTTCCCGGACTTCCGTAAGGTTGTCAATCTTCTTGACCAATATAGCCAGTCAGGTAAGATTGATGCAGGTATTCTGAGCATTGTGATGAATACTCGTACCCCAATCGATGATGTTGTTGATGCATTGAAAGCGAAAGACTTTAAAACTCTTCGTTCATTAGCTCCACGACATGTAAACGATTATGCAAACTTTTTACAGGCTTTGGTAAATGACGTTTATACTAAATTGCCTGGACCAAGCATTGTTAGAATGTACGAAATTGTCGGTGAAAATAATCAGTATCACGGTATCGCTGCTAACCCTGAAATTCACATGACCTATTTGTTCATCCAACTTGCTCTGGAGCTCCAATGGCTGTAAGTCTTTTTGATGATGATGTTGAACTGAACGAACACGAGATTGCTTGGAAGTCTCGTGATGAAGATAAGATTCGTGAGCTAGCTGATTCATTCAAAGAGAAAGCTGAGAATGAATTGTTCGCTATCATGAACGATATCACATTCGGTAAGAAACAACGTAACCTGAACGCCTCTGAGAACTATAATCAGTTCTGGGTGAATAATAGTCTAAGTCAGCATGTTGATTGTATTATGCAGGCAGCAATGGCTAACTGTTTGAAGCTTGACGACCAAAGTCATTTTAACTATTTGCTTCATTCTGTTCCTAAAGGTAAAAGATTTGGTAAGTGGGCTAAGGCCCACGATGATGAAGTGAGTGAAGTATTCTTACTTAAACTGCTTATGAAGTACCACAATATCAACAATGATGATGCTCGTATGTATCTCACTACATATAAAGCTAAAGGACATCTTCCTGTGATGTTGAAGAAGATGAAAGGGCTTGTCACAGACGAATTCTTAAAAGATGTGACCAAGAATGTTAAAGAACAAAAAGATTTGAAAAAGAAAGCATTGGAATGGTAACATGATTGAAATTAAACTGAAAAATCCTGAAGACTTCTTGAAGGTCAAAGAAACTCTGACTCGTATGGGTATTGCAAACAATAAAGATAAGGTTCTTTATCAGAGTTGTCATATTCTTCATAAGCAAGAAAAATATTACATTGTTCACTTTAAAGAAATGCTGAAGATGGATGGACGACAAGTCGAATTCACTGAAGAAGATGAAACACGTCGTGACTCTATCACTTGGCTGCTTGAAGATTGGGGCTTGATTGAAATTGCTCAAGGCCAACGTTCATTCATGAAAGAATTAACAAATAACTTCCGTGTCATTTCTTTCAAACAGAAACATGAATGGACTCTTAAATCTAAGTACACAATTGGTAATTAAGCAATAGGAGCCTACGGGCTCCTTTTCGGAGTATAATGGCAGTACCAACAGTCCAATCACTCGGACTATAAACCAAAAGGAAAAACAATGCAAGAATTTTATTTGACAGTCGAACAATTCGGTGACAGTATCTTCGAACGTTATATCGATAGTAATGGTCACGAACAAGTTCGTGAAGTAACTTATGCTCCATGTATGTTCATGCACTCTAATGAGCCTACAGAATATAAAGATATCTATGGCAAATATTGTGTCAAGAAAACTTTCCCAGGTATGCGTGATGCTAAAGATTGGATGCGTCGTATGGACGACATGGGTCTTGAAGCATTAGGTATGGACGACTATAAGTTGGCTTATATCAGCGACACTTATCGTGGTGAAATCCATTACGACCAGTCTAAAATTCGTGTAGCAAACTTTGACATCGAGGTAACATCTCCGGACGGGTTCCCTGAACCAGCTGAAGCTAAGCATCCAATCGATGCGATTACCCATTATGATTCTATCGATGATAAGTTCTATGTGTTTGACCTTTTAGGTGGTCCATATGGTAATGTCAAAGAATGGTCATTGAAACTGGCTCGTAAACTTGAAGAAGAAGGTGGAGATGCTCTGCCTGAAGAAATCGCAGACAAAATTGTCTACATGCCATTCGATGATGAAAAAGAACTTCTTCTAGAATATCTGAACCTTTGGGAACAGAAAACTCCTGTTGTTTTAACCGGTTGGAACGTTGAGGCATTTGACGTGCCGTACGTGTATAATCGTTTGAAGAATATCTTCAGTGAAAAGACTGCTAAACGTCTGTCTCCTCACCGTCGTGTTCGTATTAAAGAAGTTGAAAGTATGTATGGTGGTGCTCGTCAGATTATTCAGTTGTACGGTATTAGTATGCTGGATTATATCGACCTGTACAAGAAATTTAGTTTCACCAACCAACCATCTTATTCTTTAGACTATGTCTCTGAATTTGAATTGAAGGTAGGTAAACTGCCATACGATGGTCCTATTTCTAAGTTGCGTGAAACAAACCACCAACGTTATATCAGTTATAACATTATCGACGTTTATCGTGTTATTCAAATTGATATGAAACGACAGTTCATTAACCTGAGCCTGTCAATGGGTTATTATGCTAAAATGCAGATTCAATCTGTGTTTAGTCCTATCAAAACATGGGACGCAATCATTTTTAACTCACTTAAAGACCAGAAGAAAGTTATTCCACAAATGCAGTCACACCCAGTTCTGCCTTATCCTGGTGCATTTGTTAAAGAACCTATTCCTAATGCTTACAAATATGTAATGAGCTTTGACTTGACATCTCTGTACCCAAGTATCATTCGTCAAGTTAATATCAGCCCAGAAACATTAGTAGGACAGTTCAAAGTACATCCATTGGCTGAATATATTGCTGGCACAGCTCCACGTCCGTCTGATGTATATTCGTGTTCTCCAAATGGTATGATGTATGATAAGAGCTTCCAAGGCGTAGTTCCTGTTGAAATCACTAAAGTGTTTAAACAGCGTAAAGAACACAAAGGTTATATGCTTGCCGCTCAGCGTAACCAAGAGCTGATTAAAGAAGCCAAGAAAACGACTAAAGGTGATAAGCCTGAATTTGAAGTTGATTATCGTTTCGACTTCAATGACGAAGTTAAATCTAAACTTCATGAATTAAGCCAGAAGGCATTAGAATCAATGCTGTTCAAAGCTGAACGTTGTGAAGTTGCAGGTAACACTGCTCAGATTAACCGTAAATTGCTTATCAACTCACTTTATGGTGCGCTTGGTAACGTATGGTTCCGTTATTACGACCTTCGAAATGCTACGGCTATCACAACCTTTGGTCAGATGGCATTGCAGTGGATTGAACGTAAGGTTAATGAATATCTGAACAAAACTCTTGGTACAGAAAATGAAGCATTCGTACTTTATGGTGACACTGACTCCATTTATGTGAAGGCCGATAAAATCCTTGAGAAAGTAGGAATGGAAAAATTCCGCGACACGAACCATTATGTTGACTTCTTAGATAAGTTTGCACGTGAACGTATGGAACCTGCTATTGATGCTGGCTTCCGTGAAATGTGTGAATATATGAACAACCGAGAACACTTAATGTTCATGGACCGAGAAGCTATCGCAGGACCACCACTTGGTTCTGATGGTATTGGTGGTTTCTGGACCGGCAAGAAACGATATGCCCTGAACGTATGGGACATGGAAGGTACTCGTTTCGTTGAACCAAAACTGAAAATCATGGGTCTTGAAACTCAGAAATCAAGTACGCCAAAAGCCGTTCAGAAAGCGCTGAAAGAATGTATTCGTCGTATGCTTCAAGAAGGTGAAGGAAGTCTACAAGAATATTTCAAAGAGTTCAACAAAGAATTCAATGAACTGAATTATATCAGCATCGCAGGTGTATCTTCAGCGAATAATATTCAGAAGTACAATGATAATGGTTTCCCAGGTTATAAATGCCCTGGCCATATCAAAGGTGTTCTGGCTTATATGCGAGCAACAAAAGGCGACCTCACTGTTCCACAAATTGTAGATGGCGAAAAGGTTTATACTCTTCCACTTCGTGAAGGTAACCCATTTGGTGAAACGTCTATTGCATGGCCTTCAGGAATTGAACTACCAATTCAGATTCGTGACCAGGTTCTGGCTTGGATGGACTACAACACGTTGTTCCAGAAAACATTCGTCAAACCTTTAACTGCTTTCACCGATGCAGCTAAAATTGACTATGAAAAGAAAGCAAGCCTGTTCGATATGTTTGATTTCTAAGTTTACAAATGTGTTAGGCTGTGATAAAATGGCCTAACACTTTTTGAGGATTAAAAATGAAACTTAAAATTGCTTTAATAGCAGCTGCTACTCTTTTGACTGGATGTCAGATGCCCCAAGGGCCTATCTACAATGCATCTGAAGTAGGAAAGATTAGAACTCAGGCTGAAGTTGGCGCACGCACAGGCGAAGTCAAATGGCTCAATGGTACAGGCATTACGTATACCAGAGCCCCAAATCAATGTGGTAAGAACTGTGCTGCTCAAGCCGAATTAGCAGATAAACTTGATGAAGAACGTCGTAATGCACAACCGCGTGAAGATTATCTTCGTGCTGTAGCCAAGAACAATGAAATTGACCGTAACACTCGTATTGCAGAATATTGTGAGCGTTTTGTCAATGACACGTTCAAAGAAGAATATAATAAACTTATCGATAAACGTCCATCACGAAGCGATTATCGTAAATCTTATGAATATAGCACAGCTTTTGATCTTTGGAAAAAGAGCTACACAAAGCTCCAGTCCAAAGCCCTTAAAACCGAAAATGAATGTAATAGGGTAAAACGTAATGCATCCAATTGAACGAGCAAAATACGCGTTGTTTCTTCAGTCTCTTGCTTTGGACAAACTAGCCTCTGCGGTGAGTTCTGATTATGAAAACTACCAGCAAATCCTGAGTGTTCTGAGCGTCCCTGGGCTTTCTAATTATGAAGGTCGTGTAATTATTACCGGTGTAGGTAAAAACGCTAACATCGCCACTAAGGCTTCAGAAACAATGGCCTCGCTTGGTATTCCAAGTATGTATCTGAACACAGGTCATTATTCTCATGGCGATGCAGGCTTCATTGGGCCTAATGATGTGCTAGTCCATATCTCTCGTTCGGGTAAAACTGAAGAGATGCTCGGTGTTGTGGCTCATCTTCGTGGCATTCGCCCGGGCGTGAATCAGATTCTGCTGCATTGTAACCCAGACCTGAGTACTGATATTCTGAAGATGTTTGACTACACCTTCTGTACAGGTAAGGCTATCGAGGTTGATGATAATAAATTAGCGCCTACGATGTCTACTACGCTGCTCTTGGCTCTGATTGATACCTTTGCAATTAACCTTTCAGCCGAGCGCAACTTTACTCCTGACGATTTCCTGCGCTTCCATCCCGGTGGTGCACTTGGTGCAATGCTCCGTGGTGACAAATGAAGTACTTGACCGGATTCCTTCTGTTAGCCTTTTTCGGGCTAACAATTTATTGGTCTATCACTGTACCACTAATGATTCCTACATTAGCCATAGGTTGGTGTATGCTCTGGCTCCAGGCCAAATACAATTGCTTCAATTAAATTATGGTACAATGGATGTACCATTTAATGAGGAACACAAAATGAAAAAGGCTGTTATTCTCGGAGCTGGATTGGCTACTCGTTTATATCCAATCACTCATCATATCCCTAAAGTGCTTGTGAACTATAAACAAGACACCATTCTCAAAAATTTGTACATGATTTATTCAGACCTTGGTGCTGAAGAAATTATTGTTGTTGTCGCATCTCGTTTCGTTGAAACTGTTAAAGCATATGCTGCTCAAGAAGGTTTGAATATCACTATTCATGTTGTAGATGAAGCATTTGGTTCTGCTTATGCTATGGCTACAATGCATAAAATGCTTGACGGACATAATGTTGTTGTAAACTGGTGTGATATTATTCCTGACTTTGGTTCATGGAAATGGGGTCAAAATACCATTTATACCAAGGGTGACGAATGTCGGTATAACTTCGACGGAACTTACATAAGCAATGTTGGTGCAACGGGTGGAAACGTTGTAGGCATTTATCAGTTGGCCGACTGGGAATTTTATATGGGTGAAACTGCCGAAGAAATGAATGAATGGTGTAATGGCCAAGACTTCGTAGATTTCTTATATGGTGAAAGTTTCGTTCAATCCGAATTGATGAATATCATCGACCTTGGTGATAAGCCTAAACTGGCTAATGCTCATGCAGACCGTGAACTGAATCGTAGTTTTAATGCGGTTGAAATTAACGAAGATACTGTAACTAAAATTGCGGTAACAGAACAAGGCCGCTCTCTTCAAGAAGATGAAGTCAAGTGGTATTATTCTGTCAATTCGAATTCAATTCCTCAAATCGTTAACTATAATAAAGAAGCTAGTGAATTTGAAATGGAAAGAATTCATGGACTGCCAATGTTCGAACATATCCAGACTTTGAAATCAAATGCTCGTATTAGCATGATTGATAAAATTCTTGATGCGTTACGTTTTGATGATAAAGGTTTCTATCAAATTCATTATGAAATGGAAGATGACTTTAAGAAAGAATTCCATGATAAGGTAATTGATCGTTGTGCAAGCATTCAACCTGTGATTGATTCGTTCGGTAAGATTACTCATGTGAACGGTGTTAAGATCGGCCGTCTGAAGTCTATGCTGAAACAAGCATTGAATCATCTTATTGCTTATCAAAGAAATAAGAAATATTATATTATCCATGGTGACCCTAACTTCAGTAATACGATGATTACGTTTACTGATGGTGATATTAAGTTCATTGACCCTCGTGGTTATTTCGGTAACAGTAAGATTTACGGCCCACGTCTGTACGATGAAGCGAAGGTACTTTATGCGGTCTCTGGCTATGATAACTTTAATGCAGACCCTTTATGGGGTGGTTTGAATATTGAAGGCGAACATGCATATGTTAATATCGAGCCATTAATCTACAAATACGAAAAGATGGATACGTTCAATGACCACCACCATCTGGCTGTAGCAATTATCTGGGTTGCTCTCGGTGGTTATTTCAAGAACAACCCACTGAAAGCTGTTTCAGCCTATTACTATGGCATGTATCTGCTGACCAAACAGCTGCGTAAAATGGGTCGTATGTTAGAAGATGGCACCATTGCTAAAGACCTGCCTGAAGCTATTACGGCCACACTTATCACAAAGAACAGCGATAAGTGGGAACTCATCGATAAAGAAACCGGTGCGGTCTACAAACCAATTGGCGGCGATATAACTCATCAATGGGAACGAATTCGATAATGCATCATGTAGAGAATATGCTTCGTCTGTGCTTTGATATAGACGATTGCATCACGGAATGGAACCATAACCGTGATTATGCAAACTTTAAACCGGACATCGAAATGGTGTCCGCCATTAATGCTCTTTATGACCAAGGACATCATATAACACTTTATACTGCTCGCGGTATGAAATCGGTAGGACCAGGGCGTATTGCAGTTGATATTCTTCCTGGACTACTTCAGAACCTGGCTAATATTGGTTTGAAATTCCATGAATTGCTGACACATAAACCAGTGTATGATTGGATTATCGATGACAAAGCTATGCGTCCTGACGAATTCAAAAGCCTTATGAATAAAGGTGAATTCGAAACTTTTAAATCTTATAAACCAAACTTATGATTCATTGCGTGTACAAAATAACGTGCACGTCTGAAGAAGATGTTAGATTCTATATTGGTAAGCATAGTACTTCTAATATAGAGGATGATTATATAGGTTCTGGTGTAAAACTTAAAGATTATATTAAGTTTAAGAACCCTAAAATCATAAAAGAGATTTTGGCTACATTCAACACTGAACAAGAAGCTTACGATTATGAAGCAGAATTAGTTAATGAAGAATGGTTAAAAAGGCCTGATGTATTAAACTTGAAATTAGGTGGAAATACAGCATTTGTGTATAGCAAAGAATCTCGTGATAAAATGTCAAAGTCCCGCAAAGGGCGATTCACCGGAAAAGATAATCCTAGATACGGTGTAAGTTTGTCTCCTGAAACAAGAGCTAAATTATCTAAAGCCATTACAGGAAAACCAGGACCGAATACCGGAAAAGTATGGTCAGACACATCGCGAATTAAAATGTCTGAAAGCCGAAAGGCTTGTACTGGTGAAAAAGCTTCGAGAAAATCACCTGTAGAAGTTAATGGTGTAGCGTATGCTACGATAAAAATTGCTTACGAGGCCATAGGAATTTCAAGATCTACATTCTTAAAAAGATTAAAATCTGAAGAATGGCCCCACTATAAAAGGTTATAAAATGAACGTATTTAAGGTAGGAACGAATTTTGACTTGGCACTTCTTGATAAAATCGTTGAGTTGAATGCTAAAAATCCACAATCATTGATTAACGAAGTTTATGGAAGTACACGAGCTATGGCATTTGTCGCTGCTCGTCCTGATTTCCGTCTGCCTGATGTAAAAGATGAAGAGCTGGAAGTTTATGTTCGTCGTTGTAACGAACTTGGCATTTGCTTTAACTATACGTTGAACAGCATTAACCCAGGAACTAAACGTGAACTCACCGAATGGAAGAAAGCCGCCATTCAAGAATATGTTCAATATCTATGGTCAATTGGTGTCTGGCGAATTACTATTGCTAACCCAGTAGTAATGGAAATTGTTCGTGAAGTGAATAAAGAAATTGAAATTGAGGTATCAACTATCCTGCATGTTGATGCTGTTACTCAAATCAAATACCTTCATGACCAATACAATATTAAGAAAGTTTGTTGTGGTATTCATAAAAACCGCTCGGTTAATTTCTTGAAGCAGGCCGCAGCATTCTGTAATGAAAACGGTATTATCTTTGAAGTCCTTGTTAACGAATTTTGCTCTAACGCGGGCAAAGGTTATACAACTCATTGTAGTTATCGCGATTCTTGCTATATTTTCCACAGTACCGACGTTACTGCAGAAGATGCAAAATCGCTCGACGGTTATCCAATGCAGCACTGCATTAAAGCTCGAGACACCGACCCTTTCAACTGGTTACGCACACGTTTTGTGCGTCCTCAGGACCTAAAACTTTATCGTGATATCGGCATCACTCAATTTAAAGTATCAGGACGTACAGGGTCGACAGAGTACATCATGAAAGTATTAGAGGCATATTCCTCTGAGAAATTTGAAGGTAATCTCCTTGAGCTCTGGAAGCCACTAGAAACCATTTACAATAATGAGTCTGATGCAAACTATAGCCATACTGTTAATATCGAGACTTCATTACTCGATGGTTTCTTAGAGAAACGCTGGTTCAAACACCCTACGTTTGATTGCGCTAATGAAGTATGTGGTTCTACATGTACATACTGCGAACGGTATTACAAACGTCAGTTGTCTAAGAATGATATGCCGCTGAATTCTATTCAAATCGTTTCTATCACTGATAATAGTGATGATGCAACGAGGTATCCTGAATGATAGAACTTGATGGCCTCCGAGAGGAGGTCCAAGCCATCGATAATGAAATTGAAGTTCTTTTATTAGAGCGTCTTGCTATTACCGATGGGATAGGACGTATTAAAAAGAAACACGGGCTGCCTATCGAAAACTTAGGAATTGAAGCAAAGAAATTAGCTGATATAACTCCTGAGTTAAGATGTATATTCAGAGAAATTTTTAAGGTAAGTAAATTATGTCAGAGCACAATAGAATGAAATATTTTAATTTTCCACAGTTCCAAGATGTATTCAAAGCAGTTAACCGTGAAATTCTAGACAATCCTGAATTCATTACCGATTCACGTATAGGTCGTTGTAATGAAATCGGTTCTATGACCGTAGTAGTTCAAGACCCATCAACGTTTAAAATGTCTGACAAACGTATCTCTCGTATTGATTATGATTATGCTGAAGCATTCTGGCAGTTCATGATTTCAGGTGGTACGGATGCAGAAGAAGCATTTAAGGAATATCCAAATGTTGCTAAGTTCATTGCCAAACCAAAAAGCGATGTCTTACCAGCGAACTTTAATACTTTCTACGGACCACGAATCGTTGCGCAACTCCCAGCTCTTCTTAAAGAACTCAAAGAGAAGCCTAATTCCCGTCGAGTTGTGTTCCAGATTCTCCAAGAGCAAGACCAAGCGCTCTTGGATAGCGACGAGTCCCTTGAATACCCTTGTACAGACTCGGTAACGTATTATATTCGTGATGGTAAGCTTCATGCGCATTGTCATATGCGTTCACAAAACTGTGCTATCGTTATGCAGTTAGACTTCTATCTGCAAGGCAAGCTGATGGCCTTTATTGCTGAACAATGCGGTGTTAAAATAGGTACATACACTCACACTATGGTCTCAGCTCATGTATTTGAACGTGACTTCGATTATGTTAAAGGATTCTTAGACTAATGCCACATTTCCGCGTACCAATTTATAGTATGCGGTCTCATGAAACTGGTGAATATGCCGTTCTGAAGGACGGCAATCTTCAGCTTCATTTGAACCGTGCTCGTGCTGGCGATATTATCGCTATTCCTAAAAATGCTTCTGATGCAGATGAACTTCGTGAATTGTTCCCTGAGTTCGAATTTGTCCCACTGTGGTATAAAGAAAATGCTTTCGAAACTCGTAAACATTTCTGGGAAGAAAACCAATGGGTTGTTGACTCATTAGTAGAATATTATGATGTTGTTGGCCTTGTAACAGATATCACAGGTTATAAGGGTCGTCATCCGGTATGGTTCAACTTTAACATCACAATGAATCCAGAAAAGCCTCTTTTCTATATTGACCAATTCATTGAAGAAGATGTTGCATCAGTAAATCGTAGTAAGTATACGACGGTACTGAATCAGTGTCAGAAGGACGTCCTGGTTAAACACGGTGCTGATGACTATAAGATTATTGTAGACCAAAAGGTCGTGCGTCCTAGCGTAATCGAGCGCTACGCTGCGGGTCTTGAAGCTATACATGTGAATGGTATCTTCCATCCATTCCGTATCAGTGATCAATGTTATCGTTTCAACCAAGTTGTTGAATGCGCAATACAAACTCAGCAACCGGTTTATATCACTGATCCGAATGATAGTTTTGACCGTAGCCATTATCCGGAAGAAGCCGTGATTCGTTTGACTAAATTGTCTAAAGCAGAATATTATCAAGTACTGAAAGGGCGTCCACATATCCAGTATTTCGAAAACCCTGAAAAGGTATTCCATCCCGGTTTGGCTGAATTCATTTACTTTGGCGCTTTCATTTCTTCGCCATATAATATTCCTATGTATAGCGATGTGGTGATTAACGAATGAAAACAAAAATTATTTTAGTTGATGGTGCAGATAACGCAGGTAAAACGACATTTATTCGTGATATCTGTGAAATCTCAGACCGTTATGTGAAGATTGAATTCCCAAAACGTACTTGTGAAGGTCGGTTTGACATCAAGAGTCGTAATGAAGTAGCTTGTTTTGAAACAATGCTAAAGTACTTAGACCCGGCTAAGATTTATCTGTTAGACCGTGGTTATATTTCAAATTGGGTTTATGGTGCATTGCGTGGTAGTCTTTCGATGGAACTTGGCCAATACGAAGAAGACTTCCGCCGTCTTTGTAATGAAAACAATGTACTGCCTATCATTCTGACTCGTAATGAAATTACTAAAGACTTTGAAGATGATTTGATTTCTTTAAGTGCAGCAGGCTTTAATAAAGTTATCGAATTGTTTGAAGAATTTGCTTTAGATAACGATGTTGAAATCTATCAACTCTTGAACCATTATGGCGATAACCGAATCAAAGGATTTAACGCGGGTGAACGTGATGCATTAATCACTAAGATTATCAAATGGGCCCGTTAATCTTTATTATTAGCCTAGGCCTTCTTAGCCTAGGCGGATTATTTGTTTTATTGTTTTTTGAGCGTCAAAATAATAAAAAATGGGCAAAGGCGTGTGTAGAACGTGCTGTAAACCCAAAGTGATATAATTACCTTCTAATCTAACCGTGAGAAAAATATAATGGTGACCAATGGAAAAATATAATGTCCGATTTAAAATCTCGCCTGATTAAAGCTTCTACTACTAAACTGACTGCCGATCTGACTAAGTCTAAACTGTTTAACGGTCGTGACGAAGTTCCTACTCGTATCCCAATGTTGAACATTGCGCTGGGTGGCGGTCTGAACACTGGCTTACAATCTGGTCTGACTATTTTCGCTGCGCCATCTAAACACTTTAAAACTTTGTTTGGCCTGACAATGGTCGCCGCATATATGAAGAAATATCCAGATGCAATTTGCCTGTTCTATGACTCAGAATTTGGTGCCTCCGAATCTTACTTCCGTTCAATGGGCGTAGACCTGGAACGAGTAGTTCATACGCCAATCCAGTCGGTAGAGAAGCTGAAAATTGATATGACCAACCAACTGGAAGAAATCCAGCGTGGTGAAAAGGTTATTATCTTCATCGACTCCATCGGTAACACTGCATCTAAGAAAGAAACACAAGATGCTCTGGACGAAAAAGAAGTTGGTGATATGTCTCGTGCTAAATCACTGAAATCTCTGTTCCGTATCGTAACGCCATATCTGACTATTAAAGATATTCCGTGCGTAGCGATTAACCATACGGCAATGGAAATTGGTGGTATGTACCCTAAAGAAATCATGGGTGGTGGTACTGGTATTCTTTATTCTGCATCAACGGTATTCTATATCTCTAAACGTCAGATTAAAGATGGTACTGAACTCACTGGTTATGACTTCACGCTGAAAGCTGAAAAGTCTCGTACTGTTCAAGAAAAATCCACGTTCCCAATTACTGTGAACTTTAAAGGCGGTATTGACCCATTCAGTGGTCTGCTTGAATTAGCTACAGACCTCGGTTTTGTTGTTAAGCCAAAAGCCGGCTGGTATGCTCGTTCATTCCTTGACGAAGAAACTGGTGAAATGGTTCAGGAAGAAAAATCTTGGCGTGCTAAGGCTACAGATGATGTTGAATTCTGGGGTCCTTTGTTTAAGCATAAACCATTCCGTGATGCAATTGAAACCAAATACAAACTTGGTGCGATTTCTTCTATTAAAGAAGTTGATGACGCAGTTGCTGACTTGCTGAATGCTAAAGCGACAAGTAAAATTCCTGACTTAGGTAAGAAAGGTAAACCATCCGCAGCCGATGTCGAGAATGCTCTTGACGAAATGGAAGAAGATAATGAGTAATGACTTAGACTTGTCCGACCTGGACAACTTTGTCAAAGACACCGAAGAGGGTCCTAGTGGCCCTCAGTATTACGAGAAGTCTTTAGACATTATTAAACAGAGCATGGGTTCTGTTATGCAGGAGATTTTGTTAACACTTCCAGATGGTAGTAGCCATATGGTTTATGTTACAAAGATTGATATTTCTCCAAAAGGTCAAGTGACCGTGGATTTTGGTACTCCTTCCGAAGAGCGTAAAGGCGAATTAGCAGAACATGTTGAAAAATGTGTTACAATGCAAATTAACGAAGCTCTAAAAGAAATTAATATGAAGAAAAGGTGGTGGAAGTGGTAGAAACAATTTTAGCACAGTTGCTAGGCAATAAGGACTATTTTGTCCGTGTCTGGCCTTATATGAATGCTGATTATTTTGACCAGGGTCCTGCAAAGACCCTATTCAAATTGTTAAAGGCTCATGTAAACGAATATAATTCAGTTCCTTCTAAAAACGCATTAGATATTGCATTGAGCAATGCTAGTATCGGTGAAATCGAATATAAAGAAACTAAAGCTCTTCTTTCTGATTTAAACGCAGGTCCTGAAGATTTTGATTGGTTAGTAGCTGAAACTGAAAAGTATGTTCAGAAAGCGGCAATGTATAATGCGACATCTAAGATTATCGAAATTCAGACTAACGCAGACCTGCCACCACATGAACAGAACCGTAAGTTGCCAGGTATCGGTGCAATCCCGGATATAATGCGTGATGCACTGTCTATTTGTTTCGACTCACAGCTTGGACATGACTGGATGGAAGATAGCGAAACACGCTTCCAGACATACATGAATAAAGCAAATAAGGTTCCATTCCGTCTGAACATTTTCAACAAAATCACTAAAGGTGGCGTTGAGTTCGGTACACTGAATATTCTGTTGGCAGGAACTAACGTAGGTAAGTCTCTTGGGCTTTGTTCATTGGCTGCTGATTATCTTCAGTCGGGATTAAATGTCCTTTATATCTCTATGGAGATGGCAGAAGAGATATGTGGTAAACGTATCGACGCCAACCTGCTGGACGTATCATTGGATGACCTTGATGAAGGACATGTATCTTGGCCTGAATATAAAGCTAAGATGGATAAATGGCGCCAAACTAAAACCTTAGGTAAGCTTAAGATTAAGCAATATCCTACTGGTGGTGCTAATGCAGATACATTCCGTGCATTGTTGAATGAATATAAACTGAAACAAGGTTTTGTTCCGGATGTAGTGATTGTCGACTATTTGGCTATCTGTGCTTCAAGTCGTGTGAAGACCTTTACAGAAAACAGTTATGGCCTGATTAAGATGGTGGCTGAAGAACTTCGTGGTCTGGCAGTAGAAAAGAAAATCGTCATGTGGACTGCAGCTCAGACAACAAGAGGTGCTAACGTTTCAGCCGAAATTGATATGGCTGACATCGCAGAATCTTTTGGTATTGCACATACAGCAGACTTTATGCTTGGTATTGTCGAGACCGAAGAATTTGCACAGATGGGTCTTCAAATGGTTAAGCAGCTGAAGTCGCGTTATGGCGACAAGAACTACTATAATAAGTTCAAGATTGGTGTTAAGAAAGGCAATCAACGTTGGGTCGAAGTAGAAGATGAAGGTGGACCTAAAGGACCTATCTCTACTGTACGTGAGGCCACAGGTGAGATGAATCGTCAGGCCGAAGCTAACAGGCAGGCTCGTGTCAATCGAAGTGACCTTGATGAACTTGCAGGTCAGTTAAAATTCTAATAGGAGGCTTCGGCCTCCTTTTGGGGTTTACATCTCCTCAAGGCGTGATATTATAGCCTTGTACCAACATGGAGAACAAAATGAAAACTTACTATCATGGCTCGACAACTAATGCAAACATCAAAAACATGCTTTGTCCACCTGTCGATACTGGAGTAATTTCTGAAGTAGGACGTAAGAAAAATTTAGACCGTGTATTCTTCACCGAAGATATCAGACTAGCAAAGATTTATGCTGGGCGTGCTGCACGTTCATACGGAGGAGAACCAGTTGTCTATCGTGTAGTTTCTCCGGTAGATGTGGTTTGTTTAAATGATACTAAAGGTGCTACGGTTTATCATGCAGAGTGGGCCTTCTGCGAGGAAATCTAAATGGAAGAATTTGAGTGTGTAGTATGTGGTTGTAGCTGTACTGAAGATGAAGCAGTTTTTGATATGTTTGATAATGCAACTTGTTTAGATTGTGACCGTGAACAAGAAGAATATGACGAATATTTAGGAGAAGAATGAGACAGTTTACATGTGATGATTGTGGTGTTAAGATACCAGAAAATGAAGTTCATCGAAATGAAACTTGTTTTGGCGATGATGGTGATTATTGCCAAGATTGTTTTTACGAAAATCACTATGACTTTGGAGAAGAAGAATGAAACGTTTATCTCTAGCTTTAGTGTTTGCTTTAAGTGCATGTGGTATGCAACCGGCATTTGCAAACTCTATGGCCGTTGCTAATATGATGACAACAGCACAGCAACAAGAACTACAAGAACGTTCTGAAATGGAAAGTGGGTACAACTCCCCAGACTGCATCTATTCTGCTGAAGTTGATGAGCCTGAACTCCGTGCTTTTGCTAAAGGTATTTTCCGTGGCAAAATTGATAAGAATCGTGCAATGACTTTAGAGTCATACAGCTTTAAAGATACTTTAGTTGCTACCCAGATGGTTGTCTGTGAAGGCAAAACTCCTCAAGAAGCCGTAGAATTCGTGGACCCGGACTAATGTACTTATTCAATTTAATGTATGATCGTGTAGAACGTAAACTTAAGGTTTATGATGAAAACACCGTTTGGATCGGAACTGTTCTGCTTAATGCTAATACAAATATAGCATGCACCTACATTGATCACGATAATATTGATGGTCGACGCCATCTGCCTAACGACGGCCGTAAGCTTACGCCTGAAAATTTGAAAACTATTTGCATTGAACTCGCCGCTACTTCTGGTATTGATGAAGACCTCATTGACGAGCTTAAAGAAGGGTTGATGCAAGTAGATTATATTTGTGCTGGGTTCGAACTAGATGATATTCTTTATTCTGAAACAGTAGTTCAGAATGATATTGATTCACAAATTTTTAATTACTGGATGAAGAAATGAAAATAATCTTAATGTATACGCCACCACATATTTCTAACTTAAGTACAAAGTTTGAATATGAACATAAAGCTATCTGGGAATTGTTTATTGACACAGAGTCTAAGTCTAATTTGCCATTTGGGCATGTAGATATTTTTACCTTCCATTCTCGTCCAACTAAACGTCAGATTCGTCAGGCGAAGAAACAACATCGTAAAAACGTTGTTGAAGCAATTGAACTCCGTGAATGGGAAGATTCATGGGAAGGCATTCACTGTGATATTATAGGTCTATAAATAGGCCGAGGTGACTATGAAAACATATAAAGAGTTTGTCAAACTAAACGAAGATATGGTTGCAGGTGATGCAGGCGGTAATCCTCAGAATATTGCATCGGGAACCACTTCAGGTGCTGTAGTTAATAAAGGCCCCGAACAAATCCCTGCTAAGAAGCAAAAATCTAAGAAGTCCGAAGAAGTATAATATAATGGCTCTCATATCGAGAGCCTTTTTAGTTTAAGGACCATTATGAGTTTTGTAGATCGTGAATTTGCATTAAGGGCTTTATCTCATCAGCCTAAATTCAGACAAGTAACCGGGAGCGACTTCAAATTAAATTGTCGTTGTAAGGTTTGTGGTGACTCCCAAAAAGACATGAATAAAGCTCGTTTCTGGGCTTATCCTGCTAAAGATTCAGGAATACGTGTTCATTGCTTTAACTGTGAATATGATGCATGGTTAAGTAAGTACTTGAAAGAATTTGAAGAGGACCTTTATCGGGAATATATTCTTGAAATAAGGAAAGAAAAGACTTTTGCTAAACCGGAAAGAAAAGAAGTTGAAGTTTCGGATAAGTTTAAAGCAAAAATGCCTGTTATCGAAAAATTAGAGTATTGTACTCGTCTTGACAAATTACAACCAGACCATCCTATAATCAAATATGTTCGTTCCAGGTTCATTCCTGAGAACCAATGGCATCGGTTATGGTTTACTATGCAGTGGCCTGCTCTTGTTAACTCTGTGAAACCTGGGACGTACAGTAATGAAACGAATGAACCGCGGTTGGTTATACCTATCTTCAACAGCAACAAAGACATCGAATCATTCCAAGGACGAGCTCTACGCAAAGATGCTCCCCAGAAATATATCACAATCAAAGCACATGACGACGCAACAAAAATCTATGGACTCGACACAGTTGATGAACGTAAACGTGTCTGGGTGATGGAAGGGCCTATTGATAGTTTATTCATACCTAATTCTATCGCGATAACAGGCGGCTCTATGGACTTAAATATAGTTCCATTTAAAGAGACTCGTGTCTGGGTTATGGACAACGAAGCTCGAAAGCCTGATACTATTAAACGTATGACTAAACTTGTTAATGCAGGTGAAAGGATTTTATTCTGGGACAAGGCACCATGGCCTTCGAAGGATATAAATGATATGATTAAAGATGATGGAGCAACCCCTGAACAAATTCTTGACTATATGAACAAGAATACTGAACAGGGGTTAATGGCAAAGATGAGGTTATCACGTTATTCTCGTGCTTAAAATCCTAGCATTAAAGTAGCAGCAGTTCTGAGGTGTTCAATTGTCACTGGTGGGAGAACCAGTCCATTGGATGCTGCAACCGGAATTATGATAAAATTCCATAATACAACAACAGTACCTACAAAAACTATAACCACTTTCTTTTTGTGATTATTCAATTTGAATAACGGTTTCTTTTTAGTAGTCATAATATCCTCCGAAGGTATTTATATGAATCAAGAACAACATGCCTTTTTAAAACTAGGCGAAGAATGTAATGAAGTTGCGATGCTTTGCTCTAAGATTATTCAGTTCGGATTAGATTCTGAATACGAAGGCAAAACTAATCGTCAGCGTCTGACAGATGAATTGAATGATATCATGGGTTGCCTTTTGAATCTTCGCGTTAAAACAGATTTTGATTTTGTTGAAGATCGCGAAGCTGTCTGGGTAAAATATGAAAAGATAGAACATTTCCGTAATGCATCTGTTCTTTTAGGCTTAGTTGCTGAATAAACATAATGTTATAATTACTCTCTATTTGAATTGAAAGGAAATAAAATGGCACATTTTAATGAGTGTTCACAATTAGTAAAAGATAAAGCTGCTCTGGACCAGGCGACTGGACGCTATTACGGTATGCTGCGTGGCAATGAAGACCCACTGCAGGCAATGCTTGATATGCAGAAATCTCTGCAGGTTCGTCTGGCTAAAGACAAACCAGAAAGCAATCGTCATCCTGATTCGCTGGAAACTGCAGGTGAAGTTCTGGCCTGGCTTCGTGCACAAGATGATTATCTTGCTGATGAAACCCGTGAACTGTACACTGCTCTTGGTGGCATGAGCAATGGCGAAAAAGAAGCGTCTGCTGTCTGGAAACCATGGAAAGCACGGCATGTTGAAATGCAGGCTAAAAAGATTAAAGACCTGTCTCCCGAAGACCAGCTTGAAATTAAATTCGAACTCATTGACCAACTTCATTTCTTCTTGAATAAGTTCATGGCTCTTGGTATGGACGCAGAAGAAATCTATAAGCTGTATCATCTTAAGAATGCAGAAAACTTTGCTCGTCAAGACCGTGGTTATTAATCGGTAATAAATACGCCTGTAATCAATCCAACTAAAAGGAGTCCATTATGGGCGGTTATGTAAATATCAAAACTTTCGATCATACTCTGCCATCTGGTGAAGTAAAAGGTGTAGAAGTTTCTGTTGCTTTTAAAGTATATTCTGATGCACACCGTATTGCCGGTGCACATTATCAGATTTTCCCGTCTGAAGAACCTGCTTATGCGGATGTAGTTGAAACCGCAGAAGCATGGGCTACTAAGAATGCCGCGATGTTTGTTGGTGTCCCAGCTGAACCTGAAGAACCCGCCGGTTGATTAAAGGACTCCTTCGGGAGTCCTTTTTTTTTTGTTTACGCACAGCATTAAATAAATATAACTTGTAAACAAAGGGAACCAATATGAAATATATAAATTTGAAGTTAAGATCGGGTATAGAAGTATCGGTTTATTTTACCGTGTATTCAAATGCACATAAAATAGCAGGCTCTTTTTATAACCTTTCTTTAAGTGAAGAACCACTATATTCTACAGTCTTTGAAAAAGGACAGGATGTAGAATGGCAAAAATATAATATCGAAGTAATGTTTGGCGAAGTAATACCACCAATTATCCCAGAACTTCCTGAAATTATCCCTCCATTTGCTCCTATTTCTCCTGCTCCTGCAACGAATCTTTATAAAGGTAGCGGTGCTTTAGATACGGCAGTAATTGTTGATGGTGGTACAGGTTATAAGTTTGGTGATATTATTCATGTTTCAGGTGGTGTTAAAACTGTCCCAACATTAATTCGTGTTACCGCAGTAGGCGCCGATGGTGCTATAACAACTGCTTCTGTTCGTCAAGGCGGTGTATACACAACTCCTCCTACAAACCCTTGTGCTACTGAAGCAGGCAATGGTAATAATGGTGCTAATATAACGACAGGGACAGGCGCGACATTCAACCTTACTTATCGTGGTACTAACGCAACCTCTATGTATGCTGGCGTTTCTAAAGAACGTACTGATGCTGCTTTTGATTATTGGGGTTCTGATGTAAAAGATTCTACTTCTGGTTATCGTGGGAATGGTACCGGAAATGGCACACAATTTAGAGCTAACTGGGTTACTGACTCTCCTAAATTTGAAATTAAATTAGCAGGTCTTAATACTATTTGTGAGCTTTATGTTGATGGGCTAAGAGTCGGCACAGAGAGTATAACTACTGATTCGTCTGGTTCTTCATTTGTCTATTTAGTTGATTGGGGTGGTGAACGTAAATCACGCTCGTATTCATTAGCAGGTGTTAACAGTGCATTCGGTGGTTTGAACTTAGGTTCATCTTCTGATACGTTGTCTAAGCCTCCACGTACTCGTAAATTCGTATGGCAGATGGGTGATTCATATACCTTCGGTACTGAAGCAACTCAGCCAAGCTTTAACGATTTCCGTATTATGTGTGACCATTTAGGCGTAGACGGATTGGCCGATGGTATTGGCGGTTCAGGTTGGACGTCTACTGGTGAAAGGGTTCCAGCAACTCGTGTTACCAATAAACTGCTGACATTGTCTAGAGTTCCTGATTATATTATCTTTAGCTTAGGCTATAATGATTCTGTAGCAGGTAGAGTAGAAGAACTTAAGACTAATATGGACGCGGCTCTTGAAATTGTTAAAACCAATTTCCCTACGGTCCCAGTCATTTTAATTGGTCCTGCTACGCCACAAGGTGAAACAGAAGCAATTAATAAGATTCGTACGGCTGTAATGGAACAGGCTGAAAAACATTCACTGAAGTTTGTTGATGTCCAAGGCTGGATTACTAAAGAAAATGCTGAAGAATATACTTCGCATGACCTTGTGCATCCTAACGATGCCGGTTATGCTCGTCGTGGTTCTCTGTTTGCATCCTTCTTAAAAGATACAATCGTCTAATTATAGGACTCCTTCGGGAGTCCTTTTTTGCTTTTAAACCAGGTGGTAGAATGAATCATCTACTAAGTGAGGAAAATATGAAACTGAACCCTTTACCTTGGATTAAAAATTGGCTTTCACAACCAGACGAGTTCTGGAAAGCTATGAATAACTTCAATGAACAAACAGAAGACCATTTACAGAATTTAGCTAAAGAAAAGCAGGATGAAATAGATTTCCAAACTGCTAAAGCATTAGCTGATGACCTTTTTAGGATTAAATCATGAAATCAACAGCATGGCGGAAGCCAGTAGGTGATTGCGGTGGGATTAGCTATCTTATAGCAAAGTATTATCTTGATAAGTATCACTTTGACTCGGAATACTATATTGATGTGATTGTTCATGGTTACCGTGAAGTTGGTACAAGTCTTGAAGCATCACTCGAAGTTCGTTTTTGGGATTATAATGCTTCGTCTAATAATGATGTTCAAATTAAATTCGAGAATATAACGATATGATTAAATTTATCAAAAGTCTTTTTGAAACAAAGCCAGAGCCAAAGAAAATGGGTTTTGCAGAAGAATACGAAAAGGAATACATCTATATGGGCGACGGAATGATTGAAGAAGTTATCAGACGTGGTGACCCTTTCCCTAAAGCAAATCCTGGTCCAGGCGCCAAGGTATTAAAAGCAGAAGAACTTAAACGTGTATCTGCTTTAAGCAAAGCTCAGAATCAAAACCCTAATCGTACTGGAACAGCTCCAACTGCAACCCATTACGACCGAAGCTATACAGATAACACACATATGGGCATGATTGCTCCTGCTACAATCATACATTCTACTCCTAGTTATACACCATCTACAGGTGGATATGACCCAGGATATTCTTCGTGTGATTCTGGATCTAGTAGTGGTTCTTGCGATTAATCTTTAATTGAGGAAAATATTATGACAGCAGTTGTTCATAATTATGCAGTACGCATTACTCGTAAACTTAAAAAGCCTGATGAACGTGGTAATGAATGGGTATCAGACCTTATTGTAAATGAAATTGCTTTTATTGAAGGCGCAGGTCGTTACAACGATAGGATTGAAGACCTAGTTGCTAGCTTTAAGAGCATTCCTTTACCAGAAGATATCATGGTTGAGTTAGCTCACAATTGGACAGGTTCTTTGCCTGAAGGATGCCCATGGGGTATTATAAGGTCTTTAACAAAAGATGGGTATATCAGTCCTAGTGATGCTAAAGATTGGTTTAGATACGATTCCGAAGAAAAGGCAGAAAGACAAAAATTTTATGTCCAATGCTCAGAGGATGTATTGTATTTCAGACATAAGTTATGGAACGAATCTTCATTGGCTTATGTCAATTGGAAGCCATCAGAAAATATGCGTAAGACTATTGAAGCTGGGCAGCCATATAGCACTTATAAACCTCTCATTCGTGAATGGTGGATGTAATGGATTTGTTTGATATGCTGGTTATACCGGACACAGAATCATCCTTGAAGCCTGAAGCGCCTAGGACGGCGCGTGAAGAACTTGTTGATGAACTTGATATGATTATTCAGAAACATGGTATTAGTGTCCCTCTCGCCGTCCTGCAAGACCTTGCGTCTTACTATGATGACCCACCGCCGTGGGCACCTTGGGTGAAATGATGAATTGGTTAACAAACATACCTACCTCTACATTAGATGTAGATAGGAAAAGACTTGCCGAACAAAAGCGAATTGAAGCTAAATCTAAAGAAAAAACCGAAGTGATTGAAGAAAAGGTTAAAAAGCCTGAATCCTTCAAAAGTTCTTACAATCAAACGCAATCTCCTCTAGGCCAGGCTGCAGATATCGCGGTCTTCGGTATCCCAATGGGCATATTTAGGTAGTTTACAAGCCCTTCTTCTCATGTTATGATGACCTTACAACCAATGGAGGTCATCATGCTTCAAGTTTCTATGATAAAACAACTAGTTTTGGATGAAGAAGAAAAAGAACGTCTTTACATTCAACAACGTGTAGACGAAAAGTTCACTGATCAGGAGCAAAGTATTCTGTGGCTGTGCATGAACGATAAGAATACCGACTATATTCATGAGCTATTGAATCCTATTGTACGTAAGCACCTGACATCCACAGTTCCTCCATTATTCCGTGGAATTTCATTGCTTGAAGCCAACAAAATTTACGACTTGGCTGAAGGTGAAACGTTCACACTGAATCGCGTAACAAGCTTTAGTTCTGACTTCAGTACAGCTAAACAATTTGCTTCAAAGTGGCACTATGATTCTCAAATTGTTTTCCGTATTAAAAACTGTCCGTATGCTTTCAATTATCAAGAAGAAATGATTCAGATTTTGTTGGCGGCACCTGATGAAGAGTTTATGGGTCAAATGGAAGTGAAAGAACAACGTGAAGATAAGTTAGATATGGTTCAAGGTGAGTGTGAGTTTATGCTTCCTTCGGAAGCAACGTACCGTATTTGTGGTAGTCAAGCAGTGAAAGATTATGGTGTTGAAACCGTTTATACTATCATCGACCTGGAACTGATTGAATGGTAGAACCTCAGAACCATTATACACCACGGAAATAAAAAGCAAGAAAGTGTTTACAATGGTGTAGGAACGTGTTAGTATGCTTCTACACCAACATGGAGAAACAAAATGACTACTCAGCCTTTAACAGCATTCCAGAAAAAAGCTAAACGCCGTCTGTCTCACACTCGTGAATCTGCTCGCTCTCGTGGTAAGGACTTTAACCTCGACAGAGCATATATGGAGAATATCCTTCTTCAGACCCATTGTGCTTATTCAGGCGAAAAGTTTGGCAGCGGTGATGATAAACTTACTCTTGAACGCTGGGATAACGATAAAGGCTATGTTAAAGGCAATGTAATTCCTGTTAAGTTGAAATACAACCTGTGGCGCGGCGACCTGTCTTTAAAGCAACTCATGGCTGCTTCTGGTGTGGCCGATGAACGTCTGAAAAATCTTGACCAGCCTGAATCGTTTGTAGTTCCTAAAAAGGCCAAAGAATTCCACCTTACTCGTCTTCGGGTTCTAAAGAATGTAGAAGGACGTAAAGAATCCCTCAAAAATCTTGAAGCTGCTAGTGTCATTGACGAAGCTACAATGGTTCGAATTGAAACACTCAAGAAACGTATCGCTTCAGGAATTGAAGAAGCCGCTCGTCTTCTTGTTCTGTTCGAAAAAGAAATGAACAAGGCTAAAGAAGACCCTAAGGCAAAAGTTAAAACTGCAAAAAACGCTTCTCAGGCCTATGGTATTATAGCTACAGCTTTGCTTCGTTTTGAATACATGAACGCTCACAATTATGTTCGTTTAAAGCGTGGCCTTCCAATGATTCAAAAAGGTGAATAAAATGTATTATGGATATGCTTTATATTATAAAGATAAAGATGGCTTTGAGCTGCCTTTGTTCCATCGTAACTCCAGTCAAGAGTTAGTTGTAATAACTCCTTATAAGGAAATTGCACAAAAATGGTTTGATGATGAGCATGAAACTCTTAAAAACGAATTGAACCCTAAACCTGTTAAGGTTGTGACCGGCTTTTGGTTCTGGAAAAAGGAAATGAATTTCCCAGGCAAAGTACTTAATCATGAAGAGTTTATGTTTAAAGCTCGAGTGTTCAATACCCTGTTTATTAAAAAGGTTAAGTTAGTATGAGTATTAAGTTTGAAGATTTGAACCAGGGGCAAAAAGAAGCTTTTGATATTATCACTGCGGCAATTCAACGGCGAAATGGCGAACGACTGACCTTAAACGGTCCTGCAGGCACAGGTAAAACTACCCTGACTAAGTTCATCATTCAACATATCATACGTAATGGTGTGTTAGGAGTTGTTCTGGCGGCGCCGACACATCAGGCTAAAAAAGTATTAGCCAAGATGTCTGGTATGGAAGCAAACACCATTCACCGCGTCTTAAAAATTAACCCTATGACATATGAAGACCAAGACGTGTTTGAACAACGCGAAATGCCTGATATGTCTAAGTGTAACGTATTAGTCTGTGACGAAGCATCAATGTTAGACGGTAAGATTTTCAAAATCATTCTGAACTCTATTCCACCTTGGTGCGTATTGATCGGAATTGGTGACCGTGAACAGCTTCAGCCTGTAGAACCTGGAAGTGATGGAACTCCTCAGATTTCTCCGTTCTTTACACATCCAAGCTTTAAGCAGGTTCATCTGACTCAGGTAATGCGTTCTAATGCGCCTATCATTGATGTTGCTACCGAAATTCGTACTGGTGGCTGGCTTCGTCATCATACTATTGATGGGCACGGTGTTCATGAGTTTGCAAGTAATACCGCTCTGAAAGATTTCATGATGCAGTACTTTGAAGTTGTGAAATCTCCAGAAGATTTATTCGAAACTCGTATGCTGGCTTTCACGAATAAGTCGGTTGAAAAACTGAATAATATTATTCGTCGTAAGCTGTATGAAACCGAAACTCCATTCATCAACAATGAAGTTATCGTTATGCAAGAGCCATTTATTAAAGAGCTCGAGTTCGATGGTAAAAAGTTCAGTGAAATTGTTTTCAACAACGGTGAAATGGTTCGCATTAAAGATGCAATGCTAACAAGCATGCCATTAATTGCTCGCAACGTTTCGACCAAACAACATATTAACTATTGGGCTCTTGAAGTCGAGACAATCGACCCAGACGAAGAATACAAAATTGAAGTGATTAAAGTTCTTCCGTTGGACCAATACCAAAAAATGGATATGTTCTTGGCTAAGGTAGCTACTACATACCGTGAAATGAAAGCAGCCGGTAAGCGTCCACCTTGGGATGACTTCTGGAAAATTAAACGTACGTTCCTTAAAGTGCGTGCACTTCCTGTGAGTACAATACATAAAAGCCAGGGTATCAGTGTGAACAATAGTTTCATCTATACTCCTTGTATTCATATGGCTGAAGCAAATCTTGCTAAACAGCTGGCTTACGTAGGGCTTACACGAGCTCGTCATGATGCTTATTATGTTTAGAGGTTATAATGTTACGAATTAACGAATATGCCGCACAGAAAATTATCTGTGCTTATAATACCATGAATGATAAAGAAAAATTCAATCGTGGCTCTCAATCACAATCTATTTTAGAAGTGCTTTATCAGGCAAGTACTGTATGCGATAATGCTATTGAATTGGCTTCTGCATTAGGCTGTGAACCTGATATTATTTTAAGCGATAATATTGTTAAAGAATTGACTTGTATTGCTCAAATGGGTAAACTATGAAAGATATAATTATTGACTTTGAAACGTTTGGTAACGTAAGCAAAGCAGCTGTCATTGACTTGGCCGTTATTGCCTTTGACCCAGACCCTTCTAAAGTAGAAAGTTTTGACACTTTAGTTAATCGTGGTAAGCGCATCAAGTTTAAACTGGCCGAACAGAAAGGTCAACGCCTCTTCGGTAAGAGCACTGTAAAATGGTGGAAAGAACAATCCGCTGAAGCTCGTGCTAACTTGGCTCCTACTGAAGATGATGTGTCAACTTTAGAAGGCATTAAGCAGTTCCTGGATTACTGTCGAGAAAATGATGTTGACCCATGGAAATCCCAGGCTTGGTGTCGCGGTATGTCATTCGACTTCCCGATTCTGGTTGACCTGATTCGCGACCTTTATCGTGCTGATGGTGTTGCTGAAGAAGATATTGATACGTTCCACCAAGAACCAGTGAAGTTCTGGAACCAGCGTGATATCCGAACTGCAATTGAAGCATATGCAATGGTTCGTGGCTTATCTACTACTCCAATGGTCCAAGGCACCCTGGATGGCTTTGTAGCACACGACTCCGTTCATGACTGTGCTAAAGACATTCTGATGCTTAAGTTTGCTCAGCGTTATGCCATGGGACTTGATGAATGTCCTGAAGGCGATAATGTTGACCCACGTTCTCTGCCTGTTTCACGCGGGTAGTTTACAACCACTTTAGAGCATGATATGATGGCCTTCACTTACTAATGGAGGTCATCATGCTTATCTATCGTGTTGAAAGAAAATTCTGTACTCGCCGTGAAGATATTCGTCAACTCAAATTTGAACGTTGCCCATCTGGCGGTTGGACTACGGTCCAAGGTCAGTTTGAACATAAACCATCATGGAACAAAGAACCTCGTTCACCATATGGTTGGGCAGGCGCTGACAATTCTGAAGATACGATTCTTTGGATGGATAAACACGGTATCGAAGAAGGCAACTTCAGACATATTGTTAATTCTAAAGGTGCTTTCAATCGCCCACCTCCGGGTGCTGATAAAAAGCTGATGGCCTCTGCGGTAAGTCGTTATAATGTAGAGGACCAATTTGAGCTGCCTAAGAGATGGCACAAAGAGTATTACTTTGGTTTTGAAACTGAAGGTCATTTCTACAAGTGGTTTGATGATTGTGATTTTGATTCACTTCGTAACAAAGGTTACTATCTTGCTATATACGAAGTAGATGATAATAGTGTTCTACTCGGTGACAGCCAGGTTATGTTCAAACGTGCTGACGCTGTTCAAGTTGATTTTATTTTATTTTAAGGTGTTATTATGAAAATTGGTTCTCGCGTATACGTATCTTTCCTGTCTGGCTCTAAAATTGCTGGCGAAACTGGTACGGTAGTTGGTACTTCCGCCCGTGATGGTTATAAAGTTCGTACAGATTTTGGTGTTGTCGGTTATGTTAAACCTGAACATGTGACTGAAGTCATTGGCTCTGATTCTCCTGTAGGCATCAATGGCTCTAAAGCTAAGATCGGTGGTTATGTTGTTGATGAAGATGTGGCACATATGTATCTGACTCAGATTAAGCCTCTGGCTATCAAAGACCCTACTGATCTGCTGACTCGTGCCGTAGTGTTCGAAGATTTCTATACCGGTGCTCGTATTGGCGGCTTCGTATCTGACCAGTGGCTTGAAGAAGGCGTTGAACTTCTGAACATCGTTCACGAAGGAACTTTCTCTGTAGTGCCACGCAGCATGGTAATCTGTACTATGAAACGTGTGCCTGATGCAGGCCCTAAAGCTTACACTATCGATTCTTACATCTAAGTGTTTACAACGGTGTAGGTTCATGTTATTATGTTCCTACACCAACAAACGAGAGGAAAATAAAATGAAAGCTACCGAAACCACTACTTCAAATCGCGATGCATTCGAAGATGTTCTGTTCAGCAATGAACTTGTAGTTGTTCAGAAAGATTGGTCTGATCATCTGAGTCACACTCAAGTGGTCTACGTCTATGAAAAAGTTGGTGATACTCTGCCAATCTATGGTATCTTCCGTGAAATTACTGAAGATGGTACTTCTTACTGGAAGGAAGTTTACAATGCATAAATTCACTGAAGGTTACTTCTATCATTTCAAGAGCATGCATGACCATGCTCTGTTCACACATCGCTGCAGTGATAATCGCGTATTCGCCGACTTTGTAGGAACTCATCCTTTTAAAGTTGTTGAGGTTGATGATTATGGCAACGCCCAGCGAGTTGTAAATCATGCTGGTGAAACAGATTTTGTGCATTTAGATGCAGTTAATGAATTAACTTATTTTAAAATTGCTTTTGATAAGGCGTGGTGCGTTAACGCCGGATATCAGTTGAAAGATGCTTCCTCACTGAAGAAAGCGTCTTCTATTAATATTAATTTCTTGCGCACTATTGGATATAATCCATTTATTGTTGAAAGTGTTTGTTTGGGGACTAGCTCCGACCTCAAAACAACGCGTTTGAAATATGTTGACCCTGATGATCGTTCTAAATTCTGCTATCTGAATTTCACTTTAACTGAAGATGAAATTGGTTATTTCGAAGAATGGAAACGTCCTATCATTTCAGGTTTTATTCGTGGCGAGTCTATTGCAGATGTGATGCCTATTTTAGGCAAATATCCTAAAATGGAAGATGAAATTGAAAAAGACTTAGGTATTGTGGACGAACCAAGCACAAGTTGGGTCGACGAACAAATGGCTGAAGCCCATAAAGAAATCAAGCCTTTTAAAGTTGAAACTAAAGGCAAAATTCGCTTTGTAGTCGAAGATGAGTTCACTCGACTTAAAGCTATTGAAATGTTAACTAATATGGTGTTCAAATGATTAATATTCTACCGGCAGACAAATATTTTGTTATTGACGATCGTGAAGGCTTTATGAGTGCCTGTGGTGCAAACGCCAAACTTATTAAAGTTTTTGACGATCTTGGTCCGATTAAACTTGGCTATTCTCAGAGTGAAGGAATTTATAACGTATTCACCACTCTAGACGGCAAAGTAATGACTTCTGGTGAATTGAGCGAAGCTTATTCGGTCAATTATTCTTGTCATATTACTAAAAACGAAGCAATGAGTTTCTTCGTTGAGTGGCTCAATCCTAATAAGCCTGAAGATGAAACCGTATTCCCTAATCTCCTGGCTATTCCTGAAATTCGTCTGACCATCACTACGATGGAAGAAGTACACGCTGCAATTATTATGTTACAAGGACTAAAAGATGCCTCTGTATGATTATCAATGTGAAGCATGTGGTGAAAAATCAGAAAAGAATGTTAAGATTTCTGAACGTGATAACCCACAGCCTTGCAAGTTCCTGAACTGTGAAGGTGAAATGAAACGAGTTGTTTCTGCTCCAGCGGTTCATTATGATGGACTCAAAAGTGGTGATTACTAATGGGCACTAAACCACGTATTCGTTTTATGAAATCCGGTGAAAGCCGGATTATTAAACTCCACAGCGGTAAAATTATTAAGGTAACCAAGAAATGAAAGTATTCGTAATGGGTTTGATTGCTGCAATTCTGTCAATTGGTATTCTGACAGGATGTACTGACGAAGCTGGCGCCGAGCGTATTCTTAAAGCAAATGGTTTTAGTGAAATTCAGTTTACCGGCTACGCTTGGTTGAGCTGTTCTGATAAAGATACTTTCTCTACAGGTTTCATCGCTAAAGGCCCTACAGGCATTCCTGTTAAAGGTGCTGTTTGCTCTGGTATGTTCTTTAAGAACTCTACTATCAGGTTCGAATAATGAAAATTGCTGAATCCTACGGTAAACATCCGTATAACGGTAGTGCAGCATTTATTTTCACTATGAAAGTAAGTGGTAAAGCATCTTCATATTATCGGCCGGTCCCGATGACGGATAAACAAAAGCGTGAAGCAAAGAAAGAGTTCCGTGCTTATCTAGCTTCCGGGATGTCTGCTGCACAATGGCATGATATCAGATGTAAAAAATGTAAGGGAGCCTAGTGCTCCTTTTCTGCTTTTAATGAGATGGGATATTATTCTCCTACTACATGAGGAAATGAAATGATTAAGAACGAAATTAAAGTATTGTCTGACGTTGAACATATTAAAAAGCGTAGTGGGATGTACATCGGCTCTAGTGCAAATGAAGCGCACGAGCGTTTTCTGTTCGGTGAATATAAATCTGTAACTTATGTTCCCGGGTTGGTAAAACTGATTGATGAAATCATTGATAACTCTGTCGATGAAGCTATTCGTACTGGTTTTAAATTCGCAAACAAAATCGATGTAACTATTAAAGATAATCAAGTTTCTGTTTCTGATAATGGACGTGGCATTCCACAAGCAATGGTTGTTGACCAGACAGGTGAAGAAATTCCTGGGCCAGTTGCGGCTTGGACAATTCCAAAGGCTGGTGGTAACTTTGGTGATGACGCTGAGCGTAAGACAGGCGGCATGAACGGTGTCGGTAGTAGTTTAACTAACATCTTTTCAGTTATGTTCACAGGCATCACAGCAGATGGCGAGAATGAGATTACCGTTAGCTGTTCTAATGGTATGGAAAATAAGAGTTGGTCTACTAAGAAATCTAAAGGTAAAGGCACTACTGTAGTGTTCATTCCAGATTTCAGTCATTTTGAAACTAACTCGATGGGTGAAATTTATAATGAAATCACCTTAGACCGTCTCCAAACTCTGGCAGTAGTATATCCAGACATCCAATTTACTTTCAACGGTAAGAAAGTAGATGGCAACTTTAAAAAGTTCGCTAAACAATTCGGTGAAAATGTTGTTATCCAAGAAACAGATAATGTTTCGATGGCATTCGCAACAAGCCCGGATGGTTTCCGCCATCTGACTTATGTGAACAACATTCATACCAAGAATGGTGGGCACCATGTTGAATGTGTGTTTGACGATATCTGTGAACATCTTCTGCCTGGCATTAAGAAGAAATATAAAGGCATCGAAGTAAGTAAAGCACGTGTCAAAGAATGTCTGACAATGTTGATGTTCATTCGTGATATGAGCAATATGCGTTTCGATTCGCAGACTAAAGAACGTTTGACATCACCATTTGGTGAAATTCGTTCTCATATCCAAATTGATGCCAAGAAAATTGCTAATGCTATTTTGAAAGACGAAGGCCTTATTATGCCTATCGTTGAAGCCGCACTGGCTCGTAAATTGGCTGCAGAAAAAGCTGCTGAAACTAAAGCCAATAAAAAAGCTGCTAAAGCAAAAGTTCAAAAGCATATTAAAGCGAACCTTTATGGTAAAGATGCCGACACAACATTGTTCTTGACAGAAGGTGACTCAGCAATTGGTTATCTAATTGAAGTTCGTGACCGTGAACTGCACGGTGGTTATCCATTGCGTGGTAAATTTATGAACACATGGGGTATGTCCGGTGTTGATATCATGAAGAACAAAGAAGCTTTTGATATCTGTGCTATCACAGGCCTGACGATTGGTGATGAAGATATCAGCTCTATGGGTTATCGTAATATTGCTATCATGACCGATGCTGATGTCGATGGAACCGGTTCGATTTACCCATCACTGCTTGCATTCTTTACTCAATGGCCACAACTCTATAAAGAAGGTCGAGTGCGGTTTGTTAAAACTCCTGTTATCATTGCTCAGATTGGCAAAGAACAGAAATGGTTCTATGATCTGCCTGAATATGAAGCGGCTAAAGACAAATTGCCTAAACATTCTATTCGATACATCAAAGGACTTGGTTCACTTCAGAAATCTGAATATAAGCAGATGATTATGAATCCTAAGTATGATGTTGTTCAGTTGCCAGATGATTGGAAAGAACAGTTTGAGATGTTGTTAGGTAAAGACCCTGCACCACGTAAGGTCTGGATGAGTTAATAAATATTACGAGGTATTTTTGCCTCGTAATAAGGAGCTCATATGAAACAATATTGGATTACTTTAGCTACTGGTGAATTTGGCTATCTTTGGGCTGAAGAGAAACCTCTCTTTGCTCAATATGTTACTATTTCAGTAGAAAACCCGGATGGTTCATTAACTAAAGTTCGTGGGCAAGCTTATAAAATTGAAGGCGGATGGGGTCCATTAAGCCATTAATGCTTTCTTTGGGATGTGGTGTAATAACTACATCCCATTTTTGTATAGGAACGGTTTATGGTTATGTCAGACAATAGCATAGTTAATTTAGATAATCTTGCTTTGGTGGTGATGGAGGCAGGAATACGTAAGGCCAAGAATAGCACGCACGCCGCCGACAGGAAGCGCGCGTATGCTCAGGCTGTTAAATCTATTACCGTTCAAATTAAAAACAACCAGGCGCTCACTCCTGAACAACAGGAGAGTGTTCTAAACTTGATTTATCATGACCAAACTCACAAAGCTTCTATGGGTAACATGCGTAAGATACTTCGTGAAATTGGTTCTACTCTTGAGTATAAGCAACATGAGGTACTACCAAATGCGAAGTTATAATGTAAATCTGGAATTATTTGATGACGCTGTTTTCCGTGAATATAGAATTCTAGAACGTTTCTTTGATATCGACTTGGCTATTGAGTTTAAGTTATGCTTCAAAGAAATTCGTAATAAAATACTTAAAAACACCGCTACTAAAGATGAACTTCTTCAAGTAGCAGAACTTATCAAAAAACATTGTGAATGAGACTAAATTAATATGATTATCCAAGGCGATGATGAAGTAGTACTGGGCAGTAAGGGTGCAAACACCAAGTTTAAAATCACCACAAGTGCAAAGGCCTTTAAAATCCTTTCTTCTGGTCTTTACAAAAACAAGATTCGTGCAATCGTTCGTGAACTGGCATGTAACTGTCTTGATGCTCATAAGCTGAATGGCTTTGAAGGTGCATTCCAGATTAACGTACCGGGTCAGATGGACCCACGTTTCATTATTCGTGACTTTGGACCAGGTCTGTCTAAAGATGGTCTGGAAAACCTGTACACGACTTACTTTGCATCAACTAAGAACAACTCTAATGACTTCATCGGTGCATTAGGCCTTGGTTCTAAATCTCCATTTAGCTACACAGATACGTTTACCGTTGTTTCTTATCATGAAGGTAAAGTGTATGGTTACACGGCAATGCTCGATAATGGCGAGCCTGTTATTCGTCTTCTGTTTGAAGAAGATATGAAAGAAGATGATAAAACTGGTCTGGAAATTACGGTTCCTGTTAAGACAGCAGATATCCAGCGTTGGAAAGATGAAATCAAATATGTTGTTCGTCCGTTTGGCGAATCAAAAGTAAATCTGGTTGGTTCTAAACTTGAGCCACGTTTCTTCCCAGAATTCGACGAGTATTATGCAATTCCAGACACCGACTACACTTATGAAGAACGTTCTGGTTTGTTTGCAGTATATGGTTCTATCGTTTATCCATTGAATGATGTTCCTGGTCTTGGCGATACTTGGGTTGGCGCTCGTAATGATGTTGTATTCATTAAGTTCCCATTAGGCGAATTGGATATCGCAGCGTCACGTGAAGAACTGTCACTTGATGAACAGACTATCGCAAACATCAAATCTCGTGTTATTAATCTTGATAAACGCGTGATGGAAGAAGACCTGAAAGAATGGCGTGAAAGTACCCATGAACGTAAGGTTGTTCGTGAAGTAGGTGGTCTGGGTTATAATGCAAATCGCATGCTTCAGAACACCCATCAGAAACTTTGTAATGGCAGAACGTATAATCAGCTTTATGCTAAGTATGATGTTAAGAGTCGTTTCATTGATGCTGGTGTAGTGTACGAAATCTGTTCGGACCCTAAAATGAAACGTCTGAAGTCTAACGGTGGTCGAGGTGGTATTGGTGTTAATTATATGTTTGGCACCCAACGTAAATCTCTGACTATTATTATCGATGACTGTAAGAAACAACGTCTGCCGGCTGTTCGTGCTCTGGCTGAGATTCGTTGGTCTAAAGATGAAAAGGCCAAGAAAATTCTTGAAGAGAATCCATGGCTGCCTGACAGTGGTGAAGAAGTTCTGTTCGTTAACCCAGAATCAGAACTGGAAATGAACACTCTACCTGATGTATTGATTCAAATGGGCGAAGACCCTGTGACTATTAAGTACACATCTGAATTCTTTGCTGCTGTAGAAGATTACGTAGTGGTTGTTCAGCGTGAATATCAGCCTAAGCCAAAAGCACCAAGTGCAGTTCGTTGGTACAAAACTAAAGAAGGTTCATGGGCTGAAGAAGAACTGTTCTATAATGCTGCTGATGCTGAAGATATCGAAGGTTGGGTAGTGTTTAAGAATGGCCATAACTATGTGTCAATGGAACCTGAATATGGCGTATGGAACAACTTTGGTGGTATTTGCCAGTGTGCAGATGTGTTAGGCATCACCGAGTTCCATATTGTTCGCCCACAGCTTCAGAAGAAAATTATTAAGTTAGACCAGTGTCAAGATATGCTGGCTGCAATCAGTGATAAATTTGTAGAGTTGGTTGATGAAGTTGATTATGACTACTATACTGCTACAAGTGGACGAGCTTATAATTACACTAGACATATTGAGAAATATCCTGAACTAAGTTTCTTGATGAAGTATCTCACTGAATCTGGTAAAACTTCTAAAGAAGCTAAAGACCTGTTTGCATTAAGGTCTTGGTTGAATCCAGTAAACATTATTGCTTACACGAATCCGCTCCATAAAGACCAAGTTTATAATGGGTTGCATATCGTACGTAAGTTAAATGAATATGCCGACAAACGTGCAGCAGACCGTATCAAAAAGTTTGAAGGCGAAAATATCGTTGTCTCCGAATATATGCGTAATCGATATAATATGGAAGGCAATGCTGTAGCTGAAATTGTAAAAATCATGGGCGAGTAATCGCCCTTTAAAAAGAGAAACTGTAAATGACTGTTAAATGTTTAAATGCAAATCAAAAGCTGTCTATTGTTCAAACTTATAAAGCTAAACTGAAGACTCAGCAAGAATTGGCTGATGATTATGGTGTATCACGTGATACGATTTATCGTGTGATTAAAGCCGCTAAAGCTGCCACACGCAATGTCGTAATTAAGAAAGGCCCCGCTCGTGATTCTAAAGGACGTTTCATTGCTAAAGGCGATGGTTCTGTGCAAATCACTGGTCCTGTGACTTTGACTGTAGGACCTATTTCTGTTAAAACCCCAGAGCCATCCTTTATCTGGAACGCAAACTCTAAGTTCATCTCTATTACTCAGGGTCGTGAAACTTGGAACGCTGATAAAGACCATCCTGGTTTTGCTGCTGCTTTCGCCTTCTTGAGCCAGTCCGTAGGTAAATCTTACGCTGAAGAACAGGAACTTGTTCGTAAGGCCCGTGACACCATTAACATCGAACGTGCTGTTAAAGAGTTCGTTAAAGGTGATGTTCGTATTGCTGATGGCACTCTGTATTATCAGGACATCGAACTTCGTTCAGGCCTGGTTGACCGTATTCTTGATTCCATGAACAAAGGTGAAGACTTCGAGTTCTATCTGCCATTCCTAGAAAATCTGCTGGAAAATCCAAGCCCTAAAGCTGTAAGTCGTCTGTTTGACTTCCTGGTTGCTAACGATATCGAAATCACTGAAGATGGCCATTTCATCGGTTGGAAAGTTGTTCGTTCTGACTATAAAGATCATCACTCAGGTACATTTGATAATAGCCCAGGCCAGACGGTTAAAATGCCTCGTACTCGTGTAAACGATAATGATGAAGTAACTTGTTCAAATGGTCTGCATGTTTGCTCTAAGTCATACATCAAACATTTTAGCTGCAGTACTTCTCGTGTCGTATCAGTTAAGGTTCATCCACGTGATGTAGTAAGTATTCCGGTTGATTACGGCGATGCTAAGATGCGTACTTGCCAGTATGAAGTTCTCGAAGATGTTACTGAGAAATTCACTTCTGAAATTCGTGGCTATTAATTTGAATGGGGCTTCGGCCCCTTTAAGGACCTTAAATGACTGGTTTCCAATCTCGTGTTATCGATGAACATTCCGAATTGACCTTGAAAATTAATGCCCTTCGTGCATTTACTGTAGGTGCTGTTTTCAAATCTCTTGATTCTGTGGACAAAGAATTGCTTCTCCGTCAGCTTGATACAATGAGTGCATACCAACATATTCTTGAAAAACGTATCGCACGATTCTGAGGTAAATATGATTAACCCTATGAATGACCTGACACCAGGCATCAAACACTCAACATTGCATGGTAATCATCATGCAGAAAACGTCTATTGTAAAGACGTTCAGATTAAACATGGCGCTGGAATCCTTTATTGCAACGACCTCTATTTTGGCGTAGACTTCAGTACTCTTGATAAGAGCAAATTGAACTTCAATGACCGTTGTTATGAAGGAACGCTTTATGTTGAAGATGTGTACATCAATGGTTCTCATTCACAGGGTTTAAATCCGCCTAAGGAAGAAAATGATTCGGAACAGTGATTCTTGGGCGCTGCTACAGCGCCTATCTCCTACTTACATGAAGCCTGATGATATTAAGCCTCATGTACTTTCTAAAATTAAAGACACAATACGTTATTCACTCGAACAAGACCCTAATCAAAACAGAGAAGATGTAGCTCGTCGTTGCAGAACCGCTTTAATGGCTGAACAAATTGTTGCTGAAGCAGTTCACGGGTTCTTACCGACTGGTCGTGAAAATCATGAGAATCCATGGTCATGGGTATATGATGTTGTTGGTAAAGATGGGGTCAGGATTGAAGTAAAAACACATCAAAGAAATTCTCAGTACATTACAGTGAATACTGGTATGGCAGGTGATTATCCTGCAAAATCTCCAGGAATTAACCTAGGTCACTTCCTTGGGCGCAATCTTGCTGACTTAATAATCATATTCGACACTAAACAGGATGCAACAGGCGCCATCCTGTTTACTCCTAAGTTCCTTGCAGGTCGTGATGCGTTCGCAAAAGACTCTGGCCTGGTCATCAAATCCCAATTCAATGATGGGTGGTACCTGTCGTCTCGTCCTTATGACATGGAAGATTTTAACTTCCACCAGTTTACACAACAAATCTAGCATGTTATAGTACTCCTACACAAACAAATGAGGAGTACTATAAATGATTAAAGCAACTATTATGGTCTGGTTTGAACTGGAAAATGGCGAACCACGTTTCAAAGACTGGGAAGAATTTATGTTCCCGTGGCAAGCACAGAACACCGCCAAAGAGCTGGCTACACTGTATCGTAATGGCTCCTGCAAAATCTTCGACAACAAAACTTCTTTAGTTATCGGGAGTGCAGGCTTTGAGTAAGTTCTGGTGCTTTATATGGTTTCTTAGTATTCCATTGGTTTGTATACTAATGAGTGTTTACACCCATTACGCAGCATGATATGATGTCTGTACTGAATAAATGGAGGTGAATATGAAAAAATTACTGAAAGCTATCTGGAACATGTTTGTGATTGCAATGGTTTTAGCAATCTTCCCGGTTGTTCTGATGATTGATGTGATTCGTGTTCACTTTGCCTACTTCTTCTGAGGAAAATATTATGGATTTCTTGAAATATCTGTTCGGTGGCTTTCTGTGGGCAGTATCATTTTATGTAGGTTTTAACATGGCATACTGGCTTGGCATCAACTCAATTCATATTGGAATCATTGGTGGCTAAATGACTATTAAACGAATTTTTACCTGTTATGAGTGTGGCAAACAGATTAATCGCCTGTTGCAGGATATCATTACTCTTGATGATCTGAACTACGCTCACGCAGAATGTCTGATGAAAAAGAAATAGTTTACAAACCCATGAGGACAGGGTATAATGTCCTCTTTGGAGAAATAATTTTAACTTACTGAGGAAATTAATATGACACATCAAGACGTTCGTAACTATATGACCCGTGCTGACCTCGAAGCTGTAGGTGCTACAGTTGTTTGTGCTGTCCACAATGGCAAAACCGTTGGTTATGTCGATAACGAAACTCTGGCTGAACCTGGTTTCTATTTCATGGTTAAGGGTTCATTGCCATGGCGCCAGGTAGCTGCACGCTTTTTCGTGGGTCGTCAGCGTTCTAAGTCTGGTTTTGGTAATGTTCTGTCTCAGATTCGTCAGGGTCGTAGCCAGCTCGGTCGTACACTGTCTTCCAATGGCAATGTGTATGATGTATACTTTGTTCCACCTCAGAAAATGAAACCTCTGACCACTGGTTTCGGTAAAGGCCAACTGTCTCTGATGTTCACTTCTAAGCACAAAGATGAATACCAGAACTTCAGCGAAATGAACCGTATGCTGAATGATAACTTCAAGTTCATTCTGCAGAGCTACTAATGGACGCCTTAAGATGCATGGCCTATCTTTATCTGATAGGCATGATGTTTGTAGTTGGCACCTTCTTGTTTTTAGGTGCCCCACTTACATCAGGTATTGTTGGGCTAGTGGCGTATAGTGTTGCTATCCTGGCTTTAGAACGTCTGGCTATTTTATGTGGGGTGCTTAAATAATGGTCCTTATCGTTTTTATTGAATTAATTGTCGCAATTGTTTGTGCTGTATGTTATTTTACGGGCGCGTGGATTCCATCAGCGACATTTATTGGTTTTATGTTTGTTGTCTGGGTTATTTCATGCATTTTTGCTCTTATTCGTGAGGTGAATAGCTAATGTTTAAGATGATTTTAATAATCTTTTGGACCTCTATGGCAATATTATTTGCAACAGGTTCACTCCCGGCAACAGCGGTATCATCCGCGATAATGTCAATTTTAATTCTTTATTTTGTAATTTTTAAATTATGAAAAAGGTTCTGATTGCGGTCCTAGTGGCCGCTGTTTTGGCATTAGTTCTTTATTATGGAGTTCTATACGGGCTCGTATCTATTGTGCTTTTCATTTCTGATGTTATAGTACAACTCTCTTCATTAATTTGGTAGGTATTATGACAGATATTTTTGACATGATGGCTAAACAGGCTAGTGATACTTTTACGGTTCGTGGGCTGAAAAGTATTATTGATAATGAAGCCTTAGCTTATGCAATGTATACAGTAGAAAACCGTGCAATCCCAAATATGATTGATGGGTTAAAACCTGTTCAACGATTTGTAGTTGCTCGTGCTCTGGAACTTGGTAAAGGTAATCGTGATAAGTTCCATAAACTTGCAAGTATTGCAGGTGGTGTAGCAGACTTAGGATATCACCATGGTGAAGGTTCTGCCCAGGACGCTGGTGCGTTAATGGCGAACACATGGAACAACAACTATCCAATCTTAGATGGTCAGGGTAACTTTGGTTCTCGATTGGTCCAAGAAGCAGCTGCTTCTCGTTATATTTTTGCTCGTGTAGGCAAAAACTTCTTTAATGTCTATAAGGACACTGAGTATGCTCCGGTACATAAAGATAAAGAACATATTCCTCCTGCTTTTTATCTGCCTATTATTCCTGTGGTTCTTCTCAATGGTGTTTCGGGCATTGCTACCGGTTATGCTACTGATATTCTGCCTCATGATATGGCCTCGGTCAAGAAAGCAGTGCATCAAGCTGTGGAAGGCAAGAAAATTACTGAGCCGAAAGTAAGTTTCCCTGAATTCAAAGGCGATGTGGTTGAAGTTGATGGGCGTTGGGAACTTCACGGTAAGTACAAATTCACTTCAAGAACACAAATGGTTATTGAAGAAGTTCCGTACAAATATGACCGTGAAAAATATGTAAAAATTCTTGATGCTCTTGAAGAAAAAGGTTTCATTACATGGGATGACGCCTGTGATGAAAATGGCTTTGGGTTCAAAGTCAAATTCCGTAAAGAATATAATCTTGGTGAAACTGAAGAAGAACGTCATGATAAAATCATGAAAGACTTTGGTCTGATTGAACGTCGTTCTCAGAACATCACTGTTGTGAACGAAAAAGGTAAACTGAAAGTTTATGAAACTGCTTCAGAACTTATTAAGGACTTTGTAGAAGTTCGTAAGGTTTATGTTCAGAAGCGTATTGATGGTAAACTGAAAGAAACTGAAGAGGCCTTTAAACTTGCTCTGGCAAAGGCACGATTCATTAAAGATGTAATTGATGGCGTCGTTGTTGTTCAAGGCAAAACTCGCAAAGCTTTAGTCGAAGAACTTTCTGCTTCTGAAGTATATGGCGATCATGCTGAAAAATTAGTGGCTATGAATATCTTCCACATGACTTCTGATGAAGCTAAAAAGCTTGCTCTTGAAGCTAAGGCTAAAAAAGAAGAACATGAATACTGGAAGTCAACTGATGTCACGACTGAATATCTTAAAGACTTAGAGGAGCTGAAATGAGCGTATTCGTAGGATTTACCAGTGCCGCCTTGTTTGGTGGTCTTACTTTGCTGGCTGGCCAGCCGGTTGCTATGGCGTGTGGGTCTGCACTGATTTCTTATGCTGTGACCCGCCTGGTCGTGTATCTGATGAGCTTGGCAAGATGATGACTTTTTATGGTCTATTTGTAGGAATGATTTTCTTCTTATGGATTATATACTTAGTCATTGAATACTTCTTTTAAGAGACCTTCGGGTCTCTTTTTGCGTTTTAGGTGTTTACATCTGCTTTAAAACAGGTTACTATACTCTTACACCAACATGGAGAACTTAATATGAACCTTATCGAACGTATCTTATCTAAAGCTTTTTACTCTGAAGGTCATCTGTATCATTCAGTCGAATCGGCTAAAGGTTTCTTCGAAGCCAAGTGTAAAGAACATGGGCTTGATGGTTGGACGTTCCATGTAGTTTCATCAACTTCAAAACGTAACATCGGTTATTGCTCTGCATGGAGAAAGAAAATTGCTATCCAGGCACATTTCTTCTTCGCAATGACCGCTGCACAGGTTGAAGAAACGATTCTTCATGAATTGGCTCATGCTTTAACCCCAGGTGAAGGCCATAACAAAGTATGGCGGGCTAAAGCTATCGAGCTCGGTGATACACATGCTCGTGCTACCACAAACATTCAAGGTGGTCCCGGTTTCCGTAAAGAGTGGATGATTAACTCAGGCCATACTCGTCAAGAATCTGACTTTGATGTAGCGGCTTTCACTAATCGTGAACTGCCTCGTTCTAAGAAGCCTTCTTCTCCGAACTTTGGTGGAACTCAGAAACGTGTTATTAAGCCCACTCGCAAAGCAATCGCTCTGTACAAGCATCCAGTAGTTACAGATAAATCAACATTCATTGAAATGTTTATGGCTTTAGATTACAAATTTGACTATGCAGTAATCCAGTGGGACCTCTGCAGAAAAATGTTTGCATAAGGTGTTTACAACGGTGTAGGAACATGGTATTATCTTCTCATACCAAACGAAATGAACAAAATATAATGGAGATTTAAAATGTCTAAAGTAACTTACATCATCAAAGCTTCTAACGACGTTCTGAACGAAAAAACTGCTGCAATCCTGGTTCAAGTAGTTAAGAAAAACTACATCACTTCTGCTGAAGTTCGTGAAGCTCTGGTTGAAACCATGAATGCAAGTTCTGTGAACAGCAACATCGGTGTTCTGATTAAGAAAGGTCTGATTGAAAAATCAGGTGACGGTTTAATCGCTACTGGCGAAGCAATGGACATCGTTCAGGCTGCAGCTGATCTGTTTGCATCTGAAAATGCTCCTGAGATGTTGACTAAACGTAAGACTCGTTCAGCTCGTGGTGTGACTGACACTATGAAAGAACTGGCTGACCTGGTTGTAGCTGGTCTTGATGGTCGTATCGACCTTAAAGAAATTCGTGAAAACCGTAGCAACCTTGAAATTCAGTTCGTAAAACGTACTCTCGGTATTCGTCAAATCGAAATTCGCCGTGATGGTTCACTTCGTATCTTCGGTTACAACATGTCCGATAAAGATGCTAAAATCTTTACTTCTTTAGGCTATGATGTTAAGTTTAAAGTAGGTGGCAAAAACACTTACATTGATTTCCCGGCTGTAACTGCTGATATCATCTCTGTAATCGTAAACGCAATTTGAGGAAAATATGATGAGGAATCTGTATCTGATTAAGTTTTTGAAGAATGGTTCTGAACATGATTATCAGATTCCGGCTAAAAATGAATATGATGCTTGTGTTCGCCTTGGCCAGATTTATGGTGATGAGCGTGAATGTCGTGACGATGTTGAAATTGAAATTCAATCAGTGACTTTAAAGGTGAGAGGTTAATTATGAACAAGATTGAAATCCTGAACGAACTCCGTCGTTGTGTTGAACCAACTCAAGAAGGTTGGGATGTATGGTTCCACGGTGCTTACCTTGGTACTATCGTTAAGGTTAAGACCGGTCTTTATGAAATTGTTCGTTGTGATACCTCTTGCCCACTAGGCGAACGTACGAACTTTATGGCTGCAATCTCTAGCTTTATCCCTCAAGCTGTACAGATTGCTAAAGATGATTATCGTGAATTACAAGAATCTCAGCCTGTAATTCGTTCGTATGGTGTTAATAAAGCACAACAATCTCGTTGGGTTAATATTATCAAGAGTTGGTTTAAATAATGACTACTTACAAATCTTCTTTAGAGGCGCCAGTTTTGTCTAGAATTGAAACCGAACAACAACGTTTGAATATTTGTTATAAGGTTGCAGATTGGTGGGACGGTCGTCTGCTTCAACGTCGAATCGTATGTGCAGCGAACCGTTTTAAACTTAAGACTGGCGGTTATCTTGTAATCCCAGGTTCACGGCATTATTCGAAAGATATGGCTGAAGTTATTGACCAGGTTCGTGATAAAGTAGTTAATGACCATGTTCATGGCGATGACCAAGGTTTTATTGACCAATGGGGTGAATACTTCACTCGTGAAGAAGCTCTTGTTATCGCTACACATGCGGGTCAAATTAATAAAGTTCGTCCTAAATCAGGACCAGCAGATGAACTTTTCAGTGAGGACCTTTATTAATGAGAGCGATTTATACCAAAAGCGATTATTTTAATAGCCTGAATCGTTCCGAAAAGGCTAAAATAAAATACTTCATAGTTGAGCTTGGTTATACTGATGTTTGTATGCTTTCAGAGCATATTATTGAATGTGGTATAGCCAAACGTTTTAGTCTTACAGGTGGATGTTTAAGAGAGGTAATCAAGCATTATGAATAATCCAGTAGCAAAACATGATTTCAACAAAGGTGGTGTTCATAAAGATAAGAAGCGTGCCGCCAGTGAATCTCAGCGTAAACAAAAACATAAAGGCAAAGAACATGATTACTCATAAAGGAACACGCCCTTACGCCGTCTGGTGGAATGTTAAGGTCGAAGAATTCGAAAATAAAGTTCATCGTAATATTGTTAATGAAATTATTGCTGAAATTCTTAGTGATGCTAGATTTATCAATGATGGCGCTATTGAATATCTTCATAATGGCCATTTCCAAATTGTTGGCTTCAATGAGTCTACAGACCTTGAAAATATCGGCAACCAGTTGGATGAAATCATCGAAGAATATGAACTCGAGGAATACTTATGAAGCCATTTGACTTCTCTCCATGGAATGATGTTGTTCATTCACAACGTGAAGCAGAATCTATAGCTTATCGTGAATTCATTGACCTTTCTAAGGCTATTGTTTGTGAATACAAGCTTGACTTGTGTATTCGTTCTGAAGCGTCCTGTGAAGACAGCGTAGCCAGGGGACGTTTTGTAAGTGGTCTTATTGGATTATACATCGACAAACGCGATGCGTCCTGGCCTGACTTCCTGGCCACACATATGGATGTCACCGAAGATAATCGTGGTGTTTATCTGAAGGCACGCGATAAGAAATCTATTATCGGGGTTGTTGAGAAGTTCAAAGAGTATGCTAAAGGCACAGGGTTTACATTCACCTTGTAACATGATACTATACTTTCATACTAACAAAGCATACCATTAAGATGTAGGATGTATAATGACTAAATTTGAAATTGTTTCTGAAATTGCCACTATTGTTTCTATTTTGATTAAAACGGATTGTGAAGATGTAATGTGGAAAAAGGATAACTTCATTGCGTTTTTGAATGAGTTAGGGATTAGAACTGAAGCAGGACGTGAGCTCACTAATCTATCTTTCAATAAACTTTTCCGTGAACTTTCTGAAGATGAGCGTGAATTGTTAATTGAGCAATTCAACGAAGGGTATGAAGACATACACCGTTATTTAATGATGTATGCCTCCAATTTCTAACGCGAACGACCAATCAGACGGGCTGCTGGCGCACAAATAGCTTGCAACCTTTCATTACTATACCTGGGAACATCATTATACCACATCAAACTGATGTTCCCAGCATAATTATTGTCCAGATTGAAGTAGGGACAAGAAAACATGAAGTTGAAGTCAGTTTTCTTTTTGGTTGGAAGGAAGATTGATTCCGTATTTGAACTAAAATATTCTCCATTTACATGTCTAATATATTCAGTTGACGATTTGTCAATTGGATACCCGCCTAAGTTAAGTTCGTTCACACTAGATGGTAGAACGCCTTCATAAGCGACCATATCAACAAAAAAGTTTTTGTTTACTGGTCGAAATGCATATACTGCTGTAAAATCTGCTCCACTGGAGACATGAACTATTTGGACTTGTTCGCGAACAGTCTTATCAAACTTTTCGTCACCAATCTTTTGCTGCATAGCAGAATAAATTTCGTAACGAGATTCCTTATAAATGGTCATCAGCTCAGAGCCTTTGTACCAAATAACGGCCATAACAAATAATAGTATAACGGAAAGAATACGGGTAAAAGGAACTTTACCCGTTGTATCTTTAAAGAGTCGGTCAAGCACGCCAAATACTAAGTCTACAATGGAAATACTTGGCATGGCCATAAGTTTCTCCTTTGTTTACTTTATTTATAAACGCGAGCCGTAAATATTGCCAACTCGTGTCCAAGTAGGAGCACTTCCATAAAGAGCCGCACCAGGAGAACCACCAACATAACCTTCAGCCTGGTCACCAACTTTATTACCAGAACCACCGGCGGCACCCACTTGTCCACCGGCACCACCATGAGATCCATACCGAGTATTAGGTGGCTGTGGGCCAGGAGCATCTAATGTACCGGCATATCCATTCAACGAATCTCGCCCTTCACCAAGACCTGCAGGCCCGAATGGTCTACCACCTGAACCGCCCGAAACAAGGTTAGAACCTACTCGAGCACCGCCGCCGCCACCGCCGCCGCCACAGATAGAGCCGTTATTTTCTATACGAAGACGAGTACCAAAACTGTTTAAAATACCAGGCCCACCGTTTTGCCCAACTCTTACACCTGCCGTACCACCTTGACCACCTCGTCCATAAATTGTAGCATTATTTCTGAGAATAACATATTCATTAGGTAAGTTAGATGGGAATTCTAAACAAGGAACTCCAGTACTTTGAGCTACTAAATCGCCTGAAATAACTACAACAGCAGGTGTAGAACCTAAAGCACGAAGTTTATTAATTAAATCATTTCTATCATAAGAATGGTTAGTCCCTAAAGTAATTGTCACTTCAACTGATCGTCCGATCATTTCGGATAAACGCCCAGGAGAAGCAACGAGTCTTACGGCAACACGTGCTGCAGACATTGCTCTTTGACCAGTTTCATTAAAAGCTGAAGTTCCAATATTTGGACCTGAAATAGCCATTTAAAATCCTCAAAGGGCCCAAAGGCCCTTAATTATTTAGACAAAAGCTCTTCGATGCGAGCCAAACGAGATTTAACATCTTCCAATTCTTTGTCTTGCTCTTGAACAATTTTCCAAAGAACAGAAGAAAGCCCACGGTAGTTAACAGATAATTTACCAGTATCTTTATTTTCATTAACAAGTTCTGGATAAACTTCTTGAACTTCTTGTGCAATAACACCAATTGCATTATCATTAGAACCGTCCTTCATTGCATATCGTTTAATTTCAACTTTATGCAAGTTAGAACGAGAATCTTCGATTGAACGGATATCTTTCTTCAACGAAATATCTGAAGACAGATAAAACTCAGGAGCGTTAATCTGTACTGGGGACGTATAACTACTGTTGTTCCAGATGTGAGCACCACCGTTACGAATAACTAAGCGAACGTATCCGTTACCATTAGGAGCATAAACATCCATTGCTGCAAAATGGTAAGCACCCCATTTTGTTGCTTTCCATACGTTATATGCGCTACCATCAGAACTTGGGCAATCCAATTGAAGACCAGAAGAACGGTTTTCCCAGGCGGTGTGGGCGCCACCATCAACGTTACCTCGTATTAGTCCTTTATCACTACCAGATGTAATACCAGAAACCATTACGCCAGTGTTTGCACCGTTGCTAATAGTCAAGGTACCAGTCATGGTATCGCCAGATTTAGCTACTCTATTATTAGCATTATCGTTTACACCATTTATTCTACTGTTAATTTGGCCTAATAACCAACCTGTGGAAAAACCATTAGTTGCATTTGGTAAATAAATGTTGCCATCAGCCACAAATCTTGCACCACTATTTAACGCTATAGCTTCAGTATAAACGCTTCCAGCTCCGGTTTTAACATGACCGCCATTAGTAACTAATTGAATACCTATAGATGGATGACGTTCAATATACATCAAATAAGACGAATCATCAGCGATTTCTAGTCTGTTGCCTCGTTCACTATTCCCGGCATAGAAAATTCTCATTGAATATGGGCTTGTACCTGCTTTTGCAAATCCAATATTACCTGAACCCCCAAGCAAGTTAATTTGACCCGAACCTAAAGTAACATTACCATTTAAAGTAGATTGTCCGTTAACTGTTACGTTATGCCCTAAAGTAGAATTTCCGGTAGCACAATCAATATAAAACGGCCGCAAATTACTAATACCACCATTTTCGGCTTGGCCTTGTGCGGTTGGGATAAGATAAAAATTATTTTCAGAACGACGCAGTATCATACCATAATCGCCATTCCAAATTTTTAAACCGTCATTTGCAGAAGTTTTAAACTGTCCATTTGAACCAACAGAGCCATTTATATATGCGCCACCAACGACTGTCAATCCGCCTTTATTAATACTCACCCCGCTATCCATATCGAAGTTTGCACCACCAGTACCACGAAAATAATGGTAATATCTTCCGCTAGACACATAACCCAAGAGAGTTAATCCATTACCACCTGCATTATTACCATCTAATGATGTATCAATCTCAAGAATTGGATTGTTATTAGCCGGTAAAATTGTGGTGTTAGCATTATCGGTATGAGTAATTCTTGTTGCTTTTCTATGCTCAATTTGGAATTTAGGAGCCGAAGCATTATAATGAATAACTGCTCGAGAGTTGGCCATTACACTGAATGCGCCATCGCCATCATTACGGAAGCCAGTGTCATTATCACCCAATGCTAAAGAACCTTCACCCATTCCGGAAGTATCACCAAGACCTCCGCCACCTGGGCCAATAAACAAGCTACCAGTAATCTGTGCATGTCCACGGACACCAACTGAACGAATAGTGAACATTTTATTGGCAGGTCCAGAACCAGTATAAAGTGCCCATTCTGCAGCAACTCTTTCATCAATTAATTGATGCCAAATAGTTCCTGCAACGTGAGCTCGCCCTTTATAGACATAGTTAATAGCTTCAACCCCTGTAGTTGAAGTACTATATTGAACTAAATCATCAAAACTATACACTTGATTACTAAATGGCTTAAAGGCGGTTAGTAATCTATTAGTATTCATTACTGGGGCTATAGATTCAATACTCAGGCGAGAACGCTGGCCATACAAATCTTTAGGAGCGGCGAAATCCCCAGCCCCATTAAATACAAACAGTGCGTTGTTTGTATTAGCCGCGTGGGATTTACCATTGTAAACTCGAAGGTTTACTCGCCCATCGGTGTCTGTTTGTTGGGTAGCATATAAAACGCCTCGTTCTTTATTACGGTTTTCGCCAGTTACTTCTTCGCCTTCAAACCATAAATGAGCGTTGCCTGAAGCAGCGGCACGAGTTCGAATTACACCCCTTTCAGCAACAATATCACCATTTGATGAAACACCTGCTGAGGCTAAAATAGTTTTAGCACTGACATCACCAGAAGTAGTGTAATTACCGGTCTGAGTATAATTACCTACTTGAGTCACATTACCATCAATTTGTCCACCTTTAGCAAAGCCAAGGTCTATAATCTGAGAACCATCATTAGTAAAAATAGTACGGTCTTTCAGGTTAATAGCCAGTTCGCCTTCGGCGATTTGAGCTGTTGTTGGTTTAGCGCCTGCGGTTTTAGAGCGCTTAAATTGTATTTGTTTTAAATCTGCCATATAACCTTCTTAGAAAGTTCCAAAATCGATAATTGTACCCTTAACAATGACCTGAGAAAGACGAGGCACATGTTCTGGCAAAGAGGCCGGGTTCAACGAAATTAAATTAGGTGAAGCCAAAGGACCTGCCATAGTTTGCAATCCTGTGAAGGCTACCTTAACCTGAGCGTCGTTCGTGACATTACCAAGTGATACATCAGTTGGAGTAGGAGGGTTCCCTGGAGAGAATACACGTCCACTCTCGTCATTAATATATCTTGCTAAAATATTCCCCATTACTGTTAATCTGGCTTTTGCCATATCAGTACTAGGATCAAATAAAATAAATGGTTGGCCTGAATCAGTTTCGATTGCAAGTGAATCTTTAATTCTAATAGAAGCGGAATAAGCATGCATAGGCGTTGAGCCAGCATTGTTTATTCCGAATTTTATTTTATAACCTGCTTTATCAAGTATATTTAATCCTTCGATAAAGTCGACAGGTTTTAAATAAGCACCGCCTTGAGCTTTAGAAACGAAGTCGTTATCTATAGCCTGAGGTTTATTATAAGTTGTATATATTTTATAGTCTTTGTAATAGACATCATCTGTAACTGCTTTTAGAGGAAAATTGCCTTGGTGCCAGGCAATAGCTCCACCTATAGTAGTACCAGCTTTTAAATCGGCCATAGTGTTCTCCTTAAAGTATAGCCGTATTTATACCAAAAAAGGGCCGAAGCCCTTATATCTCACGAAACTCTGCACTTCGAACAATGCCGCGGTCATCAGCATCTGTATTCTTAAGAATAAGAAGCTCATCGTTCGGAACATCTTCCATCAATACGTTGTTTCTGATACCATTGACACCAAATTCTGATGCACGCATCAAAGGATAACGGTATCTAGAAGTTTCGGTCATAACTAAATTTCTAGCAGCAGCAATATCATTTGTACTCTGACGAGATACATATACCGTAAAGCCTGTAGCTCCTTCAGGAATAGTTATATCCCTTTCGAATAATTGCCATTCGCCTAAATTTAATATGTTGGCTTCTATAGTAGTATCACTAACTAAAGTGGTTTCATTAAAAAATCTAACTGATACACGAGTAGTCCCAGTTGGGATTCCTGACGGATCGGTTGTATCTATAAGAAGCTGCAATTTAAAATAAACGACATCGCCACTTTTAAGATTATAATCGGCCAAAGGTGTTTGCAAATCTGTAGTAGGAAGCCTAATTATTGCTAGACCTGTTTCAGTCGGTCTTGCTTCTTCGGCAAATTCAAATATTCTCTTAGGAAAACCGGTAGCTCCTATGTCAGAGTAATAATCATACACTACGTCAATAAGGGGCTCTATAGGCTCGTTTTTAACCCCATCATTGAATATCACATGTTCTGATGTGATAGTTGCCTTAGACGTTGCATAGAACGCCGTATAAGCCGCATCAAAATTAGTGATATCAAATTTAGAAGGCCATGCCGTAGAGTTTTTAGATTTGAACCATGAAACCAAAGTATCATCGGTATTAAGCTTTCCTTCAGACAACATTATAGCTAGCTTGCCGTCTGGAAGAGATTCCATATATGTTACGAAGGCTTCGTTACTAGAAGATGCTTCCTTTGTAAACATATAGTTTTTGGTTTCTTCTATAGTTAAAGTTGTTGTATTAAAAATGTAGACATTAAGTCCAGGACGCACTAATATAGAAATAGGCTGGTCCTGGACTTTTATGTAAGGACGAACTGTACTTTTAGTGCAACTTCCAGAAGCACTAATGCGGTATTTCACCGCATTATTTTCAGATAGAATAGTGGCTTGGACAAATCCATGTCCAAAGCCAGCCATATATTTTTCCATATTACCTCTTATGGAATCCAAGTGAATTTAACGGTCTGAGTTGCTTGGTCTGGCTCTATACGAACGTTGCCGATTTGAAGCCAATCACGAATTCTCAAGTTGTTGAACGCTGAACCTGAAGAAGCAACAGCACCAATTTCTGATGGAGTTGGCGGTAACTGAGAAGTTAACACACGAGACCATTCACCCCATACACCACGAGCGACATCCCAAATACTGATGTACTGAGTAAGGGCGTTTTCGTTATCAGCAACACCAACCGGACGAGGGGTCCAAGTACGATAGATATTGTCAATTGAAACACCAGAACAAGTCATCAGACCAGGAGCAGGCTTATACGTATAAGAATCAACGTAAGGGTTACCTTGGTCATTAGTAGCAAATTCAGGAATAGCATAACCAGGTAATTGCTGATATACTGACGGAGTAGTAATATTAGCCATCCAAAAACCTACTGTATCAATGGTTAACGGAGCCATAGCTTTAGCTTCAGAAATCTGTGGGAGAACTGGAGCTTCAACTGTTAATTTACCACCCATAGTATCACCAGATTTCTTAACGAAATCACGGTCAACAATTTCTTTAACGTTCTTTTCGGTCAAGACACGATATTGGCTTCCTAATGGAGTATCATCAACTGCAATGATATTACCAGCATCTTTAGAACGTAAGGACATACCGTTAGTTGCATCACCAATAACTACATTAGAAGCATTGCTTGTAATTATTTCACGGCTATTAAGTAAATATGACGCTTTAGCAGAAACATTATTACCAGCAGAAACGTTATTCAGAACAGCAACGTTTCCAGAGGCAGTATTCATGGTCAAGACGTTAGTCGTATCACCAATTACTAATGTAGTTCCATTTAACCCGGCAGTGAATTTCCATTTGTTAGTTCCGTTTACAATAGCGAAATCACCATTAGTGGAGGTTAGTCCATTAGCTTCTAAAGTACCAGCAAAATCTGCAGTGCTTGTAGAGAGCAGAGGGGCTTCCAGGATTACATCCTTCTTGAAGGTCATAATACCATTAATGGTTTGGTCTACATCACGACGAATGAACTGGAGTGAATCCAGGCCGTCTAATTTATCCGAATCAACAGCCTTAGCGCTAATTGGGAGATAATGAGACAGAGCCAAGTTCATTTCGTATGGAGAAACAGCATAACCATCTTTCAAGAATGTTGCTTGGTTATCAATAGAACCTTTTACATTATCGCCAGCCCAAGTTAAAGGACCTTCAGTCATTTTAACAAAGCCGCGACGTAAAGGAGTTGCTTCCCAAGATTTTTCTTGCTGGACCAGATATTTCAGATGAACAGGAACTACAGCTTTATTGCCTACAGTACCAGCAACAGTTTCTGCCTGAGTAGCAATTTGAATAATACCTTCGGTACTTTCAGTCGCTTTTTTCTTCTGAAGTTTCAGTGGGGTTACAGCAGTTGCATCATCTACACCAGCATCAGTTAACACCTGGGTTGCTAATTTCAGTGTACCACGTTGGGTCTCACTTGCTTCCTTGATATCAAGTGTATAATGGTCCCATAAGGTCCCTGTTTCTACTAAACCACTGGCCGGGATAACAGATGTTCTAGCAGTATCATTAAATCTAGTTTTAATTTTCAACGGAGTTGAAATAACATTATCTAACGTACCAGCATCAAATTCTGTTTGAGTTGCAATACGAGCAATACCGGTAAGAGTTTGTGTTGCTTTACGATCATTAAGCTTTTTAGGAGTAATGAAACGGAAATCATCAGTACCAGCATCGGTCTCGACTTGCGTAGCAATTTCAGAGAAACCAATCCTTCCTTCAGTAGCAGTTTTCTTATGCAATTCAATAGGCGTTACAGCAACGTTTTCAAATCCTGCAGTTACCGTCCCAGAAATAACTTCAGCTTCAGTAGCAGAATAGAACAGACCTTGGTCTTCATATTCGCCTTTCAACTGATTCAAAGATTTAGGAGTAACAATATCAGTATTATTGTTTTTATTATAAACGTTAGTCCCCATTACGGCTCTAGAAGAACCTTTTGCAGTACCTACGGTAGAAACAAGTTTAGCAATACCGGTTAATGATTCAGTTGCTTTACGATCATTAAGCTTTTTAGGAGTAACGATACGTGCATCATCTGTACCAGCATCAGTTTCAACCTGAGTTGCAATTTCGGCAAGACCGCGCATTGTTTCAGTCGCTTGTTTCTCATTCAATTTCTTAGGAGAAATAATGAGGTCGTCTTGGAATGCAAATTCAGTAATCTGATTGACTTGTGCTGTGGTAGCAATACGAGCAATACCACGACGTGCTTCAGTAGCAACACGGTTAGCTAAAGTTTCAGGAGTAATTGCCTGTTCTTTAACAGGGTTGTTTTCTCTATCAACGTTGGCTTCAGCCTGGCTTGCCAGAGCAATTACACCAAGACGCTTACGAGTCGCATCATTTAACGGGTCCACACGTTCTACGGTCGGAACGTTCTGGGCAATAACCCAAACACCTACACCATTATCTTCGGTATAGCTGAATTCAATTACTGGAGTATAACTGATATCGCCATTGAAAGTCAATGAAGATACAGAAACCCAAGTCGCATCAGGTGGATATTCCGAACGTTTAGGGAATTGAAGCAGCTTAATATCGGTTAAAATTTTATCGGTAGAACCTTGTGCAACACGGATGACTGCTGTCTGGTTTTTACGAAGATAATTGAGTGCAATTTTAACAGTATCACCGATAGCCACATCAGTAGGCATATCAAGAGTAATAGTCTGGATATTACTGTTATTTTCGCCAAAGACAATAACTGATTCGTTAGGCAGAAGCTTAACGTTATCTCTGATAATACGAAGGCGGGTTCGTAAATCGGCATCCCAAACACGCCATAATTTGTCGGCAGCAGAATAAATTAGCATACCATGGCCTGAAGTACGGAATTCCATGGAGGTCGTACCGGCTTTGCCAATTGATGAGGTATCATCAAAAGTGCTAATTATTAAATGGTATACAGAACCCATTCCATCAACGTCAACAGTTCTGATGAAATCGCCGTCGTTCGCAAACTTAGGAAGAATTAATTGAACTGCACCTGCAGTAGGATATCTACGAGCAATTAAATCACCTGCAAGAATACGAACAGGAGAACCAGGTACAATTCTGATGGCCCTCTCTTCATTTGCAGTTTCATACATCTGCCATAAACGTTCTGAATAAATCAGGATATTGTATGAATTGCGTTTAGTTAAAATAGTTTCTTGAACCTGAACACCGTTGCGAATAATATATTGATTAGTAGCACGAATTTTCTGCTCAAGATACCCGGCATTAGTACCGATATCTTTAATTACAATCGTATCACCATCTTGTGGGGTTGCCGGCAAAGATAACGTGCATGCACGGTCGTCACTGTTGATAGTAACATACTCACCTGATTTAAGGGAATGAGTTGGCTGGACAATTTCTACCCATTTAGGGTCCGTACGAACAGCCTTCCAATAAAGTTCTACGAAAGCACCTGCTGGAGACGGAATTGCCTGAACTGAAGTCCAGATACGGTTGTCATAGATAACAGCGAAATTTTTCTTATACCCACGCGTAGGGTCATACTGTTGGATTGTGTTTTCTTCAATGAAGAATTCAACGTTCACGCCGTCATCAAGTACATTGAAGTCGGCCTTGGCTACGTTGATAACTTTTTCACCTGCAGCATCGAGACCAGATGTGGCGCGGAATGCAGGTTTCAGTAAATCGGCCATAGTGTTTCCTTTATCATTTGATGTAATAATTCTATTTATTGCTGCCCATGGATGTGTTACTATAGACGAGTAAACTAACTGAACAGAGGTTCATATGGCTTTAAATGAATTAGATTTCTTACTCCCTGAAGACGAACGTGAAAAGGAAGGATTCGCCTTCCTGGACTTTAGCCAGATTATCATGGCAGCAGCCTTTACTGAATTCGGTGAAGCTGCAAAATATCCTCGAGTGACCACTGCGATGCTTCGTCATCTGGTTCTGAACTCACTCAAGAAAAACAAAAAAGACTTCAAGAAACAAGGCTATCAAAATCTTGTGGTTTGTGTCGATAACAGTAAATCTGGCTACTGGCGGCGCGATTATTCTTCTTATTATAAGAAAAACCGTAAAGTTGACCGTGAAGATTCACCATTCGACTGGGAAGGTCTCTTCAATGCAATGCATATCATCATTGAAGAGCTTGAAAAATATATGCCTTATATTGTAATGAATATTGATAAGGTTGAAGCGGATGACCATATCGCTGTGCTTATCAAACATCTTACATCTTTAGGACATCCATGTGTAATCGTTTCATCGGATGGCGACTTTACACAGCTTCACAAATATCCTGGTGTTAAGCAGTGGTCTCCTATGCAGAAGAAATGGGTCAAAACCAAATCTGGCGATGCACTCATGGATTGTGTTACTAAAGTAATTAAAGGCGATAAGAAAGATAACGTTGCGAGTATTAAAGTTCGTGGTAATTTCTGGTTGACTCGTGTTGATGGTGAACGTACTCCATCAACTACAGCAAAGGAATTAGATGCCTTCGCTTTGAATTATTATGATGACGAAGCGATGGAAAAACTTCTGACTGAAGAACAGTTTAAACGTTTCAAAGAAAACCAACTCCTCATCGATATGGATTCTATTCCAGATGGTATTGTTGCTTTAATCATGGAACGTTATAATAATTATCAGGTGCCGGCTAAATCAAAAGTATATCCTTACTTTGTTAAGTCTGGCCTTTCTAAATTAACTGCCCACGTGCAGGACTTCTATTAAGGTGAATATAATGGCTAAAGAAGCTAAAAAAGTGAAAGTTGAATTTTGTCCTGATACTCATGGCGAAGAGCTCGCCAAACTGGTTAAATCTGCATCAGATGCTAAACTGAAAGCCGAAGGCTATATGGGTGAAGTCGCTGAACTTCGTACCAAAGCTAAAGATGAACTTGGTGTAGATAGTAAAAAGTTTAATCAGCTGTTTGCCCTATATCATAAAGGCACTCGTGAACGTTTTGAAGATGAAAAAACCGAAGTGGTGGAATTATATGACGCAGTCTTCGACAACTGATTTTGATGGGGCTGTGCAAGCCCCTGTTGAACCGATCGATGTTTGTTTAGATAAACAACAGAATGCGTTCGCTATTGAAGCTATAGTCGCCAAGGGTGAATTAGGCTATCTTGAAGCGACAACTTTATTCCTTGAAGAAAATTCAATCCCGGAAGGTATGTTTGCTAAATACATTCCACAGGGTATAATTGATAAAATTAAAAACGAAGCTATTGACGATCATATGCTTCGTCCTTCATTTAGTCGTACTCAGAAAACAAATACGCTGGACTTCTTGTTATGATTAAAATTCGCATGCCCGCTAACAACAATCGCATGGTCAATGGCAAGAGTGTCTACACTTTGTACTTAGCCATCAAACAGCACTTTAATGGGCGCTACGATGTTGTTAAGTACAATTGGGTTATGCGAGTCTCTGACGCTGCGTATCAAAAACGACGTGACAAATATTTCTTCGAAAAATTAAGTGATAAATACACTTTGAAAGAGCTCACGCTCATTTTCATGTCTAACTTGGTAGCTAACCAAGATGCATGGATTGGCGACATCAGTGATGCTGACGCCCTCGTTTTCTACCGTGAATATATCGGTCGATTAAAACGTATAAAAGAACAATTTAAAGATGACATCAAAAACATCTATTACTTTAGCCAAAAAGTTGAAGTAAAAGCGCTGTCAGAAATATTTGAGTATAATAATAAAGTTCAATCGAGCTATATCTTTAAACTCCTCCAATCGAATGTGATTTCATTTGAAACGTTTATTTTGCTTGACTCCTTCTTGGATATAATAAATAAACACGATGACCAAACAAATGATTTAGTCTGGTCTAAATACTCGACAAAGTTAAATGCCTATAAGAAAATTCTTATAATTGACTCTGCCGAAGCACGAAAGCTGTTCATTGAAACTGTTAAAAACTGTAAATTCTAAATAACTGTAAATAAGGTAATAATATATGTTTAAGCGTAAAGACCCTGCACAACTCCAAGCTCAACTGTCTGCAATGAAAGGTGGCAAAGGCTCCTATGATGACGACAAAAATGAGTGGAAACTGAAAGATACTGATGGTGTTGGTTCCGCAGTAATTCGCTTCCTTCCTTCTAAGAATGAAGAAAATCCATCTCCATTCCTGAAGCTGGTAAACCATGGCTTTAAGAAAAATGGCCAGTGGTACATTGAAAACTGTACTTCTACTCACGGTGATTTCGATTCTTGCCCAGTGTGCCAACACTTGACTAAGAACGATTCATTCAATAGTAATCCTGAAGAATACAAACTGCTGAAACGTAAAACTTCTTTCTGGGCTAACATTCTGGTTGTTAAAGACCCGGCTGTTCCTGCTAACGAAGGTAAAGTATTCAAATACCGTTTCGGTCAGAAAATCATGGACAAAATTAACCAGATGGTTGAAGTCGATACTGAAATTGGTGAAACTCCGATTGACGTGACTTGTGTCTATGAAGGTGCTAACTTCGCACTGAAATGCAAAATGGTCGGTGGTTTCAAAAACTACGATGACTCCAAATTCCTGAACCAGTCAGAAATTCCAGGTATCGATGACGAAGCTGTTCAGAAGAAATTGATGGACGACATGGGTGACCTGCAAGAGCTGGCTAAATTTAAGTCTTTCGAAGACAACCAGAAGAAATTTGCTAAGGTAATGGGTACTGCCGCTCTGGGTGGTGGTGCAGCAGCTGCAGCCGCTCGTGCTGAACAGCGTGCTGATGAGCTGGATGGTTTTGACGAAGAAATGAAACAGTTCGAGTCTAAACCTCAGAAACAAGATTCAGTCGATACCGGTGTTCAAGCTGGTGGTGATGACGACGGTCTTGACGACCTGTTAGCTGGTCTGTAATAATGAATGGGAACCGTTATGGTTCCCATTTTTCGTTTATGGAACATATAAGTTACGTTAAGTCCACTTTTTGCGGATAAAGTAACTTATATGTTCCATTAGGGGTTTTTGAACAAAGGTGTTTACAACAGTTTTAAGGCATGTTACTATACTCCTACACCAACAAACTGGAGATTTAAAAATGGCTCACATTTACTTAGGCGTTGCAGATGAAGAATACTTCGAAAACGAAGTTGAGAAGTTTGGTTTAGAATGCAAATTTGCAGGTGATATCGCATGGGGTTTTGAATATAAAGTTTCTGGTTCCCGTGAAGCAATCGTTAAATTCTTGACTGAATCATACTGTGTAGGCGCGGATGAAGATGGTGAGTTCTTGGCCGACACTATCTCTGAGATTGAGGAATGAAAATGAAAGAAGGCAAAGTATACCGTATCATCCCTAGCAAACGTGAACAGTTTGTTGATGAAAATTCATGTAATGAAAATATGCTCGAATCTATCGATGAAAACGGTGGTTCATTTACAGTTTTAACAGTTCATAACGAAGGTACTGATCGTTATGTAACTAAAGTCCGTATGTCAAACGGTGAAGTGTTTGGCGAGGATGGCGATGGCGACACTTACTTCGAAATCTGTAGCTCAGAATTTGAATTCTTTGAAGAAGTCAAGCCTGAAGGTTCTTCACGTGGTGTTCTTGAGATTAAATTGGAAGTAGATTCTAATAATGCTGAAGAAATGATTGAATTAATCAAAAAAGTTTTCAACAAGTAGTTTACACTAGTGTAGGAGCATGTTACTATACTCCTACACCAACAAATTGAAATAAACGGAGATTAAAATGAAAACTTTAAAACTGGAAGTTGTAGTTAAGAATGTTGAACTGGCTCGTGAAATCGCTGCAAAATCTAAAGTAAAAATCGTATCAGAAAAACTGATTCGTGTATGTACTCTGATGGTCCTGGAAGGCGATTTTGATTCTCTGATTGATTTCAATGATGACTTCTTCTTTGAAGCCAATCGTGAGCTGCACGCCAACTACTTCAAAGAAATTATGGCTCTGGAGGCAAAATGATTTATGTTCTGATTGAAGATTTTGATTATGATGGTCGTAACAACATCTGGGCTGGTACAAATGTTGTTCAACTATTTGACCGAATTCATGAGCCTAAGGCTATGCATCTGGTTGAAAGTGACTACTACAACCTGTGTGTAGAGGTCTTTGG